ACAGCACCGGCCACCACTACATACCTGTTCCGGGAAGGATGGGTAAGCAGAAGAAGAAAGCCCCCTCACGGGGGCTTTTCTTTTTAGTTGAAGGGCATCGTTACTGCCTTGTACGTGGCCAGCGTACCGATGGCTTGTGGGTAAGTGAACACACCAGCTTCAAGCGGGTTGTTACCCAGTCGATGGTAGAAGGAAGAATCCATCACCGTCGGCAGATGCTTGAAGTAGTGCGACAAGGCCACCAGTCCCAGAGCACGTCCCGGATTACCCCGGTGCAGTGCCAGCAGCACCTTCTGGATACGCAGGTAGTACTTGGTGAACCTCACGAAGCCCATGTCGTTCAGGTACTGGGTACGGCGATCCGTGGGCACGTCATAGAAGATGAATGCCTCGGATGCCAACGAGACGGCTTCCTCCTTTGACATCGGGTCTTTCTTCTTGGTCGTCATGTGCTGGTACAGCGTATAGCGACCAAGGAAGTCCGAGATTTGGGCAGCTTCCGACAGCAACTGGTAGACATAAGTTTCATGGCCCATGTACAACTGGTTGGCCACCGACTTGACATCCGGATTGATCCAGCTAGTCAGTTGCTCCGTACGCTTGTTGAACTTCGACTTGTACGAGTAGATGTCGTCATCCATCTCCACATCATCCACGATGGTCGGCATCAGGCCCGCTTGGATCAGTTCATGCATCGGGTTCCTTGCCAGTGCATCCTTCAGCTTGGCTACCCGAGCTTTATCCTCATTCACGTTGCCGGACGTTCCGGTGTCGAGCTTGGTCTGCAATGCGAACAGTTCAGCACTGTCACGCTTGTAGGCGATAGCGCCACGGAATGCAATGCGGTGACTGCGGAAGATTTCCGTCAAAGGTACACCGAAGCCATACAACATAGAGATGTTCGAGGTCATGTTGCCCATCAAAGTGGACAGGTTCTTCACGACCACGATGTCCTTGGCTTCCTTCACCAGCCACTGCCACATCTCTTCGACAGTACGCAGACGCACCATTGCACGGGCTTCACGCGACTTGAAGTCTTCCGGATCAGCATGGTCGGACAGCATCTTGCCGGTACCGAGGAAACTCAACACATCCCCCATCAGCTTCTCCCAACCCTTGCGTGCTTCACGATCCTTCTTCAACACATCCGTGATCGACAGCTTACGGTAGCCGAAGGTCATGTCCAGCAGATCGATACGCACCTGCATGGCATCCGACTTCCACACTTCACGGATGGTCTGCTTGGCCGACTCAGGCAGTAGACGATAGATTTCACGCATCTCCGGATCAGCCGAACGCGGACCCACTTCGATGAATGAACGGGGACGCTCGTTGAACTCCTTACGGTACTGTTCATACAGCGTTTCCACCACCGTGCGGTTCTGTTTAGGCGTGCCTTCCTTGTCGTAGATCGAACCTGCCATCGTGCCCATCAGCTTGTCGAAACGGTTGTCCCGGTCAAGCACATTATCCTTCACGTCATTGGCCATCATGTAGCGGTAGTTGACCTTATCACCCTGTGGATTGATGACAGGTACAAGGTACTCTTCCGTCACCTTGTCCGGTTCAATCGGATGGGTGAACATACGCTGCACATCGTCTGCCACATTCTGGCCGATCTGGTGCATCATTTCCGCGTTGTATAGTCCTTGATCGCTGAAGAAGTCCAGTACGCCGTTGTGCTTGGTCGTACCCTTGGTATTCATCGAGGTCAGCGACATGCTGCCGGTCAGGTATGGTTGCAGACCCGAGCCATGACGTGCCATCAGGTAGTTACCACCTGCTTCCGGATCAGCCTTGGCTGTTGCCAGCTTCATGCCTTGACCAAAGCCTTGATCACGCAAGTCATCGAGTTCATCCTTACTTGCCAGACGCAGTTCGACATAAGGGTTGTAGACCTCCGGCAGATAGCCCTTCATCATCAGGGCTTCCTGATCCTTGAACAGACGTTCCTTCGAGTCGGCTTGCAGCTTCTCGTGCAGCTTCAGGGCCATCTCGACACCGTTGCCCTCATCCCGTGCCATCTCCTTGGCCATCAGTTCACTGGCCGTCGTCTTCTCATCGGCATTCGAGTAATGCAGGGCATACAGCGATGCCAGATGATCGATGGCCGGTTCGAAGCGCATGGCATCCTGTGGCATTGCCTGAGTTGTGCCATACAGGCGTGCGATGGCATGGGCATTTTGCATGGTGTTGGCGGCTCGTGCCTTGCCATTCACCATCTTGTAGCCCAGTGCCTTGGCTGCATTCACGTAGTACATCTGGTGCGGCGACGTAGCCAGTTCCTGCGTCACATCGACGATGGCTTGGGACAGCTTGGCTTGGTCATTCAGCAGGGCATGCAAGTCCTTCATGTCCGTGTAACGGGACATCAGGGACGCCATGTCGGTGCGCAGGAACACGTTGCTAACGGCCTTCTTCATGTCGTCCGTCAGGTTCTTGCCCTCATCGCTGAAGGACTCGATCAGTACCTTCGAGGTACCGGCGATCAAGTCCTTGCGCTTGCCTTCAAACAGCTTGGCCATGCGCAGCAGATGCAGGAACACTCGGTTGCCATCATGGGCACCACGAATCTCGTTGATAGTGTTGGCGAACATGCCGTTACTGTAGTGGAAGTGCTGGTCACTGAAGTCCTGATACGCCTGGACCACATGGTCCAGGCGTTCCTTGACCGTAGCCGACACCAACGAGCCAGTCATCTTCAGGTAGCCGTTCTTGGCTTCCTTGAAGAACTTCGAGTTGGCCACCTCATCGACCTTGTTACGTGCACCCTTGGCCACCGAATTGAGCATACCTTCGATGGCATTGACGGTCTGCGACTGTTCCACGTTCAGGCGGGCACGACGCTTGGCTTCGATCATCACAAGCTGGGTTGCCAGCGAGTCCAGCTTGCTGTCTGCCTGCTCGCCCATGCGGGTCTTGGTCCAGCGACCGACCACCCATTGCAGGGCTTCCTGCAACATCTGGTTCAGCTTACCCAGCAGGGTATCGGCAAACTGTTCGTCCGACTTCAGCTTGGTCTTGAATTGCAGCAGGGCGTTGATCTTCGGATTAACCAAGCCAAGGGACACGAAGCGCGACAGATAGTCCGTATTCGGCGTCAGGGCAAACAGGAAGTCATATTCATCCTGCGTCAGTCCAGTACCGATCTGATCCTTCAGCTTGTCACGGGCTTCCTCGTACAGCTTGCCGAGTTCCTTGAAGGCCACGCTGGTCACGCCATCGGCTCCCGACAGGGCAGCACGCATGGTCACTTCCACCTGTTCCAGCACGAAGGCCACCTGCTCGTTACCTGCCAAGCCATGGGCCACCGCATCCAGAGCGAATGGTGCCGTGCCATTGGTCTGGGCATTGGCCCAGATCGAGGCGGCACCCAGCGTACTGGTGCTCATGGCATCCTGACCGAAGGCACCGTAGATCGGGCTGAAGGTCTCGATCAGGCTGCTCAACAAGCCACGCAGACGGACATCATCTTGAGGCGACAATGGGTTGTTGGCGTTCTGCCCCAGTTCATTGTAGATGTCTGCCGTGGTATAACTCTGGGCCGGAGTAGCGTGCATCAAGGTCAGTTTGACACGCTCTGCCTCATTACCACGTGACTGTTCCATCAACCCAGAAACGTTGTAAATGAGGATCGACAATGCACGTTCTTTCGTGTCGGTGGCATCACCAAAGAACAACTTGGTCATGGCATTGGCAAACACTTTCATGGCCTTGACCAAACGATTGCCACTAGTGCGAGACACCGGATACACGATCTGTTTCAGGAACTCTTGGAACTCCGGATTCGCCATGCCCCATGCGGTGAACTCCTGCACATCCGTCAAAGCACCCTTAAACTTTTCGGCACCCGGATAGTTTTTCACGTAGGTCAGTAGGTCTTCAAGGTCTTTGATAATAGATTTACTAGCCTTCGAGACAGGTGAATCAATCTCATGCGAGATGGCAGCATGCACCAATTCATGCAGCACAGTCTCAATGTTCATACCACTCGATGCAAAACCATCAGATTTTATGTACACATGGCTTTGCTGCCCTTTAGGTGCCAGTACGAACCAGCCGCATGCCTCTGAGTTTGGTAAGGAAAGCACTTCACCGGGATTGGTAGTAGGCGTAATCAGGTTGACGAACAGGTCTTCCGGCAGCACCTTGGCAAGCTGTTTTGCCAGCATATTGTTGACGCCAGTAGTGTTCTTGACCATATAGTCGATGGCTTCTTTGCCTGACAACGTGGCCTTGTCAGCGAACATTTTTTGTACCACCGGGTCCACTGCTCGCCACGTCGATACACCAAGACGACCGAACGGCGTCAAGCCAGTGCCATCAAGCGAATTCATGATGCGAGCAGTCTGCTCGATCTTCTCTGCCGTGTCAGGCTTACCTACCACAGCAGCTACTGCTGCCATGTCGGCGCCCTTGGTTTCCATGGTCGGAGCGGCATCAGCCTCTTCCATCGGTGCCGTCTCCACTGCCTTGCCATCAGCGAAGTCACGGATGACATCGAATGCCTTGTGGGCTTCGTCGCTCATCTCGGTGACCACCGACTTGATATCGGCAAGTGCCTGTTCACGGACCGACTTCGGTACCTGATACTGGCCACTCTCCCATGTGTACTGGTCCACCACGCCAATCTTGGCGATGGTCGAGAGACGCACACGATCTGCATTCACGGCATTGGCGATGGCCATGGCACGGATACCGTTGACAGCTTCGGCCACCGACATATCCTGACGCTCCTTGGCTTTGACCTTGTTGCGTGCACCAACGACTTCCTTCCACTGGGCCACGATGGCATTCACATCGGCCTTGTCGATTTCGCCGTCTTGGATACGCTTGGCCAGATCGGCAGCGATCCGCTCCACCATGTTCAGGGCTTCACGGGCAGGCGAGAACTTCGACAGTGCCTGTACCGTCGCACGGTTGATGGCCCCAGCTGCATTCGCCACTTCCAACACACCATGACCGATCTCGTCGTGCACGTTCAGGGCTTCCTGCACCGAGGCCAGAGCCGAGTGCATCAGGAACGAGTCGAGCGAGTGGATCAGGTAAGGCGTACCTGCCACACCCGGACTCGTCTCCACACGGTCCATGCCCTTCATGTGCAGGTTCTTGCTGGAACTGAAGGAGCCATCAGGATTGGCCTTGCCATTGACCACAGGCGAAGCCAAGGTGATCTGCGATTGCAGCATCGGGTCATCCGAAAGCTGGGTTTCCTGCTTGCCCATGTAGATACCATTGGCCAGATCACCACCCATCGAGTAGGCGGTATGGACCACTGGCAGCATGCCCGTCAGCTTCTCGCGCACAGCGTCTTCTTGTGCTGAGGTCAGGTCGGTACGGGGCTTCTTCTGCCCCTTGCCCGTTTCTTCGGTACCTCCGGTCTGCTCACGCCATGCCAGATGATCCTCTGCGATCAGGTCTTGAATAGCCTTCTTGCGTGCTGCCTTGTAGGCCACTTCGTACATGGCAAAGCCTGCCTGCACCGTACGGTTCAGGTCACCACGGCGTTCGATGAAGGTAGCGAAGTAGGACTCCATGGCCTGCTTGACTGGCTCACCCATGATGCCTCGGAAGGCTGCACGCAGCAGTTCCTCGCCATCCTTGGAGATCGGATGGTTCATGAGTTCAGCAGCCTTGACGTTCGTGTCGAACGGCTGGATGTCACCCTGAGACTTCATCAACACATTCATGGCATTCACGAAGCCAGACACATCAGCAGGCTTGCCAGCGTGTTCTTCCTTGGCCAGCTTCTCGATCTTCTTGTAGATGCTGTCGATGAACTTGTTCTCCATCGCCGTGATGGAACCCTTCAGCGACGAACCGAAGGCGAATGCCGTCAGTGGCGTCTTCACCAGATCACGACCTTCCTTGGTCACATCCTGATTGGCATCCTGTAGCGTGCCGAGGATCGACTGCATGGCATCGAACGGAGCATCCTTGGTGACGTGCTTCAGCAGGTAGGATGCCAAGTCCTGATACAAGTCCTTGCCCTTGGTGTCCTTGCGCCACTGGCTGTAGTGCTGTGGCTGTCCTTCTGCCGAACCATAGATACCACCACGGGCCATACGCTCCATCAAGTCATTCGAGTTGGGAGCGGCACCCAGTGCCAGTTGGGTCAGGATCGGGCCATTGGTCTTGCCGTCCGCACCCACTAGCATGGTCACATCGATGTGATCCTTGTCGGCGTACATCAGCTTGGCATAGGCCACCAGTGCTTGCAGGGTCTGCATGCCTTCTGCACCGGCAGCGAACTCGGTGATAGCTTCCGTGTTGGCCCACTGGTTTGCACTCAGACCATTGTGGATGGCTTCGACTGCTGCACGCAGCTTCGCATCATCGTTCCACTTCTGGTTCAGCATTGCCACCGTATCGGCATTCGGCTGATCATCGGTCTTCAAATCTTTGTAGCCCAGTGCACCAGCAATGGCGACCTTCAGTGCATCGACATGTGCCTCGTTCTTCAGGTCCACTTTCTGGGTCCAGCTTGGACGAGCGAACATGTAGCGATGAATCTTCGATGCCTGCTGGTTCAGCGACTCGGTGACCACACCTACACGGAAGTTCTTCCACACCTCGTACTGCACATAGCGAGGCGTGGTGATGTCTGCATGCATGTCACCCACATCCTGTGCACCTAGCATGTCCAGCGCCAGATCAAGCTGATTGGCCAGTCCACGGCTCTTGGCTTCGACACCCTTCTTGTTCACCTCGTGCACGAAGTCGGTATCCACATTCCTGGCACCAGCGACCTTGAGCACGTTGTCACGGCCAAGCGCACCCATCAGGGACCACATGTCAGGGATCACCGTGTGCGGCACCTTCTGGGCCTCGTTGAGCACCTTGGCCAGCTTGGCAGGCACCTTCTGACGCGTGTTCTGGGCATACTCCTGCCGGAACTTGGCAGGCTTGGTCGAGGCGATCACCGGCGTCTTCTCGGAACCGAACAGGGTATCTACGATGGCGTTCGTACCCTTGTTCGCATCCTTGTACTCGGTCAGCTTTTCACGGTCTGCAAACACGTACACCGTGTTCTTCTTCGGATCGATCGGTGCTCCGGCCACAGGTTCGAACAGGTCGTTGATCATCTTGGTATTGATGGGACGACGCTCTACCAGTCCCTCGGATGCCAGTGCCACCAGCATACGGGCACCCAGAGCCGTCTTGAGACGGGGCAGCAGGTCTTGTGGGGCATTGCTGTCCACGGTCAAGCCAAGGGCTTGCAGGGCCATTTCGCCCATGTCAGCAGCAGCGGTGTCCTCGATGTTGGTCACACCATCCAGCAGGGTATCGACCTCATGGCCATAGGTCGCATCCTTGTCACGACCATGCATCTTGTTCAGTTGTTCCTTCGTCTTGCCGGTGCTGTTCGACTCGTTGACCAGCCAGTGATACATGCCATAGCTCATGGCCGTCAGCACGTTCTCATCGACCGATACCTTGCTGCCTTCCTTGGTCAGCATGTACTGCATCATGTCACGCAGCTTGAAGGCATCCTGCTTGTCGTAGGTGGCAAGCTGCTCTGACAGCACACCGTTCCACACCTTGGCTTTATCGGCAAAGTGCTTGATGGCTGCTTTCTGATTAGCCGCTCGATCCGGATCGCTGTCGTACTGGATGAAGTCAGACGGTGCAACGATCTTCTTACCAAGCCAAGTGGAAAGGAAGTTGCGTACAGCGATCAGGGGACGATGGCCACCAGTCGTCTCCACCTTGGCTTTCTGCTTGAAGAACTGGGCAATCGGATTCATCGCCGGATTGCTGAACAGTTCCTGCATCTTGGTGGTCGGCTCGACCGTCAGACGGGAAGCCATCACACTCAGAGTGCCATGGTCGGCCAGCACATCTTCATGGTGGGTCTGTTCGTTCCCCGCCGTCGCAGCCTCCGCAACGGGCGCAGGGTTCGCTTCGCTCACCGCTGCTGGTTGCTGCGCTGCTTCCGGCTTGGCTTTGGGTTGCAGGGGCTGGCCACCGTCGGCTTCATACGCACTGCGGACTTGGGCAATCACATCCTGATGCTCTTGTTGCAGGGTTGCCAAGCGGTCCTGCACGGCCTGATACATGGCTGCTTCTGCCTCCAACCCGTTCTGCTTGTGCTGTTCAGCCACATGGCGCAATGCCTGATGGTGGATCTTCTGATGCAGGCCGAGGCTGACAACGCATTTACGATAGCTCATCTTGTGCGATTTCAAAAAGGAGTTGGAGGATTACCAGTTCTTCTTCTTCTTCGGAAACGTTGAAGACCGGAATTTCATATTTCTGTGTGTCAGCATTATAGTACTGCCTTACCGTAGGGTATCGACTCTTTCCGGGAGAAGAACCACCACTTTGCGGTACCGGTACAACCTGTCGGACAGGAGGGCCAATATCGAACTCGGCCCATGCCACATCGACACGGGTACCCAAGTAGGCCGTATCGAACACGGCCCAGGTGACATCCACCCGGACCGCTGCATTCGTGTCGAGTTCGGCCCACTCAATCTGGGCAATAGGCGTGACGCCAGACCGCGTATCCCCCGGTGCCTGTGTGTCAAAGGTTACCCAATTGACAGTGACCTGCATCACACTGCCTCGAAGGTCAGGCGCAGGTCACTGTAGTCGGTGATGGCATCACACTGGTCCACGGACAGCACTTGCGTGAACACGGTCTGCACTGTAGGCAGCATGATGTGTTCCCATTGTGCGATCACGGTCATACCTTGCTTGAGCGTCACGATCAAGCCATTGCCCGTTACCGATCCAGCCTTGTAGCGCACCACCTGAGCAGTACTGGTCTGCGGATCAACCACGTTGTTCAGCTTGACTTCACAGCTACCCGGTGCCGTGGTACTGATGCCGGTGCCACCATTCTGCTTCAAGCCAGCCGACAAGGAACTCTGTGCCGTGGTCCAGGCACCCGGATCGATGTCTCCGATAGGACGTGCATAGCGTGGATCAGGAGGCTGGGGCGTACTCGTGACGGTCGGTGCATAGCCGGTGACACCTACGCTGTCGGTATCCGGCAGCAGCCAGTGATGGTCGGTACGTAGCAGGGAGGGTGCATAGCCTGCCAGTGCAATCCCTTCATAGACAGGCTGTACCGTGACGTGCTGGGTCTGCGTGATGACGGGTGCGTAACCTACCAGCAGCACATCCTCGCTACCCTCCTGCACCATCTGGTTATTGGTTTGCGTGACGATGGGCGCATAGCCTTGCAGTCCCACCGTACTGCCATTAGGTAGCAGGAACTGGTGCAGTGTCTGGTTTACCGAAGGGGCATAACCTTGTACTGCCAGCGGTTCACCAGACGGTGACAGGAACTGGTGTGCCGTACGGTCCACGGTAGGTGCATACCCGGTCAAGCCAATCGCTTCCGATCCCGGTGACAGGAAGTTGTTGGCACTCTGGATGATGCTGGGCGTATTGCCGGTAACGAGGATACTGCCTTTGCCAGGAGCCACATTCGTGGGTGCCGTGGCCAGCATGTAGGCAATCGCAGCCGCAAGACTGTTGTTGACCGGAGCCTGCCACACTTGCCAGATGTTCCGGTACAGGGCGTATATCTCTGCCGCAGAGAGTGCCCGGTTGTAGATCAGGTTTGCATAGGGAAGTGCGCCACCATTGGTGTTACCACCCGCCGCATCAGCCTCGTACATCGAGAAGCCATTGCTACCGATGGCCGTAGTCCCGGCCGCTATCGTACTGACGGCCACACCGTTCACATACAGCGTCTGGACGTTATTCGTCTTGTCCCATACACCGGCAATGAACATGACTTCACCGGATGCCGGAGCAGTCGGTGCAGTCCATGAATTGGTGGAAGTCGGGCCAGCAAACGCAATGCCGGTGTTGTTGTTAAAGGCATTGGTACCCAGTCCAAGGGACTGGGCATTGACGTTGGTTGTGCGATAGCGAATCGCAAACTGTGCATCCGACAAGCTGACATTGTTGCGTCGAATGAGGCTGACAAACGTGACCGCGTTCAGGCCGGTCATCATGCCATTCGATGCGCTCGTGCTGGGCACGATGTCAGGATTAACCAGACCGCCCGTGGTATTACGGGTCATGTAGCGACCGGCAGGGCCAGCCGCATGCGTCGGAATCTGATGACCCAGACGAGCCGAGATCAATCCATAGGCAAGCGGGTTGGCCTTGTTGATGGGTACGAGTTGCTGGGGCTGTTGCCGCAGCACGCTCAAGGGCAGCGGCGCACCCATATCAAGCCACCGTGTAGGAAACTTCCATCGTACGCAGCGTGCCAGCCGTGAAGGCTACGCCGCTATCGTTCTTCACGACGAAACGTACCATCGGCGGCAGGATGCCACCGAATGCAGCGGCCACACTGAATGTGCGGTCCTGCGCACCTGCTGCCGTCTTCAGGGACAGCGTACCCAGTTGTGTCAGGTTCGGTTCATCCGTGGCCGTAGTACCGGAACCCGGACCACTCTGCCACGTCGTACCACCATCGTAAGAAGCCTGTGCGAACAGGACTGCTTGCTGATTACCGGCGGTCGTACCCGGCGTGATTGCCAGTTCGGCCAACAGGTCGCTCTGCTGGTTGACGTTGGAGTACTGTGCCGAGGTGACATACGTGGCTGCGGCCAGTGTGGACAGACCCGTGACGGTCAGTGCAGCAGGAGCGGAGATGATTTGTTTTGCGGTCGCCATTATCAGTTCCAGTTATTCATTACGTCGAGCACGGTGACCGGTGCCAGTCCAAGGACTTGGGCACGGCTTGCTGGCTGGATGGCGAGGGCTTTCAACTCGTCGCCTTCACTTTGGTCGAGTACCTGCAATGCTACCAAGCCATTGATATTCGCCTTGGTCGCACCATCATTCACATTCAGGCCCGTCGAACTGTTCAAACGGTTCCATGCCACCAGTACCACCGCATCCTGTTGGGATGCCGCATACAGCTTGCGAATGATCGAGGGACCACTGGGGCATTCGGACAGGATGGTCAGTGCCGTGACCCAGCGTTCCTGTGCCATGGTCGTAAGCTGGACATTCAGCAGATCGGCCACGATGCCAGGAGCATCCGGCAGGTACACGGCATAGCCCATGCCAGTAGGGTCTTGTCGGAGTTCTTCAACGAGCGTCATGGTTTGTTCACCGGGTTCATGATGTTGTGGAGACAGTGGTCAGGCCAGAAGCGTGATAGCAACCAGCAAACCAAGGAGCAGAACCTGCAAGGTCTGCCTTCCTTGAGTTTGCGACCCATGTTGGACGACATGGTTTCCACGTCGCCTCCGAACACGGTATTGAGCCAGATATCCGAAGCCAGCCAGAAATTAGCCAGATACCGTTTCATGGATCACGCCTTGGTGATGTTCAGGTAACCAGCCGCAGGCGTATTCACGTTCAGGTTGTTGCCTGCTGTGGTAGCCGGTACGTCAGCAGGCGTAGCGTCACCGAGGAAGTGGCCCACCACCGGATTGACCTTGCCATTGAGCGTGCCGACGTAGTAAATGACACCACGACGCCATGCCGGAAGCGAGCCACCTGCTGCCGCCCACTGGACGTTATCGCAGGTGAACTTGATCACGCCAGCAGCCATCGACAGGGCCACATTGGTCAGTGCCTTGCCACCAGCCGTATAGCCATTGCCCGCAGCGACCTCACTGCCCGAGAAGTCAGCCCAGACTTCATTGCCGGTATCCGAGTTGTCCGGTGCCATGGCAGAGGTTACGAGTGCCATCTTGAAGTTGGCGGCATTCGCTGCCAGCAAGCCAGTGGCATTGAACATGTTGAGGAATGCTTTGTTGGGTACGACGAGAGTTCCAGCAGCCATGGATGGCCCCTTTCAAGTGAATTATCGAATTACTTCCACGATGACCTTGATCATCTTGCCTTCAGCGTCACGAACGATGTCCGCTTCCAGACGCTTGGTTTGTACCGGTTGAGGCATATCCTGTATGGCCTTGACCGCTTTATTCATGGTTGAAGCCATGGAAACCACCTGATTCAACGATGCCTGCATCATGCGCAGGTAGGCCGGATCAATGGCGGCTGTCTCAGCCTGTTCCTTCTCTTCCGATTCAGGCTTCAGCAGTTTTTTCTTGGCTTCATCCAGTTCAGCCCGCGTCATTGTTCGCATATCAGCCCTTCATACAGGAAGCCAGTGCTTCCAACTTGGCGATCTCGTCCCGGATAGCCTTGAGCACCTTGTGAGCAGGTTTGGGTTGACCATCGTGATCGAACCTCTTTTCATCGGATACCCAGACATCCTTATGTGCTACCGGTGTATTCCAATATGACTTTGGAATCCCTTCTCCGGTATCAACGTTGGATTCTTTAGGAGAACTATTGCTGGATGGTACCACACCGGCATCTTGCTTAGAAGCATTGTCGGTAGATGTGGCCGTAGCCGATTGAGCAACCGTGGCCTGAGCGGCGTCAGCCGCGATTGGGCCGGAAGGTTGCGATTGAGGCGAGGCAGCAGGGGAGTTACGTTGATCGTATTCCTGTTTCCACGCCTGGAACTCGCGCTTACCTTCTACCGTATCTTGCGAAGGAATCCCCAGCGTAGCCCGCACCTGCACGATGAATGATGCGTGTTCATCTTGCGGAATCACCTTCATCTGATCTTTCAAAGCCAGACGCACTTGGGTTGCAGTCTTGCCTTGCGCAAACTGGTCTTCAATCTGTTTGGTCAAGCCAAGGGTATCCGACTGGTCGCGGGCAGCTTGTGCATTGATATTGGAGAAGCCATCAGCCTTGGGACCGACTTGTACACGAGGAATACTGTTGGGTGTAGTTGTCGAAGTGTCAGCAGAAATATTTTCTGCCTTACTCTTAACTTCTTGAGAGATTTGAGTGGGTTTTACAACAGTCTGAACAGGTTTATCGTTCAGACGTGTCTTGCCCTCTCCGGTTTTCTTAGAAGATATGTTTTGGGACGTAGGTTGTGCAGTGGGATGAGCGGACTGTACCACAGCATTCCCGAAACGCAAAGCCACCGCAGCCGACAGGGAGGCATGTGCTGCCCTCAGTGCCTTGGCTTCATTCTGGATTTCCTTGATCAGCTTGCCAGAATTTTCGTGCACGTTGACGGCACCGTTCTCTGCACGCTGCTTGTCGTTCAGTCGCTTGCCTGTATTCACCTGCCACTTACCATCCTGCTTGACGATCTGGTCTCCCACGTCAGCCTTGGCAATGGCCCGCAGCTTTTCCATGTGGCTATCGGCAAACGCCCCCAGCAGGGACAGGTTACGCTCGGCACTCTGCTGGTTACCCGACGCCACCGCAGCACCAATGCGAGTACGGTACTGCTCGATGCCGATATTACCGTTGGGCTTCTTCTGGCCGAACAGCACTTCCTGCGACACATCCGACTGCTTCTTGACTTCGTTCTCTGCCGTGCGTGCTTCACTGAACTTGCGCAGCACATCACGCTGTTCCGTACTCAGACCATTCTCGGTGTTGTTCACCAGATTCTTGATGGCACTCGGATCAATCGAGTCCGGTGCGGTCATGGACAGGTTCAGCAGCACATCACCTGCCTTCGATGCCACCTTGGTGTCAGTCGAGTTGGCAGCTTCGAGGTGAGTGTCCACTTCAGTCTGGGACGGAGTGGGATTGGCCAGCCGTACAAGGTCATGATGTACCTCACGAGCATCGGCCAACTGACGTGTGACTTCACTGAGTCGGTTCTGACGGGCCAACACAGCTTCTTTGCCGGTCAGTCCTTCCAGTTCAGTACGCATTGCTTTCAGATGATCACCAAACATGGCATGGTCATCCGGTGTTGCATCGGGATCGTTCAGCAAGCTTTCGGTGTTGGTGATCTCTTCTTTCAGAACCTTGATACGTTCAGGTGCATTGGCTTGCTTCTGTTCTATCTGCTGCTTACGTTCTTCAAGCTGCGAAATGACTTCACCCGACTTCTGCAAGTGTTCCTGCACTTGTTCAGGCTGTACACCGTCCTGCTTGCTCATTTCATGGAGCACGGCCACTGCCTTGGCAGGGCTATAGTCAGGACTGTTCGTATCGAGGAAGGTTTCGGGAGCCTTGTCTGCCACCGCTTGCTGCACCTTGGCTTGCTCCGTTGCCGCTTGGGTTTCCGCCTGTGCCCGTTCAGCCACATGTTCTGGCGTTGCTTGCAGGGCTTCAGCCGTGCCATGCAGACCACCGGACAGGCCAGCACCTGCGACACCACCCACCACAGCACCTTGGAAGATGTCCAGAGCCGATGCAGGCTTCTGGTTGATCTCCCCCTCTGCCCACGTCTGGTAGCCCTCGGTCGCCGTTTCTTCTGCGCCACCTTCAGCAGCGGCAATGGCCGTACGCTTCAGGGATTGCAGCAGGCCCGCCTTGGTCGCCTGTGCACCTGCCTCGGCAGCACCCGCAACACCTTCTGTGGCCTTGGCGATCTTGCCCAGACCGCCCACGGCATGCTGGAACATGTCACCACCATGTTCGGCAGCAGCCAGCGAGGCCGACAGCAGAGCCATGCGGGTACGTTCATTCTCTGGAGGCATGGCGCCATTGTGCTGCTTGGCATACTCTTCCAGACCGGTACGGTAGTTGTCGGCTGCATAGCCCACATTGGAAGCCAACATACCTGCCTTGCCCACAGCACCAAACTCACCCAACAGCAGTTGGGGAGCATTCTCGATGATGTATTCACGGGTTGCCGAAGGGTTGGTGACCACGGCTTCACCAGCATTCATCAGCAAACCAGCGATACCGGCAACGACCTGACTCGGCTTGCCATCCTTCCAGCCCGACTTGACCTTGTTCCATTCGTTCTCGAAACCATCACCAAGAGCCGTGTTCAACTCATTGCGATTGGTTTGTTCGACGATATTCGACAGGTCGAAGGTGTTACGGACATCCTTGGCCTGACTACGAAGGTAGGCTGCATCGCTTGGATTGGAGGTCAACGAGGCGAAGGTATTGGCTGGCAGCGACAGGATGTCACCAGCCAGACGAGAGCCGCCAGATACCAGCGAAGCCACGTCATTGACACGGTTACTGAGGAAGGAACCACCATCCAGTCCCAGTTGCCCAGACCACGAAGTATCCTGTGGTGCCTGCTTCGCTGCCAGTGCAGCCTTCTTGTCGGCAGATGCCTGAGCAAGTTCCACTTGCTTGCGTTCGATGTCGGCACTCCGTACCGGACGGAATGCATCGAAGTTGAAGTTGGACATGAAGTTTCCTGAGTGAATGTATTTTGGAATTATATACAGGAAAGGGTGGACCAACGACTGTCAGCCCACCCTTTTGCACGAAACCCGCTCCTTTAGTTACCCAGCAGCTTCTTCAGTCGTTCACGTTCGGCCATGACCTTGGCCAGTTCGGCATTCGTGTCAGCGATATCGATGCTGTCCCGGACACTCCCTCGCTTCTGGTAAATCTGAAGGTTGGATTGCAGATCAGCGATCTTGTTATCGAGCCGACTTGCAGCTTGCTGTTGTTGGGCCATACGAGCCTTGTCATTGAGAGCAGACTGACGGTCCATCATGGCCTGATTACGCTTGTTGGCTTCGGCAGCACGAGCCATGAACTCTGCTTTGGCAGCAGCCTTTGCATCTGCTTCCTGCTGGACCGACATCTGACGTGCTTCGAGGTTGGCCGCTTCACGGGCAGCAAACATGTCAGCACTGGTCGGACCCTGACCGGCAGGCGAATTGCGTGCCTGATTCATCAGGTCATTCAGACGCTGTTGGGCAGGTGGCAGTACAGGGGCAGCAGGAGCCTGTACGGGTGCCGCAGTAGCCGAAGGAGCACCCACAGCAGGAGCAGCGGGCTGGGCAGGATTGTTCAGCGACTGTGCATCACCGAACGGATTAGCTACCAAGGTACCGGCACCTACGGAACGTACAGCAGGCGTACTTGCACCCGTACCCGGATCACCCAAGCCAAGACCTCCAGTCGTCAAGCCATCACGGCGTACCTGATTGGCAGCGATCTTGGCGCTCAAGGTCTTACGAAGTTCCTCCGCGTATTTTGCATCCTCGGCACCGGTGCCATTCGCAGCCAATTTAGCGGCATTACGAGCAGCAGCAGAACGCTCAAGAATACCCAGAGTCCAGCTCTGGTCAATACCCTTGATACTGGCAATGACTGCGTTGGTGGTGATACCAGGATTCTTCTTTAGGATCTCAGATGCAGCGATACGTGCCTGTTTCTGATCTGCCGGGTCTTTGATGCTGGCGACAGCATCATCGATCACTGCTTGACCCACCAGCGAATCTGCCTTGTTCTTGAAGGTATTGGCGTACTCGGTACGATACTTGGCATCACGCGCTTCCAAGTGGTCATCCAGCGCCAACATGGCATTAGCTTCATTCACCGAAGCGTTACGACCCGCAATCTTGACCTGTTCTTGATTGGATCGTGCATTCATGAAACCAATCGAAGAATCATTGGCCATGTGCGTGATGCTGGCCGCGTTCATCTGACCTTTCCAGTCATGCTCTTGGTCAGCATGTGCACGGTCGATCAACTGACGTTGGGCATCGTTACCGTTACGGTACAGGTCGGCCTTGACACGCAGGTCCATGGAAGGCAGTTCCTTCATGGCCGCATCGATCTGTGTCTTGTCACCGGAAGCCAACATGCCAGCGATACGGTCACGGTCCTTGGCCTGCGTCTCATCCAGCATCGCATGGTTGTAGGCGATGTCCTTGATGGCACGGTCTTGCAGCACATTGCCACGCTGGTCTGCGAAGTTACGGATGGCCTGCTGGTCGATACCGGCACCATAGCTGTCCAGTGTGGCACCGAGGTTCTGCTTGGCCTGCTTGAAGGCATCCACGCTGTCGGCACTCATCAGGCGGTTCATCACCTCATTGGTGGCATTGGTACGTCCAGCTTGGAAGTTGGAGTCTTGGATCGCACTACGTTGGTCCAGCACGTTATGGATAGCACCGAAACCCATGTCGAATGCCCGTGCTGCGGCATCCAATGGGCGACTGGCTTCGGAGAGCGAGGAACCGGGCACATTGTCCCAGCGAATAGGTTGGTAACCCATATATTAGATCCCGTTGGTTTTCATGTAGTCGGCCACCGACTGGTATGCAGTCGGATTGGCAGCGACACGGGCAGCTTGACGGTCTTGCAGACGCGAGTTCGTCAGGTTGCGTTGGGCATTGAAGTTCAGGTCGAATGCACGCTTGTTCTGGCTCAGGGTGTCCTTGGCGATACCAAGGTTCTGGAAGCCAAGGTAAGCACCGAGCAGGCCCTGTGCTGCACCCAGTCCCATGTCGAACAGACCCTGCGTCTTCATGCCGGTCTTGTTGTTGAGCGACGTAGCCCATGGCGTGTCATGGAAAAAACTACTGAGCGAGTCCCCGAGTCCACCGAACAGACCCTGTTGTGGTGTCATGTTGACGTTGTTCATCATGCCGAGTTGGGGCATGGCGATACCACCCATGTTCATGCCACCTGCCGACATGTCAGCAACAGGCGAGTTCTGCCAACTATTCATGAACGAGGACGGTGCATTGAGACTGTTGTAGTAGGACGTGTTGATCGGCGTCGCAGCATAACCCTGCATCGACGGGAAGGTAGGCAGGTTTTCAAACATAGAGTTCTCCTAGAGTGTCAGTCAATTTCGGGAGCGTCAGCCTCGTTTCCACAAACGACGAAACTGCCTCGATCCCCACAATCCCAATGTTACCGGAATGCACGGTACGTTGATATAACTCATCAGGGGTTTCACCCCAAATGATGATAGGGTCCAGATGGACATTCCCATCGAGCAGGTCCTGTGCCTTCTCCAGCAGATGGGTCTGGGTATCCTTGTACTTCTCGAAGGCTTCAGCATCGGCACGCAGGGCATTGAACTCCATACCCAACTCCTTGACAACTTCCTTGGATAGGCCTGTGGAGACGTTGACCAGTTCAGCAGCCCATGGGGCTCCTTCCACGCTGCCTGCTTGAGCGATCTGGTACATACCGAATACGGCTGCAACGATTGCCGTGATGAAGGCAATACGTGCACCAACCACCTTGACGAACAGATGTATCGCAATCGACACCGCAATGTACTTGATGATGAAGACGGCAATCGCATAGTAGGCCGCAGTAGCCGCTGCTCCACCAGCAGCAATGGCAGAGACTAGTCCCTGTATGGTGGCTCCGTAAGAGATGATGGTGATTACGACAGCAACGATCACCAGTACGACACGGAACACGCCAGTTTGGTACCACTTCAGCTTGGTCACCACTCGACTGTTGAAGATGTAGTGCAGACTGCGGGCGTACAGTTCTTCCTTCTCGAACAACTGATAGGAACTGACGATGGAGTAATCCAATGGCACCAGCAGGATGTCATCACTCTCGTCGGCAGTGGTAGTGTAGTCTCCCCATACCCAGTACATCATCTTCAGATTGGTGACCGCCAGTTCTTCATACACGTTCTCGCTGATCTGACGACGGTAGTAATGGGTTGGTACCGAAGTCGTCCAGGGCACCTCTACACCAGTGGCGTCAGTCACCTTCTCCGTATGGCTTCCCACAGTGACTTCACTGGCATGGTGGCCTATCTTGCCAATATTGCCTGATACGCGATGCTTAATGATGTGGGAGAACGACAAAGCCATCTTGAACCGCTGATCACGCATGATGATCGTGGTCTTGTTCAAGGGCTGTCCCAGTTGTCTCCGGATGTCTGGCGACTCCTTCTGTTCGGTCGCACCATCATGGGCACTGGCCGAGATGAACATCTTGGTGAAGAAGTCGAACAGATATTTCCTCTCGACTTCATTCTCTGTCTTGGCCGGGACTGCTGCCATCAGCAGGGCTTGCTCAACGTCACCAATGTCAGGGTTCTCGTTGATGCTGTCAGCAACCTTATCGTAGTCCATACCGATCAGCTTCAGCATCTTCTTGGTGGTCAGGTACTCTTGGGAATACTTGTCCGTGTTCGACTTATGCTTGTTATAGCGGAAGTAGCCCCATGGGAAGAAGCTACCTGCCGTCGTCGGTGCCGTATCGAAGATGGCTTCGATGGTCGGATTGACACCCGAATTGAGTTGATACATCCAGTAACCTGCACGAGTACCTTGCAGATACCTCACCTGAAAGTAGCTGGCTTCCGTGCTCACATCAGACGTACTCAGGCTTAATGTCGCCGTACGTGCCACTGTGCTCGTGATGGTGACACCATCGACTACCTTGTCAGTGGACTCTTCCCAGCAGTAGGTGACCTTGATGTAGTCTTCCATGGCAGTCGCATCGATGATGAATGCCGGTGGCACCTTCAGGGACTGGGTATTGATCAGCTTTCGATCCGGAGAGTAGCCTGCATTCGGGGCAGGTGCCCACACATCCATCGAACCATTGGCAATCTCACCAACGCTCGCTTGCACCACAACTGGCTGCATATTGGAGAGGTAGACCTTCTTGCCATCGACCATCAGGCTGTTGTCACGGGAGTCATAGGCGTGATCCCGCACCAGTTTAAGCCATCCCAGATGCAGCAGATTGACCGGACCAAGCTGGTAATAGGTGATGGAGTCCACCGGGCCGACTTCGACTTCGATGGCGTGTTCCACCACATCCTTTCCAGTCACCGACGAGTAGGAGTTGCCTGATGGGAGGCCGAATGTGTACTTGTCACGCCCATAGCGGTATAACCGGTCCATCTTGGTGGCCAGACCCGCCACCAACTCTTCCATCACATACTCAGTGGTCTGGCTACTGTGGTCCATCAGGGCATGGATAGCACCTTGTTTCAGGGCACTGGGCACCATGTTGTTGTCAATGACCCGTGCTACTTGTGTGCCAACTGTCGTGATCTCGCTACTGCCGAAAAGTCCCATGATCCCTCGCTACATAGAAAAAAGGGAGCCATCAGGCTCCCCTTACCAGCATCTCACCCTGTTACGGAGCGACGACGTTGATACCTGCCCGCAGCTTCGACAGGACCAATCCCATCGTGGCATCGTCCAGTCCCTGAGTCAGGTTGGCTTGCCACTCGTTGTCGGTCATGCGCAGCGTCTTCCACACATCGATGTACAGACTGGCCGCTTTTTGCTCCCCATCCCGCTGGAAACCAGCGGTTTGAGCGGCATACAGACCCTTCTGGCGACCGATCACACTGTCCGAATCCACACCCAGGGACAGGACTTGTGCCTTTTCCGTGGCCGTCTTCTGGTTTAGCAGCGTGAGTTCCGCAGCCGATTTCAGCGTGTTCTGCTGTGTGTAGTCGAACTCGGCTTGCGCCTTGCAGACATTCGCTTCGAGCAATCGCTTCTCGACTTCGGCGTTGATCACCTGTTGCGTGGCGGTCAGTACCTGCTTGTCCAGCAGTTCACCTTGCTTCGGTACCAGCAGCGTTTCCGCATCGGTCTTGGCCTTGTTCGACGTGATCAGTGCGGTTTGCGCATCGATCTGGGTACCTTGCTTACCGAGATTCGTGGCCTCGGCAATGAGGTTCAGCTTCTGCTGCGTTTGTACCGCAGTCTGAGCGTCGATCATCAGCCCCTGTTTCGGGACGTTCAGCGTTTCAGCTTCTACCTGAGCCGACTGCTTGCCGATCAGGATGGTCTGGGCATCGATCTGTGCACCTTGCTTCGGCACATTCAGGATCTCCGCATTGACCTTGGCCGCATTGGCTTCGAGCAGATGCTGTTCGTAGATGATGTTGGCGCGCTGTGCATTGGTCAGTTCGATCTCAGCACGTACCTTGTCCACCTGAGCCGAAACCAGATCACGCTCGATCACTGCCGTCAATGCCTGTTCTTGCAGGATTTGCAGTTGAGCGTTGGCCTTCAAAACTTCGACATCAGCCAGGGCGATCTGCTTTTCCAGCAGCATCAGTTCCAGCGTAATGCGCTGCTTCGTCGTGACGAAAGCCAGAGCATTCTGCATGGACGACTCAAGCTGGCCGAGGTAGACCGTGGCGTATTCCGGGCCACGGATCGTACCCTTGCCATACTGGTCTTCGAGGTGAATCTTCGCTGCACGCATCAGCGTGTCGAAGGCACCCGCACCGTCCAGCTTTACTTCGGTCAGGTCAGATAGCTTGATTTCCGTTGTCATGGCTTACTTATTCCATGCCAGCGGCAGCAGCTTGCTGACGGGCCAGTTCCTTCAGTTCGGCAGGCGTCAGCGGTGGCAGCACCTGAATGTTGAATTCCGGGATACGCTTCATGCGACGGACATTCTGGATGCCCATGGCACTCTTGACACGTTCGTTGTAGAACACCGGGCATTCACGGGCCACGAGCATGTCATACATGATCTTGGGGAGGTGATAGCCTTCCGGCGTGTTGAACGGGACGAATTTCTTTTGCGTCGGTAGATTGCGGTTACCCACGGTGATGATTTCACCATTCCATTCCCGCTTGGCCGGGTTCATGCAGACGACGTTGACACGGACCAGTGCCAGTGCCTCGTCACGCATCTTCTTGATCTTGCCTGCTTGCGACAGCGGTGCATCTTCAGCCGTCTTGGCCACATCCGATCCAGCATCCAGAGCAGCGATATGTTCTTTGATTTTCTCGGACAGCTTCTCGGCACTGATCGACGGATGGAACTTGACGCCCAGCGTGTTGGCCTTCAGCTTCAGGGATTCGAGGACCATGGCGTCCATCACTGCTGCATCGTTGGCTTCTTGGTTTTCCAGATCGGACATAGTGTTACCTATTAAATTCGGTTGTGAAAAAGGGTGGAGCCGAAGCCCCACCCTTGTGCCATTACAGCTTGGCAGCGGTCAGGATCAGGCCCATGCGTTCCGGACGCAGAGCCATGAAGCCGTAGAACCACTTGATCGACATGAAGCCGGTCTCACCGTACGGGTCATTGCGATCCGCGGTGTCCAGACCCGGCTTCTTGTGCTTGATGTCGAACTTGACCGTCTTGCCATCGGTCTGGAAGCCAATGGTGGTGAACGAGCCATCACCGATGACGAGGATCGGCATCACGTCGAACTTGTTGCCGGTCTCGTAGTGCAGGCCAGCTTCGGCCGAGGCATCAGCGCCAGCACCAGCCCAACGCAGCATTTCCGGTGCCACGACGAAACGGAACGGACCGACTTGGCCGACTTCGCCATTCAGGGTGGTACCACCAGCGGCGTACTTCTCGACGTGGACGAAAGCGCGCTCGTCGTGGAAGTCCTTCATCTTCTCCAGCGTCGGCAGCAGTTCGTTGCCGATGTAGGCGATGCGGGCACCAGGGATGACCTTGGTGTCCACCAGACGGGTACCGGTGATGGCCGTGGTGTGCTTCGGCGTACGGTTATTGTCCAGATCGATGGACAGGGCCAGCAGGTCTTTGTACTCCACCACGTCATCGGCACCGATGGTGGCCTTCGAGGTGGCGTTACCAGCGTAACGGACGACACCAGCAGCCGACAGCAGGTCGATTTGCAGCATGTCTTCGGTGATTTCGAGGGCACCGTTGACCATCTCGCGGTTGATGTGCATTTCGAGGTCTTCGTCCGAGTCGAAGTCCAGCGACTCTTTCGTGTACTCGTCGAAGAAGCCGAGCTTCTCGAAGGTGCCGGTGATTTCCTTGCGGGTGAAGCCGACACGGTTGACACGGCCACCGGTTTCCGACAGCAGCGGCAGCTTGCCGTTGATGGTGCCGATGTCCTTGCTCGAACCGTACAGGTTGCCGTTGGCGATGACAGCACCAGCAGCGTCGAGACCTTGCGAGTTGACATTGGCGTCGTCCAGCAGCGGCAGGTAGTGGTACTGCTTGATTTCCTTGCCGGAGTTCTTCGGCATTGCGCGCACGTCAGCCAGTTGGCTGAAGACCTGAATCTTGCGTGCTTCGATCAGCGCCTTCTTGTAGTAGTAATACTTGGTGAGTTGATCACCCATGGTGGCATTTGCACCATTCTTGTCAGTACCGTACTGACGTTGAGTCGTATCGAGAGCCATATAGTGTCCTTTGGTTTACTTGAATTTGGAAATGTCCAGCTTGAGCAGGTCTTCGTCACTCATTGCCAGCGGATTGAAATTCGCAGGGAGCTTCGAAGTGGGTGCTGCTGCACGTGTCGGGCTTGCGGCCTGACGTTGCTTACGGCGGTTGTCGTCGTCAGCCTGCTGCGGTTTCGGTTCCACAACGACTTTCGCAGGGGCCGCTTGTTGGCTCGACGGGGCAGCTTTCCCCGTCAGATGCGCAAGCTCGCCGCTCTCCATCATTGCGATACCGACTTGCCGGTATGCTTCCAGATCGGACAAACCAGTCAGGCGACCGAAGGTACGTTCACGCTCGACCTTGCCGATCACTGCATCGAACACGCCAGCCTGAATGTGCTGGGTAATGTCTTGCAATGCCTTCGGGTTCTGCGCAATCAGCGCACGGCTATCTTCATCCCACTGCTTACCGATGACGGTGAGGGTACGATCAAAGCCTTCTTGCCCATCGAGGGACTCAAAGACTTCATCCAGTGCCTGTTCTTCACGGGTGATACGGTGGTTGCCGGGCTTGTAGTCGCCTGCTTTCTCCACAGAGATATCCAGAGGATCGATCCCTGCGTCTTGGACCAGCTTACTGATCGCCTCAGGCTTCTTGGAAGCCACATCGATCAAGAAGTTGATACGGTCTTCACTCAGAAGATTGGCTTTTTCAAGCATCTTCATGAGGTTCAGATTCGGTCGAAGGGCGGCCATCTTCTTGTTGTAGTTGGCGCCCATCTGCATCAGTTGGATGGCTTCCGATGCCGATTGCACTTTCATTTCACGGCCATTGGCCTTGAATGGTGCAGTGATCGCAGCATGGAATGCCTTCAGATCGCCATCAGCAGGAGTTGCAGGTGCAGTTCCAGTTGGCTTTCCGTCGGCCGATTGGCCATCTGCATCTTTCTTACCCTTGTCGGCAGCGGTTTTTGCGGCGTCGTTTGCGTCGCCAGCAGTATCCTTTTCACCATCGCCACTCGACTTAGCCTCAGTACCGTTGGTCTGATCTTCCTGCGGGGCTGGGTCAGTGTTTTCATCGGTTTCTTCCGATTTGGTGGCAGTGCTCTCGGTCTTGTCGGTGGTCTCACCGGCGTTGTCCTGTGCTTCGACTTCTTCCGTCTGAGTTTCAGTCGAAGTCTCGGTAGTTGGTGCGTCTTTGGTACGCAGCTTGCTGACATCCAGATTCAGGATATCTTCATCCGACATGTTTGCCAGATCGTTCTCAGTCACGGTACCAGCCATCATTCGCCTCCCATCGAGAGTTCGGCGTAGGTGTCTTCATCGTTGGACAGAGTACGGTCAGCGATGTCGGCTTGGATGTGGATGCAGCGCAGGAAACCTGCCAACGAACCGATTGCATCGATGTCCTTGACGATTGCAACTTGCTTGACTTCGGACTGCATTGCAGCATCTGCCTTCAGGTGTACCAGACGGACAGCTTCGTCCTTCATATACAGTTGGCCGATGATTGCTTGGTAATCGGAATTCGATTCCAAGCGTTTCAGCGTCTTGGACAGTTCGATCAGACGCTTGTTCTCTGCGATGCTGCGTTCAAGCTGCATCAGTTCATGTTTGGAGGTCATTAAGTTTCTACCATTGCTTGTTGAAGGTAATAGAAGCGGCTATGAATACGCCGCTACTATAGTTCAGATTTTCGTTTCTGTGAAGAATTTATTTCTTGGCAGTAGTCTTTTTCTCCGTCTTGGCCTTGACATGGCCCTTCACAACTTCCAATGCCATATTCGCGTGCGCCTGTGCACCCTGCTTTTGCAGGTCACGTTCCTGCTTCACACCCGACTCTTGTTCCACGAAGTCGAGGTTCATCTGGTCGGTGGTGGCACGCAGATTCTCGGCCTTGGCTTGCTCGGTATCGGTCTTTTGAACGGTCAAACCGGCTTCTGCACGAATCTTGGCGGCTTGTGCTTGGAGATTGGCGACTTCGAGTTGTACCTTGGCCATTTCCAATTGCTGCATCTGCTGCTGCATCGGATCAGGTTGCGGTTGGTATTCCTCGATACGCTTGGCGAGGTCAGGCATCTTCTTCAGACGGCAGATGTCCGACAGGATGATCTTGCGCATGCCAGGGTCTTCATTCGGCCCCATGGTTTGCAAGAGGAAGCCAAGGTCTTGAGCCTTGCTGTTGTCTTCTTCAGCCGTACTGATCGAGAGTCGCAGATCGTAGTTACCGGCCAGATCATCCCGGCGAATCTGCACGAACTGGTCATTGGTGACCCGAATGACTTCTTCTTCCGACAGGAATACCGCGTTCATGGCAATGATCTTGCGACCGATCTCGATCATGCCTTGTGCCAGACGACGCAGAATCCCTAATTCACGCTTGGATGCAGCATCCAGCGCACCACGTACGCCAGCAGCCACGTCACCCAGAGCCGCTCCGGACACGCCTTGGGAGTACGACTTCACACCAGTCATCGACTCGGCTTCCATCTGCTGCAACTGCACCATGAACTGGGCCGATGCGGGAATCTCCGGGTAGGTATGCATGAAGATACCTTGTCGCGGATCGATATTCGGGGTGTACTCGTAGTCCTGACCCGCTTCATAGCGACGACGGTTGGTCGTATCCAGCATGTTCTTGGCCATACCGGTCTGACCGTTGGCCGATTTGCCCATGATGTCGATCATGCCGCGTGTGACCGCACCAATGATCTTCTGGTTGTCTTCCAACAGGGCACCATCCGGCTCGCCATACACGGACTTGCGGACTGGCAGGTACTGAACAATGACGAACGGTAGTTTCTTGTCCGGCATGGGGTTCTCTTCCATGCGGATCAGCGTATTACCCACCCACGAAGCCACGATAGGCTTGACGATGCCGCTACCATCGATGTCTCGATAGCCCCAGTACTCGGTCACTACGAACTTGGTACGTGGTTTGTCGATGAAGTTGAAGTTGGCACCACCATCCGAGGGTGCATGGTCCGGATCAGACAGCGGTGAATTGCTGTTGATCATGATGAAGTCCAGATTCTTGTACCGGCCATCCTGCTTCAGTTCGGACAGCGAAGACTCGAAGGTAACAGCGACGAAACGAGCCTTGTTGATGTCACCCTGACACATCGGATCGACCACCACGTTACGGAAATCCATGATCTCCAAGGTGGGACGATTCACAGCCAGACGGGTCTTCTCGACTGTCTGGGTACCGATCTGATTCGGACGATACGGTGCACCATACTGCTGGCTCAGTTCCAGTGCCTTGGACACATGGTCTGGTACATCGACTTGCCCACCCTGTTGCAGCATCGCAGCCTGCTGGAGTTGGGGCGCATAAGAGTCATCCTGTACAAACTCGAACTGCGGTACATCCTCGTTGTACTTTTCTTCGATGGCTTCCCAGCCTACACGGACGATCACCGTACCTTCGTCGGTAGGAGCACGAACGTACTCATCGATGAACTTCACCTTGTCGATCTGGGTATTGAACTGGTAGTTCAGCACCATCTCGTTCTGGATCGCCCCTGCCTTGTCTTCCCAACTTACCGGATTGACATTGAAGATGTCAGGACTGGACAGGAAGGGTTCCGACAGGGCGGCGTAACGCCACTCGGCCTGCTTGCGGATCAGACGAGGAACGATCTGGGAACTGCCCTTCGGAGCATTGGCCTTGGCCTGTCCCTGCGCGTTGTAGTTGTCGAGCCAGCCATTGATCTTTTGTACTTGTGTTGCGTGAATCGGACGCGCATCTTCCATGTCCTGCTTCAACTCACGCAATTCGGGGATTTTGGCCCAGTCCACCAGCTTATCTACGGTGCCGATGCCATCTGTTTGCTCAGGAGTGATCATATTTGCCCAGAGGTAAGTTATACTCTGAGGCATTATCCCATAGTATTTCCCCCCATCAAGGAGTTTCCATGAAGATTCAATTGCTTCGTCCGAACGTACTCGTCCCAACTCGTGGTACCGATCATGCAGGAGGCTATGACATCTACATGCCAGAAGCGGGCATCATGATGTCGGGCCACACGTACAAGGTTGGACTGGGTTTCGCTACTGCGATCCCACGAAACCATGTGGCATTGATCCTGCCGCGTTCGGGAATTGGATCGAAGCATGGGATTGAACTGAACAACACCTGCGGAGTGATCGATGCCGACTATCGGGGGGAATGGTTTGCCACTCTGAACCAGAAAGCAGGTCACAATCCTCTGGCATGGAAGGCCAGCGAGCGGCTGCTTCAGTTCATCGTGGTTCCTGTCTGGACGCCAGACTTAGAAGTGGTATATTCGCTCGATAGTACCGAGCGAGGTACCGGTGGCTTGGGTTCGACCGGTCAATAACAGAACCCACCATGAAAAAAGCCCCTGATAGGGGCTTTTCTCTTTCTTACACCCAGCCCATGCGGCGTATCCGGCAGTTTTCCGTAGAGTGGTCCGCTTCCACGTTCTTCATCTCCAACATCTGGCAGGCCTGCTCATATTTCTGGGCATAGTTGTTCCCCATGTTGAACTCGTTCTGCATACCCAGCGGGTTGTGCACCCGCGAAGCCACGAAATACAACAGGGCTTCAAGATGGGTATAGGGCAGTTCGACCTCGATACGAGCCGGATCGAAATATCCCATGGTCACCGCCAGTTGGGCATGGTTTTGCCGGTAGACCAGCGTGACATCTTCGAGAGGATGGTCCTTGGTGGGCGGTGGAATCCGCAGGGACTTGATCGAAGGCGTGAAATAGCTGCACGGATCGTCTTGGCGGTTCAGTGACAGGTCACGCTGACAGGTATCCAGCACCCTTTCAACCTTGATCAGCGTGTCGTCATTGAACGGCTCGCTTGCACTATCGATCAGATAGCGGTTCACCTGTGCCGAACGACGGTTGTTCACGGCAAACTTGTCGTCGAGCGCGTACACAAGCTGTCCTTCGACTGGACGCAGCAGGATTCGCCCTTCTTTCAGCGTGAACCGCGTGAACAACGCCGTCAAACCAAGGTTGATATGGGCCAGCACCGCTGGATAGTTGGCTTCCGTGATGGAACCCAAGGTTGCACCACCAATAGCCAGCATGCGGAACTCGCCATGCGTCAGTTGATTGAAGATTTCGGAGAGTTTCATAGGTTCCTTACACGATATATGACGAGAGTGAACTGGCTATCGGTTCATCAGTGTCCAAGGACCAGTAGCCTTCTTCCTTCTCGGTTACCAGTGTCTCTTCGGATGGCTTCCAGGCGTTCATCAGGGACAGCATCGAGATGGTGTCGATGAAATCGTCATGCTTGGAGCGGAAACCAGAGACTGAAGCCAAGGACAACTCATTGACCGCTTCCGCAATTGTCTCATGGGTCTTCATTTCCAGAGGGAAAAAGATCATGCCAGACTTAAACCATGGCACCACGATGTTGAAGCGCACCAGTTTCTGCGTATTTGGCCGCAAACCCGGACGGTTGCTGTTGTTGTGGCTGGCCAGTGGGAAGTGGATGTTCTTGTCCAGCATCTGTTCCTGCAAGAGTTGGACGAATCCCTCCTGTTGACCGGTCACTTCGATGCCGACCCCCTGTGGTTTGTACACTTGAGCCAGTCGGAACAACTCTCTCAGGTTCAATGCCATGTCCTGACGCTTGCATATCCCATCCACCCAGAACCATTGGCCGATGTTGTTGTATGCCCAGACACTGATCACACTGAAGTCAGCACTCTGCTTCACTGAAGTGGCGAAGTCCGTCGTGATATAGAAGTTGAACCGGCCCTTATTGTTCACCACCTGCTCACGCTTGTACCAGCGCAGGTCACCATCCACGATCAACCGGTCTTCTTCCGACATGATGCGCAGCATAAGCTCTTGGTTGAAGGTCTCAACCTTGCCTAACTTCACTGCATCCTCATACTGACGCTTCACATAGTCGAACGTAAAGCGGTCAGGCCAGCTTCCTTGGAACTCTTCACGGCTACAAGGGAACTGCTCACATACCGGGAACACGTTGACAGCCCATGCACCTGACTCCACAGCCTTGTACAACGGGTCTTTGGCATTAAACGGCGTACCTGACCAGATGATCATGTTCCGCTTCGGGTGCAGTGCATAGTTGACCGCCTTGTACACCGTATCCTCAACCGACGCGATCACGGTCGCACTACGTGCGTCCTCATCGCTGATCAAGTCATCGAGCACGGCAAGGTCAGGTCGCTTACCCATTTCCTTGGCACCACGCACACCCGTCTTCGCACCATAGCCCTTGACCACCAAGGTCTTGCCCTCGGCGTTCTTGAACTCCCAACGGACATCCGTAAAGCGTGCCTCCGGCACCCATTTCTTCAAGAAGTCAGAGTTCTCATACCTGAATTCCAAGTTCTTCCGCATGTTCTTGACGCCGTTCTCAATAGAGTCAGACACATACAGTGCCAAGTCCACCTTGCCGAAGCCAGGAAGCTCACCATAGCAAGCCAAGAACAGGAACAGGTATTCCCCCATCAGGGTAGTCTTGGCAATACCCCGGTGACACAGGTTGATGATCCGCTTGCCACCCTGCGTCAGCGTATCCAGCATCTTGTAGTGCACCAGAGGCGTCAGGTTCTCTTCCCCATCCTCCCCGTTCACCAGCTTGATGAAGGTCACAAACAGCAGGGCAAACTCGGACGGCACATACCCCGGATCAACCCGGTAGTTGGTCGAGTTCAGATACTGTTCAACTGTCCAAGGTGCAACCGTCTCAATGACCTCTTGTACGCTATGGGTCATGGAGTCACATCTTTCATGTCTTGATCCAGCACCAACCTCTGATGGGCCACTGACTGTGCATCGACCAAGCCAGCCTGAATCTGTCCCTGTTGTTGCTTGGCCAGATCGATCATGGCTTGCCTCAACACATTCAACGAACTGTCTTCAGGCATGTTCACCTGCAACTCCATCTTCTTGGATTCCGGTGGCTTCAGTTGCGTCAGCACACTGTTCAAGGCCGTAGCCCTCACCATCTCGCTCTTGGCTGTCTTACCCAAGATGAACTGCTCATTCAGTGCCTCCTGCCACATCGCAGCATTCAACACATGCGTCGGCACCAAGGTCTGTGCCAGTATCAGGTTCACCAGCTTGCCCTTGTTGTACGCAGTGATGTACGAAGCAATGTCCTTCGCTGCCACACCATCAGCAACGAACTTCTGATACTTGTCAGGGAAGGTCTTGATGTAGGCGTCCTTGTCCGAGTGCCCCATCACCTTGAAGCCAACGTAACGAACCGCGTCCAAGTACTGGGGAATCTGGAACTTCCCTTCCTGTAGTACATGGGTGTAGCTGATCAGGTTCTCTTTGTACAACTCCATTTCCTCTGGCGAGGAAAGGGTCTGGTTGATCTGGTCAATCAAGGACTGATTGACATGCTTCTTCATCTTGTCAGGTAGGACAAGCTTGAACTGATCTTCGGTGAGGATGGACATGGTTACCTTATCGGCTGTTTATAGTCGGCAAGGTTACCACAAGGAAATCAGGAAGGAAATGCTACTGGGAAATTATTATATTTTTTGCAAGAAAAGTCTGGGATATTTTTGCTATTTGCCTACGGTTGTAGTGCACAAAATTTAGGCAGAAGATTTTGGGAAAATTTCATTTTTGCCTACGATGGTAGTACTTACAGCAGCGAACTCAAAATCTAAAACACCCCCCCCCCCCATTAAGGTTTTAGGCTCTCCTGTGCTGTGTGGTATGCATGCGTACGCTGCGCGTGTAGTACGGATGGAGTGATCATCCATCTATCAACTAACCTATAGGAGTAGTCATCATGCAAGCATTCTGGTCTGCGTTCGCTCAGTTCTTTGGTATGCTCACCTCGCTGTTCAGTGCAGGTGAGAAGGCAGCACGTACGTTGGATAACATCGCAGGTGTGGGTGAGATCAAGTCCTCCACCTATCTCAAGGAAGCAGTGCATGACCAAGAGGTAGCAGTGGATGAATTCAAGTTCGCTCGTGAGAAGCGGGTTGCTGAACTCAATGCCAAGCGTGCTGCTCTGACTGCACCTGCTGCCAACCCGTAATACTAGAGGGGCTTCGGCCCTTCTTCTTTATTCAACCTCAAGGAGCTAACCATGAAGTTCTATCTCTATCTGGCTTTGACCACGCTGTTCATGTTGCTGGCTATCCCATCGCTGTTGTTCGGCTTCAAGCTGGCTCAGATGTATAACCTGATGGTATTGGTCCCGATTCCTGCCATGTTCTGCTGTGTTGGTATTGCATTGTTCGGCCATAAGCTGGAGCAGTGCGCATGACTATCGGATACCTTCGGGTATCCATAGTTTATTCACACACTACACACATCACACACTCAGAGACAGCCAGTCATAGGCAGTCATCCAACACTGTTCATCCACCATCCTGCGGAGGTAGATAGGAGTTCAATCATCCTATAGGAGATAAGAATGCGACTGAAGTGTCACTTCACTGCTTTCACCACCATGTTCACAATCATCGTCATCAACATTGTCACCCTGTCATACCTCCTGATTACCGATACTCAACCGATATGCTACACATGATCAGTTGGTAAGCACTCACACTCTTAACATATCAACATCTACTTGTATTGGAGATAACTATGTACTCTTGCGTGATCTATGTATGGCCTGATGGTACGTGGTGCTATGACGATGAACTTCATGAGATGACGTACATGTCAGATGACTATGTACGCATTGAAGTTGGTCCTGACCAGACTGTTGATGAAGTATTGCGTGCTACACGCTACTAACTAAAGGAGACAACTATGAACGAACTCATTCAAGCAGAATTGATGCTGGCTGATCTTGACCGCATCATCAAGGCATCACTGATCAATGACTATGCTGTCGTAGTTGCCACCAACAAACGCATCGTGATCCGCTTCACCAAGGAACATCATGCCAACATCACGGTCCACAATCTCAAGCGTGAACACCGTATGAATGGCAACTACCATCCTCTGAACTTCCAGATCGAGAAGGGATTGCGGTCCACCTACTACTATCTGCAAGTGCAGGTATAACCTATGGAGACACCTATGGACGACCATGACGAACATCATGAGCACACTGACATCTTCATTGCTGTCTTTAACAAGAAGGGCGTACTGAAGGCATCAGACGAACTCTGTTCCTGTAAGCTACCCTATCTGGACATGCGTGGCTTCCCTTATGGATGCTCGATCTCCATCCTTACCATCCCGACTTCCATCCATTGAATGAGGGCCACTCCGTGGCCTTCTTCGCATTACCTCTCAAGGACTATATGAAGAACCTCAAGCACTTTGCACTGGCTTGCCTGTGCTATTTCACCATCATCATGTTGATGGAATGCTTCAACCTGATGAATGACAAACCTTTCATCTATGCGGACATCGAGTTCTTCTCGATTTCCTTGGTCATCATGATTCAAGGTGCATTGGGTATCTACCATGCCATCATGATGTTCCACGTACATGATGAATACTTCGACCTGAAAGAAATCGACTGATGCAAAACATTGACCAATCTGAAGCTGCTCACATGCCTGATGCGCAGTTGATCCACGAATGTTGGATCTTGGGTTACACGTATCAAGATTACGTGACCAACTGTGAGTTGTTGAATCGTAGTCCGATCAGTAAGGAAACTTTTCACAGCATATATCGCAACTACGAAACCATGAGCATCAGGGCCAGAATGCCATGAAAAGGCCGTAACACTGCTCTACCATCACGCTGCGCGTGTACAACGGTGCTCGAACAATCGGGCACTCTCACTTAATCCATCCTTCCCGGAGATCATCATGAATCAACTGTTCCAACCGAAATTCGCCAATCCTTCCGCTCCTGCTGCTGCAACGGTTACTAAAGAAAAGTGGATGAAAGACGGCTTCCTGAACTTCGATCTGCCTGATCCGCGTTCGGCTGATGGTTTCGCCAAGTTCGGTTCCATCGGTATCGATCTGAAGAATGTCCGTCATCGCAAGCTGATCGAATGGCTGCTGGCTGATGGTGGTGCTCACTACAATGATCGCATCAAGGTCGTGCAGCAATCGTTCCGTATCACCTTCCGCACTGCCGAGAAAGACGAGTCCGTCGGCTTCGTTCTGCCGGGCATGTGATGTGCCGATGCCGCTGGCCCTTCGGGGTTGGCGGTATCTTTTTGCTTGCTCTGCCCTGCGGGTGTACGCGGGTATTACCTATAACTCAAGGAGAACAATATGAACGTGCAAGAAGCCATTAAGAGTCTGGAACTCACGAAACATACTGAAGCCAAGCTGATGGTATATATACAGACTGGTCCTTATAGTTGGGAATGGAAAGAAGTGACTCACTTCGTTTCATTAGCAACATCTGAACATGGTGTGATCATTGATGTGAACTACTAGGAGAACAACATGATCATCGGTGAAATCAACGAAGCCATTGCCTACATCAATCAGGAAGCCAACGAGAAGCGATACAACCGTAAGCATATCGATGGCTATATCCGTGACGAGATCAACGCCAGTCCCATGCTGACAGAGCGTGTGGACATTGGTGTCGCCATGTTGGAACACTGGATGTCCTTGGACTGGTATGAGTCCAAGCGCAAGCGACTGGATCAGTTGCATGGACTGGACCTGCGTGAGTTGGTCATGGACCTATTCGTGGGTCTGTCCTACTTCATCCGTGAGGAACTGTTTACCAGTGTCACGGCACAGTTGGCTGGCAAGCTCAGGTTCAGTGATAAGCCTGAAGCCATCAAGACCACAGCAGAGATCATCGCTGTGCTGTCCAAGATGGATGTGTTTGCCATCACCAAGAAGACCAAGCAGTCATCCCTGATGCTGGTCAGCTACCTGCCACTGTCACCCAAGCTGAAGGACTTCATCGACCAGAGCGAGTATCTTCCACCCATGGTGTGTGAGCCTAGGAAACTCACCAGTAACTACAGCAGTGGCTATCTCAGCCACAATGACAGCCTGATCCTGAAGGCAGGCAACCACCACGATGGTGACATCTGCCTCGACGTGCTCAACCTGATGAACAGGGTGAAGCTGTCGTTGAACTTGGAGTTCCTCAGTACGGTCGAGGAAATGCCGAGTGAGGCACCGAATACGCAAGAGCAGTTGGATAACTGGAACAGGTTCAAGAAGCAGTCGTATCGTTTCTATGAACTGATGGTGAGTCAGGGTAATTGCTTTTATCTGTGCCACAAAGTCGATAAAAGAGGTAGAATATACGCTAGCGGATATCATATTTCAACCATGGGATCGTCCTTCAAGAAAGCGTCCATCGAGTTGCATAAGAAGGAGTTTATTGAAGGCGTTCCCACCTCATAAGGAACCTTTGATGGCGAAGCCAAAGAAGAATGTGGTAGGCGAAGTGTATGGGCGCTTAACCATCACAGGTGACGCACCTTACCGTACCAAAGACCGTCGCGTGTACGTTCAGTGTGAGTGCGGTAATGCCAAGGATGTGCTCTTAGGTGATCTGCGTAGGGGCGATACCGTGTCTTGTGGTTGTTACCTTAAAGAAGTAATCATGGTACATGGTGACGCCACTACACGCCTGTACAAAATCTTCAAGGGTATGCATAACAGGTGCTGCCTACCATCCACTACTCGCTATGTCGAGTACGGTGGTAGAGGCATCCGTGTCTGCCCTGAATGGCACGATTATGAAGTGTTCCGGGCATGGGCACTAACGCATGGCTACGAAGATACCTTGAGCATTGACCGTAAGGACAATGACAAGAATTACGAGCCAGATAACTGTAGGTGGATACCGAAAGGCCATCAACAGCGCAACAAGCGTGTAATAGGTGCCTCATCCCAATACGTCGGTGTTACCAAGTGCAAACAAACCGGACGCTGGTTAGCCATGATCAAGGTCGATGGCAAACAGAAGAATCTTGGTCGCTATGACACTGAAGCGGAAGCAGCAAAAGCACGCGATAACTATATCGTGGTGAATGCATTGGAGCATTACATCATGAATAACATACTCTAACTCAAGGAGAAATACCATGAAAAGCTTCACAGGTTGGGAATACATGCTGATCGACGTGGCCAATAACTATGGTCATGACAAGGAACTGTTCGAGACCCGTATCGATTGGGCTAACAGGCATATGCATGAACTGGAAGCCATTGCAGGTGCTGCGGATAACTATCCTCAGTACTGCAAGGGTGTGATGGCCATCCGTGCAGCCATGCGTGGTGAAGCCATTGGCCATACGGTGGCATTGGATGCCGTGTGTTCTGGCATTCAGATCATGTCGGCACTGACTGGTTGTATTACTGGTGCAACAGCGACTGGATTGGTGGATCCGGATCGTAGGGCTGATGCTTATGGGCAATTGCAGGCCATGATGCAGGGTGAACTGGGTATGGCATTCACCGTATCGCGTGGTGATGCCAAGGATGCGATGATGCCCATGTTCTATGGCAGCAAGAAGAAGCCAGTGGAGATCTTCGGGGAAGGTACCGAAGAACTCAGTGCCTACTACCGTCAGGTGAAGGAACTGGCACCAGGTGCTTGGGAAGCTCTGCAAACCCTGCTTGCTTCGTGGCAATCACATGCTCTGGTGCATGAATGGAAGCTGCCTGATGGCTTCCATGCCCGTATCAAGGTCATGACCAAGGTGACGGCTGATGATAGCCGTAGCCGTATCGAGGTGGACGAGTTGGATGGTGCCACCTTCACCTATGAGTACAAGATCAATGAGGCTACCGAGCGTGGTGTCAGCAATGCAGCCAATGTAATTCACAGTATTGATGCGTGGATCATGCGTAGCATGCACCGTCGCTGTAACTATGACAAAGCCATGGTGGAAGAAGCATATGGTATGTGTCGTGGTACGCTGTCTGATCGTACTGTATTCGGTACGCAGCGGGTATGTGATGAGACTGACGACAGGATCACCTACTATATGCAACAGTACGAGCGCAGTGGCTTGGCTGATGTGGTGATCTTGCCGTACATCGACATGTACAGTGTAGAGAGGTTGAGCAATCAGCATCTGCAAGACCTAATCCGCATCATGGATAGCATGCTCAAGCACCCACCCTTCGAGTTGATCACGGTGCACGACGAGTTCAGGTGCTGCCCGAACTACATGAACCATGTGCGTCAACACTACATCGACATCTTTGCCGAGATCGCGGACAGTGATCTGCTGGGTGACATCCTGTCCCAGATTCATGGTTTCCATGGTCAGGTGCACAAGCTGTCTGGTCCGGGAGAGTTGTCGGCATTGATCCGGAACAGCAACTACAGCTTGTCTTGATAGCAAAATGGTATTACCCTTCGGGGTAATACCACTTCTTTTTCCCAAGGAAACCATCATGAACCAAGCACAGATCGATGCATTGGTCCGTCAGCATTTGCCTGATTGGGCCATCAAACGGGCCAATGGACTGGAACTGGGTGCCCAGTTGCCTACCCGAGATGGCCGCAAGACCGGGAATGCCCACATCGTGGACATCAAGCCAGCCGAACGAGGCCGTATGGGCTTGAGCTACCTGATCCTGACAGATGCCGGGAACAGCTTCATCATGAGTGAGCCGGAGGTACTGGCCCAGTACTATCCACCCGAGTTCGTGGGTGATGTGCAGGCCATCATTGGCAAGTTCTGGCGTCACTCTGAACCATTACTGGTAGCGTAAGACAGGGCACGCTCCGCGTGCTGGCGTGAGAACGTTCTGTCGTTCTCCTTGAGTGGAATCCTTGATTCCTTTGGGAGTGGTCCTTGACTGGTCCACTCTCTTTTTTTATCCCTCGACTGTTGGCCTGACTAAGACAGTCATTAAGGAACTGTCCATGCTACTCAAATCCATACTAAACAAAGTGATTCGTTATGTAAGCGAACACCCGACCGACGAAGGATGCATTCGTATCCGTCAGTGCGTACAGCAGAGTAATCGAACGTTGGACGAGTTTATTTATGCGCTCGATATGCGTGAGATTGGGCTGCTACGTGATCTGGTGCCATTGGCATTCCCACGTCACCTAAGACCACCAGTCGAGTTGGTTCTGTTCCAGAACAACTTGGGTGCATGGCGTTTGGACCCTAAGCTGAAGGAGACAGTCAATAGTGATGACTCCCTTACAACTATGAGAAGTCAGTGAGAACTTCTCATTAAACCCATACCGATAAACTAAAAGTCAGAATTTTTGAATTCTGGCGATAGAAACCCGATACCCTAACGAGTACCCACATGACCCCATCCGATACCCCTATTGACCCATGCTCACCCGAAGGGGTGAAGCAGGCCGGCCTCCGTCCGGTGCGCTTGGGGCTGTTCCCTTCACTGGACAGCCTCGACGCCGTGATTGATCTGGGCCTGTCCCAGTTACCGATCACCAACCCCAATCAACTGGTAGGCCTCCTGATGACCTACCACAACAGTCTCGTGCAAGTCATCGAGAAGGAACAGGAACATGAAGCGCCTGCTTGATCTGAACGCATTCGATGTGCTGTCTCAGATAACCACTGTCCACCATGGATTGTTATCTGTTGAACAACACATGCGTTACCTGATGTTCATGCAAGCGATTGCGGAGATGTCAGAAGCGCATGGATGGCGCAGTAAGAAAGTCATTGATCAGCTTGATCCACTTATCTTGGAGCATAGTGGTGAAGCTGAAATCGACTACAGCTTGTTGAGTAGATATGCACGTCTCGCTGACCTTACATTCAACCTTCTACATTAAGGAACGAGTATGAACAAGAAGCTGCTCGACCTGATCAAACAGAAGTTCATTGAACGTTTACAAGCCAAGACTGGCTGGGGACGCAATGATGTCATCAACGAATACCAAGACGCTGTGAATGAATCTCTGCTGGAACTGATGGACCAGCAATCCAAACCAACTGAATAGGACACAACATGACCTTGACCGTCAATATTGCAACCGCCAAGCGCATGGCCCTCAAGGGTCTGCTGGCTGGCTTGGTACCGATGCTGTGGGGACCGCCTGCCATCGGCAAGAGTGCGATCACGCACCAGATCGCCCAAGAGAACAAGCTGTTCCTGATCGATGAGCGCCTGTCGGACTGTGATCCCACGGACTTGAAGGGCTACCCTTCGGTCAACGACAAGACCGGCAAGGGCTTCTACAGGCCCATGGAGACCTTCCCGCTCGAAGGTGACCCGTTACCCTTCATCGCAGGCACGAAGCATCCCTACGAGGGCTGGCTGCTGTTCCTCGACGAACTGACCAATGCCGACGATGACGTACGCAAGGCTGCATACAAGCTGATCCTCGACCGCAAGGTGGGCCAGCGTAACCTGCACCCGAACGTGGCCATCGTCTGTGCCGGTAACGGTATCGAGCACGGTGCCATGGCCAACGAACTGGGCACGGCCATGCAGTCGCGTCTACTGCACATCGACATCGAACTGGACTTCAAGACGTGGATGTCGTGGGCCATCGAGAACCAGATCGACCAGCGCATCCGTGACTATCTGAACTTCACCCGTGGCGAGAAGCTCTACACCTTCAAGCCAGATCACACCGACAAGACCTTCGCGTCGCCCCGTACCTGGGAATTCGCAGACAAGTACATCAAGGTCCATGGCTTCGATGACCAGGACATCTACCCGTCGCTGGCAGGCGTGGTCAGTCCCGGTGTGGCCGCAGAGTTCATGCAGTTCTGCACCGTCTACAGTACACTGCCGAAGATCGACACGATCCTGCAAGGTCCGGACTGGGCACCTGTTCCCGATGGCTTGTCTTCGATCTTCGCCCTGTGCGGCAATCTGGCTGCGGCCATGAATACGAGTAACGCGGACAAGCTGATGGCTTACATCAAGCGCCTGCCCCCCGAGTTCATGATCGTCACCATGATCGATGCCATCAAGCGTGACCAGACGCTCAAGCAGAACAGCCAGATTCGCTCGTGGGCCATGCAGAACGGCCACGAGTTGTTCTGACACGACGCGACGTATCCTCCCATACGTCGCCGGGAGATGGGCAGCGCATCTCCCACCAACCTCACAAGGAAACCTTATGGCCAAGAAGACGCCAGTACTTATTGTGGAAGAACCGAAGCCATGGTCACTGACACAGGCAGACATCGATTCCATCACCGATGCTGAGTATGCGCGTGGCACAACCCGGTTGCTGCCCCCTGTCGATGACATCCCTGATGTGTACTTCGGTCCATTCAAGGGCTATGGTGCAGGCAATGTGTACTTCCGTATTGCAGATGCCATGTACGTGGGAGAGGAACCTCCCATGGGTGATATCGAATTTAAGGAAGGCTTTACCGGTGAAGGTGTGGAGCGTCTGTTGACCGCACACCTGCGTTCGGTAGAGCCTGAACATCAACACAAGATGGCAGGCATGGCTTACATGATCGCCACCATCATGACCATCACGGAGTAGACATGAACAAGGATACACAGCCGACCGGCGATCTGACGGATGAGCGAATCAAAGAAGCTGCGCGAGAGGGCGAACGCCGAGGCCGCGCCGTTATCGACAACCACCTGCAAATGATGGAAACGAACCGGCACTACCGCGAGCGCATTTTTAACGCCATCGTTGAGCACGACGCCAAAGAAGGACTGCACAGGTTCGTCCACCTCGCGGGCCACTCACAGGCAACCAAGGCGCAAGCAGTGCCGGAAGGCTTCGCACTGGTGCCAATTGAGCCGACGCAAGAGATGTTCGCTGCTGCACGCACATCGACACCTGGAAGCAACACGGAAAAGCTGCTGATGGCCAACTACTGGCGGAACATGCTTGCCGCCGCTCCTACCGCACAGGAAGTCACCCAGCAGGCAGCGCCGGACCTGCACATGATTCAACTGCGCCTTAAGCAGATTCTGAATCCAGCACTGGGCCAGCTTTCTGCTCAATGGATGGCTGCTGATGCGCTTTATTACCTGACCAAAGACGATAGTTTTGCAGATATTGCGGACAGTCTAATGACTCAGCAGGCAGCGAAGGCCGAGACAGCCGAGCAGGCGAAGCCTGAATTGACGGTATGGGAAAGCGCGATGCCCGAGTCGAACGGCAAGTCGAACTTCACCGCCGTCCTGCACCGCAAAGACAGCAAAGGGTTCGATCTGTTCACCGATGGCTTCCAGTTCGCACGCTCCGAGTATCCCGACCGGGTGCGCTACGAGGCCGACTTCATGCGTTGGCTGATTGGCGAGCGCGCCGAGCGGCCGGAACTGTGGGACGACTGCTACGACATGGACAAGCACAGCGGTTATGTCGCCCCTACTACCAGCACCGTGAGCGCGCCAGATGAGATTCGCAATCAGGCGTATGCCAAGTGCATCGAGATTGCCGAAAGCGAGCTGTCGAACACCAATGCGTTGATGAGCAATCCGCCGCAATCCTCGGCTGCATTCAGCATCATCAACCGCATCCGATTCCTGCGCACCGTGAGCGCGTCGGGCAGCGCAGATGAGAAAGGCGGTGCAGCATGAAGCGCATATCGAAAGCCGAGCAGTTCAAGGCCGACATGGAACGCTGCCGGGGCATGGGATGGGTATCGCTCGGGATGATGGTCGAGTCGGACGGCCACCTCGGAACCATCGTCGGCATGAACAGCAGCGCGAACCTCGACGTGGTGTTCGTGAACCAGCTCAAGTGGGGCAAGGGCACGCACAACTGCCATCCTACCTGGGAAACGCGCTACTTCGACGCCGATGGCAAGGTCATCAAGGACTACCGCCGCACCGCAGCGTGCGCTGCTACCGATGCAGAGAAAGGACAGAACCATGGATAACCAGAACATGCCGCGCGTAACCGAGCAGGCAGGAGCGGCTGTCGATAAAATCGCCAAGGATGCAATTCAGCACGGCACCGGCATCATGCGCACGCACGCGGACGGCACCATCGAGCGCATCGACCCGCTCAGCATCTACAAGGACCCGGCGGCCACCACTGCAAGCGCCCCGGTCCCGCATCACGTCGCATGCCCGCAAAGGGGTTACAACCCGCTGTGCAAGGGCTGCGAGGCCACCACGGCAAGCGCGAGCGAGCCAAGCGACGGCGAAATTTACGAAGCTGTGTCTCGTCGCGCCGATCCCGAAGGCCATGCGAAAGTAATGGCGCAAATGGATGTAGTGTTAGGCCGCGCCCCAGCACCCAGCCGGGAAGCTGCGCCGGGCATCAAGACGTGGCAGGAACGCGCACAATTCATGTTTGGCGACGAATGGCAGCAGGTCGGTTGCTTGGATCAGTACAAGCATGCCGAAATCTCCGACCTTCGCGTAGCACTCGCCCAGCAGGGCGAAGCCCATGCAGCGAATGCTGGCGAGGATACCGAGCGGGATGCGATTCGATTCCGCTGGCTTAACGAGGACCACGCTGACGCAGAAACGCGAGAAAAGGCGCGCGACCTCGCCCGGCGGCTTGGCACCAGCAGCTACTTCGCCATCACTCGCGATATCGACGCAGCAATCGCCGCCAGCGCGGCAGAACAGAAAGGACCGCAATGAGCACGCGCGAAATCCGCCCGATCGACATGCAGATGGTCGTCGAGTTCCTGCGCGAGAAGCTGCGCATCGAGGTTGAAACCGAGAGCAACTACACCGGCGACATGGACGGCAGCGGCAGCCTGTACAGCAACAGCCACACGATCAGACTCACTTTGGATGGCGAGGTAATCAGTGAAACCAGTATCTGAACAAAACATGGACGCAGAGCGCGAACGCGTCCAGCGTGAAAACGCCGCCTTCACTGAATGGTGGAATCGGGTACAGGCATGTCCCGAGCACAGCCTAATCACTGAGAACGCCGCACATGCTGCGTGGCAGGAGCGCGCCCGCCGCACCGCTCCTGTCTCCGCCCCTATTGGGGAAGAACTGCCGCCTCTTACCACCGGAGGGATTGACGCCAACAAGCTGGAGGCGATGGCCAAAGAAATGCCTGATGAGTGCTTCCTCAAGGGGAGCGGCGTATTGAAGTTGATCGCGGCAATCCGCCAGCTTGAGCGCGAGCTGGCAGAACGGAAGACGGCGAGTATCGGCGACGATCCGAAGTTCCGCGAATTGCTGTACGACGTGCGAGCCCTGTTCATTGGCGATGATCGAGAGGCTTTACGCGCCCTCATCGCCTACATCGATGGTCGCACCGCTGGAGCATCGCCCGCTGATCCGTTTGCAGGCCAGCGATTCCTGAGCTGGAATCGCAGCCAGGAAAAGCCGCCTGTCGCCATCGGCAAGGAACTCGGCGTGGCGCGCAAAGTCATGGAGCTCGCTGCCGCCCCTTCACCACTGAACAGTGGGATGGAGGAAGCCAAATGAGGAAGCCGATGCGTGTTCTCGTCGCCTGTGAATATTCCGGCCGCGTACGTGATGCCTTTTCCCGCGCGGGCCATCTTGCGATGAGCTGCGACATGCTCGACACCGAAGCCCCCGGCGCTCATTACAAGGGCGACATCCGCGATGTGCTGTATGACGGATGGGATCTGATGGTAGCGCACCCGCCCTGCACCAGGCTGACGAACAGCGGCGTGCGATGGCTTAAGGTGCCGCCACCGGGCAAGACGCTGGAAGAAATGTGGATGGACCTCGAAGCGGCGGCCGAGTTCTACAAGCTGCTGCGTGATGCCCCGATCCCGCGTAAGGCCATCGAGAACCCGATTATGCACTGCTACGCCCGCAAGCGTAGCCAGATCGGGAATCGCCAGGTCGTGCAGCCGTGGTGGTTCGGCGAAGAAGCATTTAAGGCAACCGGTTTGGAACTGATTGGCCTGCCGCCGCTGCAAGCAACCAACAAGCTCACGCCGCCGAAGACTGGAACGCCCGAGCACAAGGCGTGGAGCAAGGTTCACCTGGCTTCGCCCGGCCCGGATCGCTGGAAGGACCGCAGCCGTACTTATGACGGCATCGCCCGCGCAATGGCTGACCAGTGGGGCAGTCTCGGCAGACTGGTCGAGGAAATCCGCCCGGCATCACAACAACAACAACTGTTTCTGGAGCAGGCAGCATGACCGTGGACATCGAAAAACTGAAGGCGCTGGCATTGGCGTATGTGTACGAAGACGGCGATCACTGGTATAGCGTAGGTCAACTCGCCGATGGCATCACCTACGACCCTGCGGTGAACTTCATTGCGGATTGCTCTGCCGCTGCTGTGCTTGAACTGATCGCCGAAGTCGAGCGCCTGAGCGCTGAGTTGGCTGCCGGTGCCGCGCGCCAGGGCGGCAATACTAGCCAAGTCGGCTGCGAGCGCGATGACGGATTACTTAACATCCACGCCGAAAGCGAAACGTGCGAGGTTTGCTCGGCTCCCGCAGCGGGAACGGTGGAGAAGGATGCGGTCGTCGACGCAGCGCGCAAGCTGGTGAAGGCCAAGGGCCGCTATCACACCGAGCTGAACTACAAGGCATTGGCTGCATCTCTGGACGATCTCAGGGCGCACACCAAAGCCGGTAAGGAGTAAGCATGAAAGTCGAAGTCCTGGCCTGCGACTTCTGCCGCAAAACCCAGCACCAGGTCGAGCATCTGGTAAGAAGCCGGGACACTGCGATCTGCGACAAGTGTATTGACATTTGTTTCGCCATCGTCGCCAAGGAAAGAAAACAAAAGTCAGAAAGGAAATCATGAAAACGATTCTGTCCATCCTGCTGCTGGCGGCGCTCGCCACCGGCTTTGACCTTGACCTGGCGGCCATTGGGCTCGCCATTGTGGCGGTCGCGCTGATGATCGGCGACATCACGCAGTCGATGCTGCCCGATAGCGCGTGCACCCAGAGCTGCAGTCAGGGCGACTTCTGCACCTGCTCGACGCAGAAAGATAAGCAGAGCAAGCCATGATCGCAATTTGGCCGACAATAAATACTATGCCGCGCGACAAGGCCGCAGAGAGAAATGAGCACCGGCGGAAGCGACGGGCTCAATTGCGCAATGAAAATCAGGAACGTTATGATATCAAAGCAAGGATCGAGGCGAGCGAATTGGCGTGCATCAGCCAACAATACGAAAAGGCAGCCGAACAGGCAAAGGCCGCCTTGCAGGAAGTCCATGCAAGGATTCGCTCTACTGACTTCCGCGCATGGTATGAAGCAACGACAGGCGACGATATTGATAATTTCCTTATGGAAATATTGATTTCATCTGATGATTTTGCAAATCTTCGGACTGGCATGTCACAGTTGGCGTGGACCCAGCATCGCATTGAATATCTGGTGCAGCGCAACCCATGGACGAACCCAGAAGCAAAAGCGAGATGGGCGAGCGAACTGGCTAACTGCGGAGCACGGGAGCGGCGGTTAATACTTGTTCGTCTGGCCACACCGCGATGGTCGGACCAGGATGCGGTCATTGCAATATACAAAGAGCGCGACCGAATCGCTGAGGAAACTGGGGTTCCTCATGATGTCGACCATATTTATCCTATCGTCAGCCATGTTGTATGCGGGCTGCATGTTCATTTCAACATGCGAGTGGTGCCGGCATCGGAAAACCGCAGCAAAAGTAACCGCTTTCCTGATGGACACTTTTTTGTTGACTAGGAGAATTTTGCGCGGCAGAATGGTTGCCTCGATACATTGAATAATTGCCACTAGAAAAAGCCGCCGCTGTGCGGCTTTTCTTTTTCCGGCTGGTAAAACCCAAACTACCGACTCTCTCGCTTGTGGTCCTCCGCAAGTTTTAGCCGCCTCGTGCGGCCGTTTTTATTTGAATCGGGCGCGCGGCACACTCCCGTGCGCCTGGTCAGCGCGTAAGGGCCGCAGGTCGGGACGATGCGGAACCTGGCGCGGACTCCGCCGCGGACAGAGCGGGCCCGGCCAATTCCCTTAACCACTGGAGCACCCTATGAAGATCAAGCGGACTCACTTTTTCCTGATGACGGCCTTCGGCGCGATGTTCAGCGCTGGCGCTGCCGCCATTGAAGACGAGGTCAAGAAGGCCATCGATTACGTCGAGGGCAAGTTTCACCTGGCGCACGTCCTGACGGGCCAGGTGTGCACGTTCGACGACCAGGCTGGCGCTGAAAACTTCCTCGCTGGCGTGGATGACGCGCAGAACTGGGCGCCGGTCGGCCCCGCACCGCAGGCGCCTGGCGCTGATGACGTGGCGCGGCTGGGCGAAACCCGCGTCGAGGTCGACCTGAACCAGCTGCGCGCCGCTGTCGCCGCCGATACCGCGGCCGATGCCGCCGCAGTTGATGCGCCGGCCGAGCCCGCACCCGCCCCCGCAGCAGAAACCCCGGCCGCTACCGAGCAGCCGGCCGCCACCCCGGCCGCCGAGTAAGCGCGCCCCGCAGTAAGGAATAGACCATGATGCAACCGAACCAACCCGCGGCGCCGATGCCGCAGCAGGGCGATGCCGCCCCGCAGGAAGCCCCGGCGATCTGCATCCAGATGCAGCCGGATGGTACGTATCTGGTCTATTCCGACGATCAAGGCCCGGACGGCGGCCAGCCCGCCAAGGATGTCGACGGCGCGCTGGCGCTGGCCAAGCAGATGCTTGACGGCGAGCCGGATGCCGACGACGCCGGCGGCGCGCCCGATGGCGACGCTGACAACGCGGCCGAATCCCTGTTCCAGAGCGGATTCAAGGGCGTGCGCGGCGGGATGCTGGGGAACTGACGCGATGAACACCCCCGCGCTCGGTTTGATGATCCTGCTGGCAGAAGCCGGCGGCGACCGCCCCGCCATCATCACGAAGGTCTTCAGCAGCACGAGTATCGAGGCGTGCGGCTTTATGCCGCTGCCCGAACACCTGAAGCTGGTCACGATCCATCGCGACCGCAACGCCGCAGTCATGGCCGGGTTGAACAACCCGACCGGTTATCACGCGTATTGGCCCGACAAGGTGCGCCCGTGATCTCGCTCGACTGGTGGGTGATCCCGTGCGGCGTCTGGTTCGCCCTGGTACTGATTTGCGGCATCGTCGCGCACATGGAAGTGCCCGGCGCCGAATTGGCCGCCGGCAGCCTGTTCATCGGCGGTTCGCTGCTGTGCGCCGCCTTCCTGATCTGCTGCCTCGTTATTTCTAAGTAGAAAGATGTCCGATCAGAAACAAATCGACTGGCCAAAGGTCGAGGCCGACTATCGTGCGGGCGTGAAGTCCTTGCGCCAGATAGCTGCTGATCATGGGCTGTCGGAAGGCGCAATCAGGAAGCGCGCCAAGAAAGAAGACTGGGAGCGCGATCTTGCCGAAAAGGTAAGAGCGAAGGCGGAAGCGCTGGTACGCAACGAAGCGGTACGCAAAGAGGTACGCGAACAAAGCCGCGTACCGGAGTCGGCGATCATCGAGGCCAATGCGGACGTCGTGGCCATGGTCATGATGTCGCACCGCAAGGACATCCAGCGCTCGCGCTCGCTGGGCATGGCGCTGCTGGAGGAACTGGAGCGCGGCACGTTCAACCAGGACCTGTTCGAGCAGTTGGCCGACCTGGTCGCCGGGCCGCCCATCGTGGGCACCGATCCGGTGGACAAAGCAGCCGAGCGTCGCCGCCAGCAGATGCTGGAAGCGTTCGACAAGACGATGAGCCTGCCATCGCGCGTGGACAGCATGAAGAAGCTGGCCGACACCCTCAAGACGCTGGTGGCACTCGAGCGCGAGGCATACGGCCTGTCGGACGATGGCAAGAACAAGGGGGCCGGCACGCTCGAGGACTGGCTCGACTCGCTATGACGATCGCGGCCGACCGCGCCGAGAAGCTGCGACTGCTGAAGGACGACTTCGAATACTATGCGCCGCGCTGCCTGAAGGTGCTGAACAAGGCCGGCAAGATGGTCCCGTTCGAACTGAACGCGGCCCAGCGCTACGTGCACCGCCGCATCGAGAAGCAGTTGCGCGAAAAGGGCAAGGTCCGCGCGCTGGTGCTGAAGGGCCGCCAGCAGGGCATCAGCACCTACGTGCAAGGGCGTTACATGCACAAGCTGTCGTTTCGCAAGGGTCTGTCAGCCTTCATCCTGACGCACCTGTCGGACTCGACCGACACGCTGTTCAACATGACCAAGCGCTTTCACGAGCACCTGCCGGCGTTCGTGCAGCCCAGCGCGGGCCGCTCGAACGACAAGGAACTGTATTTCGACCGGCTCGACTGCCGCTACTCGGTCGCGACGGCCGGCAGCAAGCAGGTCGGCCGCGGCAAGGCGCTGCAACTGTTCCACGGTTCGGAGATCGGCTTCTGGCCGAACCCAGACACCATTTGGCCAGGTCTTGGCCAGGCGATTGCAGATATGGACGACACCGAGATCATCCTGGAGTCGACCGCCAACGGCGTCGGCGGCGACTTCCATACGCGCTGGCGCATGGCCGAGCGCGGCGAATCCGAATATCAGGCCATCTTCGTGCCCTGGTTCTGGCAAGAGGAATACACGAAGGAGCCGCCCGCCGACTTTCAAAGCACCGACGAGGAAGACGAGCTGCGCCACCTGTTCGGCCTGACCGACGGGCAGTTGTACTTCCGGCGCCGCAAGATCGCGGACGACTTCAAGGGCGACGAGACGCGGTTCCAGCAGGAGTATCCGAACACGGCCGCCGAGGCGTTCGTATCGGCCAAGCGCGACAGCCTGATCCCGATCCCAAACATCCTGGCCGCGCGCAAGGAAAAGGGCATCGGTCCGCAGGCGCACGTCCCGCTGGTCATTGGCTGCGACCCGGCCCGCTACGGCGACGACCGCACGGCGATCGTGTGGCGCCGCGGCCGCGTGGTCACGAAGATCCGCACGCTGGCCAAGCGCAACACGATGCAGGTGGCCGGCATCCTGGCCAAGCTGATCGAGGACGAGAAGCCGCAGAAGGTGTTCATCGACATCATCGGGCTGGGCGTGGGCGTCTATGACCGCCTGGAAGAACTGAACTACGGCGACATCGTCGTGCCGGTGCAGGCCAGCGAAAGCGCGGACGAGGACGATCTGTACGTGAACAAGCGCGCCGAAATGTGGTGCCGCATGCGCAACTGGTTTGCTGAGAAGCCCGCACGCATCCCGGATGATGACGAACTGCAGGCCGACCTGGTCGAGCCCGGCTACACGTACGACAGCAAGGGCCGCATCAAGATCGAGAGCAAGGAAAACATCAAGAAGCGCGGCGGCCTGTCCCCTGACATTGCCGATGCGCTGTCGATCACCTTCGCCGAGCCGTTCCGCCCGGTCGACAACACGCCTGTCAACGTCGAACCATTCCGCCCGCATGACCCGGGCGCAGGATACTGAGAAAGCAACGCATGGATAAACAGACCGCACGCCGCCGCAAGGCCGCCCGCGCCGCACAGCCGCGCCCAGCCGATGCGCGCGCCATGGCTGGCAGCCAGGACGACGACCAGCTGGGCCTGGAAGACAACCAGACCGATGCCGTGATTGCGGCCGGCGACGAGGTCGACGAGGTGCTGGCCGAGAAGATGGCGGACCAGGAGCGCCAGGAGGCCGAAGACCGCCAGGCCCGCCTGGACGCATTCGCCGCGGCGCTGGCCAAGAAGCGCGAAACCGCCGTCAATGCCCGCCAGCAGTCGAACATCGAAATGATCTGGCGCGAGGACGAGGAGTTCTACGAGGGCATCGACGACGCCAACCGCAACGAGCATGCGACCCTGAAGCCGCGCGACTTCGGTGGCACGGGCGGCGCCAGCCTGTCCGGCAGCGCCGCCGCAGGCACGGGCTCGAACGTCTTCCCGAACATCACGCGTGCTTACGTGGACTTCAGCGCCGGCCGCGCGGCCGACATGCTGCTGCCGACCGATGATCCGAACTGGGACCTGCGCGAGACGCCGATGCCCGACGTCATCGAGGCGATGCACAGTGATAAGCCATGGTCCGGGCCCGGCAACTTCGCCACGCTGGGGGAGGCCGCTACCGCCATGGCAGGCGACGCGCGCGCCAAGGTGGCCAAGGCCAAGCGCCGCATCGAGGATTGGCTGGAAGAAGGCCAATATGGCGCCGAGCAGCGCAAGGTCCTGAAGGACGCCGCCAAGGTGGGCGTGGGCATCCTGAAAGGCCCGTTCCCGGTCAAGAGCGTGGCGCGCGCGATCGAGCGTGATGCGAACGGCAACATCGTCGGCATGTCGATCCAGAACAAGACGGCGCCCGTATCGAAGCGCATCAGCTACTGGAATTTCTACCCGGACCCCGCATGCGGCGAAGACATCCATCGCGGTAATTACACCTGGGAGAAGGACATGATCACGGCGCGCGAGCTGCGCGACCTGATCGGGACCGGCGGCGAGGACGGCCAGCCGTTCTACCTGGAAGACACGATCAAGCAATGCCTGTCGGAAGGCCCGCAGCGCAAGCATCAGGAAGATACGAACTACCAGGCGCCGGACGCCGAGACGTTCGAAATCTGGTACTTCTACGGCGTGGCCACGGCTGGCGACCTGAACGCCGCCGGCCTGGACGTCGACCAGAACACCGTGCTGCCGGTCATGATCACGATGGTGAACGACCGCGTCATCAAGGCCGCGCGCAGCACGCTGGACAGCGGCGAATTCCCCTACGACGTCATGGTGTGGCAGGAGCGTGACGGCCACTGGGCTGGCATCGGTGTGGCGCGCCAGGTGCGCACGCCTCAGCGCATGCTGACGGCCGCCACGCGCAACCTGCTGGACAACGCAGGCCTTGCCGCCGGCCCGCAGATCGTCATCGCCGACGGTGCCATCAAGCCGATGAACTCGGCCGACCCCTACACGATCCGCCCGCGCATGCTGTGGAAGATGCTCAAGGACGCGACCAACATCGACGACGTGCGCAAGGCATTCGCCGCGATCACGATCCCGATGCTGACCGATGAACTGCTGAAGATCGTCCAGTATGCGCAGAAGCTGGCCGAGGACAGCACCGGCCTGCCGATGCTGATGCAGGGCCAGCAGGGCCAGGCCAGCGAGACGGTGGGCGGCATGCAGCTGCTGACGAACAACTCGAACACGCCGCTGCGCCAGATCGCCAAGCTGTTCGACGACCGCATCACGGTGCCGCACCTGCTGCGCTATTACGAGTGGCTGCTGATCTACGGCGAGCAGGACGAAAAGGGCGAATACATCGTGGCCGCGCGCGGCTCGTCGGCGCTGTTCGAACGCGACGCCCAGAACCAGGCCATCATTGCCATGGGCCAGTTGATCGGCAACCCGGTATTCGGCATCGACCCGACGCGCTGGATCAAGCAGTACATGAAGGCGCAGCGCCTGGATCCGTCCAACTTCCAGTTCAGCCCGGCCGAGATGGCGCAGCAGAAGAAGCAGGCCGAGCAGAGCCCGCCGCCGCAGGACCCGAAGATTCAAGTGGCCCAGATCGGTGCCCAGGCGCGCGTAAAGGCCGCCGAGATCGCCGCCGGCACCCAGCAGCAGCGCATCAAGTCGGACATGGACCGCGATGCCGTATTCGCGCAAGCCGAGGCCGCGCGCACGCAGGCCGACGCCCAGTCCCAGCAGGCCGAATTGCAGATGAAGCGCGACCTGGCCATGCTCGACTATGCGAACAAGCGCCAGATGTCGCTCGATGCCGTGAAGGCCGAGCTGGCGCAGACCACGATGAAACTGCAGACGCAGAAGGAACTGTCGGCGATGTCGACGGCCGCCGACCTGCACAAGCACCACAACCCCGCCGCGCAGGTCATCGCGCCGCCGACCGAGCCCGCCGGCCGCGCGCCGAATGGTGAGGCGTTCCAGGCATGAGGCCGCCGATCGACCCCACCGACCTGACGCTGTCCGAGCGGGACCGCAACAGCGATGTCTGGTTGCGCATGCGCGAGCGCCTGCAGGCCCGGCTCGATATGTACCGGCGCCAGAACGACAACGACCTGCCCGCAGACAAGACCGCCATGCTGCGCGGCCGGATCATGGAATTGAAAGCATTGCTCGCCGCTGGTGAAAGCCAGGACGGGCACGAGTGACAGGGACCATCGGCCCCTTGTCGTAATAGCCGCCGCGAGGCGGTTTTTTGTTTGTGGAGAAGCACCCCATGGCAGCAGAGAATGACCAGTTGGAAACCCTGACGCCCGAACAGGAAGCGCAGGCAGAAGCCGAGTTCATGGCCGCCTTCAACACCACGCGCGAGCAGACCATGCCGCACGTCGAAGGATCGACCGACACGACGAACAACGCCGACCGCCATGCCGCCGAATCGAATGGCCAGGATGGACACGAAGACGATGCAGCCGCCCGCGCGCAAGCCGAAGCGGATGCAGCCGCCGCACAGGCCGCAGCCGATGCCGCGGCGCAAGCCCAGGCGCAGGCCGAAGCCAATGCGCCCGTCGCGCTGACGAAAGCCGAGGTCGAGGCCCTGCGCGCCGCAGCGGCCACGATCCCGCAACTGCAGGAAGAACTGCGCCGCACCCGTGATACCACGGCCGGCAAGATCGGTTCGATCCAGCAGGAGCTAAAGGCGATCGCGGCACGCGCGGCCGACGGCCAGAAGCCGGCGCTGGCGCAACTCAAGCGCCTGCGAGCGGAATTCCCCGAGCTGGGGCAGATGCTCGAGGAAGACCTAGCCGATGCCTTCGCAACGCCGGCAGCAGCGAACCCCGACCCACAGGGCAACGCAGGCGACGCCCCGGCGCCGCAAGCCGATCCCGTCATGGTCGATCCGCTCGCTGACGAACGTGTCCAGCAGGTGCTCAAGCAGAAGGAGCAAGCCATCGTCGATGCAGTGCATCCCGACTGGCGCGACCTTCGCAAGACGCCCGAGTTTTCCGAATGGCGTTCGCAGCTGCCGCAAGCCGCGCAAGACCTGCTCGCGTCCTCCTGGGATGCAAAAGTGCTGGTCGATGCTTTCAAGGGATTCAAGGATTGGAAGCACAAGCGCGACGAACAGGCAGCGGCGCAAGCCGACGCCAACAAGCAACGCGGCAAGCGGCTGGAAAACGCGATCCCCGCAACGAGGGGCTCGACGACCGGCATTAACGCAGTCGATGACGATGCGGCATTCGAAGCCGGCTTCAAAGCCGTGCGCACGGGTAGCCGCTGACCCCACCCATTCATTGAAGGAAAGTCACAATGACGATTCAAACCCTCAACACCAGCGCCCGGATTAATAAATTCAAGGGCGAAATCCTGGCGCACGCCATGCCCGTCGAAGTGCTGGGCATCACCGGCCAGCAGAAGAAGATGCCGGCCAACGCCAGCAAGACGATCTCGTTCCGCCGCTGGCTGCCGTACGGCTCGACCCTGTCGAACCCGAACCAGTGGAACGTGAACGCCGTGGCGCACATCGTGCAGGAAGGCGTCACCCCGGCGGCCGACACGCTGACCCCGCAGGACATCGAAGTCCAGATGCAGCAGTACGCCGTGCTGTACGCCGTGTCGGACCAGATGGTCGACATGCACGAGGACGGCCCGCAGATCGTCGACGAGATGAAGAAGCAGACCGGCGAGCGCCTGGGCCTGGTGCGCGAGATGGTACGCTATGGCGCCCTGAAGGGCTGCACCAACAAGTTCTATGCCGGCGGCACCTCACGCGCCACGGTATCGAGCAAGATCACCCTGTCGCTGCTGCGCAAGATGACGCGCTCGCTGAAGGCGAACCACGCGAAGTTCATCACGGGCATCCTGGCCCCGACCCCGAACTACGGCACCGCGGCCGTCGAAGCGTCCTATCTCGTGTTCGCGCACACCGACACCGAACAGGACATCCGTGACCTGCCGGGCTTCAAGGAAACCGCGATCTACGGCCAGCGCAAAGTCCTGCACGAGCAGGAGCTAGGCAGCGCCGAGAACTTCCGCATCATCCTGTCGCCGGAACTGCAAAGCATCCCGGACTCGGGCGCGGCTGTCGGTGCGACCGGCCTGTTCTCGACCACTGGCGCAAACGTCGACGTGTACCCGGTCATCGTGGCCGCGGAGAACGCATGGGGCCAGGTCGCACTGCGCGGCAAGGACTCCATCGACGTGACCTACATCGCGCCGGGCCAGAAGGACAAGAACGACCCGCTGGGCCAGCGCGGCTACATCGGCGCGAAGAACTACTTCGCCGCCGTCGTGCTGAACAATGGCTGGATGGCTGTCGCTGAAGTCGGCGTCACGGCCCTGCCGTAATCCAATAACGGCGCCGGGCCCTGCGCCTGGCGCCTGACCTGAAAGGATCAACATGGCATCTCCCCAAGTCTCGATCTCGCAGCAAATCCAGAAGATGGCGATCAACCAGTCCGACAAGCGCCTGCTGCTGGCTGCGTTCAGCGGGCTGACCGACGACATCGAGCAGTTGCGCGCGTCGCTGAATGCCGCGCTGGCCAAGCTCGATGCCGCCGCGGCGGGCACCGTCGCCAACCTGGGCACCAACAACGTCGCGACCCTGGCCGTGGCGAAGGCCGCGCTGAACGTCAAGAAGTCGTAACCCTCTCCGAAAAGGAATATTTACATGCAAGCTCAAAATTTCATCGGCGGCAATCTGGTGCTGGGCAAGGCCGGCCTGACGGGCCTGTCGGGCGCTGCCACCACGTACACCCTCGGCACGGCCATCGCCTATGCCCTGTACGGCAAGCTGTATAGCAAGAGCACTGCCGCCGGCGCCGCGACGCCGACCACCGACGCTGTCACCGGCGCGGCGATCACCGTCAAGCCCGGCTATGGCACGAACGTGCTCTGGTGCCTGGACTCGGCCGGTAACGTCAAGGTCGTGCAGGGCTCGACCGAACTGCTGGACGCTTCGGGCACCTTCCAGTTCGCCGCGCCGCAGTTCGCGAACCTGCCCGACACGCTGGTCCCGTTCGCGTATGCCGTGATCAAGAACGTCTCGACCGGAACGCTGTTCACGTTTGGCACCTCGAACTGGAACCAGGCCGGCATCACCGTGACGGCCAGCGACATCATGGCCGTGCCGAACCGCCCGCAAGCGTCGTAATCCCCGGCAGCACTTAGCAACCCAAACGGGCCGCCATCTGGTGGCCCGTTCCTTTTGGAGATTCCACCATGAGCCGCAACCGTACCCCTGCAGTTTCCTCCGACATGATGACCGGCACCGTTGGCGCCGACACCCTGGATGCCGATCTGGACATGCATGACCGCAGCATCACGCTGGACCAGGATATGTCGCTGGAAGACCTGCGCGACAGCCTGAATTCCACCGTGTCGATGAGCCCTACCGATCCGCACTTCCAGCGCTTCGCAGCCGATGCCACGTTCATGGAAGAACAAGTCTTGGTACGCGTGCTGCCGTCCTCCGAGCAGAACGCCGAAAAGATCGTCGAAGTCTGGAACAACGGCAGGCCGCAGCGCTTCATCCGCGGCGAATGGGTGATCGCCCGTCGCAAGTATGTCGAGGTGCTGGCGCGCGCCAAGCCCTTCAGCGTGGCCACGCCCGAGATCACCGACGGCAACGGCGACCGCACCACGAAGATCGACCTGAACCACGGGCTGCGCTACCCCTTCGAGATGCGCGACAAGAACCCGATCGGCAATGCCTGGCTGAACAACATCCTTTCGCAGCCGTAATCCATCTCCACAATGACATTCCTCGAACTCGTTCAAGACTTCATGCGTCAGGCCGGCATCACCGGCTCGATCGTCTCCGTGCAGGGCCAGTCTGGCGAGGCCCTGCGCGCCGTCAACTGGATCATCAAGGCGAACCGCGACATCCAACTGGACAATCCAGAATGGGAGTTTCTGCGCGCCGGCGTGACCTTCACCACGACCGCATCGAATAACACCTACACGGCCGCCGCTGCCGGCGTGACCGGGTTCGGGGAATGGCGCTTTCGCGGCGACGATTGGCGCTGCTATGCGGCGGCCATCGGCCCCATGGATGAACAGCCCGTTGGGTTCGTCCCCTACGATGATTTCTGCCGCATCTACGCGTATGGCGCGCAGCGCCTGCAGACCGGGCGCCCGGTTGTCGTGACCGAAGCGCCGGACCAGTCCCTGATTTTCTGGCCGATCCCAGACGCCAGCTATGTCGTGACCGGCCAGCAGTACCGCGCGCCTATCGACCTGGTCAACAATCAGGACGCGCCGCCGTTCGCCGCGCGCTTCCATGATGCCATCGTCTACCGCGCCCTGCAGTTGTATGGCGCCTACGAGGGCGACAGCTCCGTGTTCATCTTCGGGCAGTCCGAATGCGCGCGCATGCTGGCACAGATGGCGAGCCAGTATCTGCCGAAGTGGTCCGCTTCGGAGTCGCTGGTATGAAGCAGGTCCGCATCCCCGAAGCACGCATCGAGATCGAGCGCGTGCGCTTCATCGGCGGCCTCGACATGATGTCACCCGCGCTGGACATCCAGCCAGGGAACGCCATCGTCGCCGTCAACTACGAGCCTGGCATGCTGGGCGGCTATAAGCGGATCGACGGCTACGAGCGCCTGGACGGGCGGCCCGCGCCGTCGGCGGCCACCTACCTCTACCTGCAGGGTAGTTTCCCTTATGTCGCCATCGGCACGCAGGTGCGCGGCGCGACGTCGGGGGCCATCGGCATCGTCGTCATGTGCGACGGCACGCCGGCGCCGAGCGCCAGCACGGGCAGCATCAGCGTCTCGAAGGTGTCGGGCTCGTTCCAGGATGGCGAGACGATCACGCGCATGGACGCAAGTGTGCTTGGCACATTGGGCACGGCGATTGTGCGCGGCTACCCGGATTCTCTGCGCGACGCCACCGCGCTGGCCGCCGCCGCCGACCTGTACCGCGCCGACATCCAGGCCGTGCCGGGCGTCGGTCCGATCCGCGGCGTCTGGATGTTTGGCGGCGTGACGTACGCGTTCCGCGACTACGACGGCACGCAATGCAAGATGTACAAGTCGACCAGTGCCGGCTGGGCGGCCGTCACGTTCGGCCAGGAGTTGCAGGTCAAGCAGCCAAGCCAGGCCGTTACGACATCGAGCGGCGCCGTGAACTGGGCCGCGCACGGGCTATCGGTCGGCGCGCTCGTCCAGTTCGGCGGCACGATCCCCAGCGGCGCCAGCGCCAACACCAGCTATTACGTCGTCGCCACGACGGCGAACACATTCCAGGTATCGCTGACGGCAGGCGGCGCGGCGATTGTGCTGGGCGACGTGGCCGCCGGCCTGACGTGCTACCCGCAGGCCCAGCAACTCGTCGAGGGCACGACGGTCACGGGTGCCACGTCCGGCGCCACTGGCGTCGTGGCCCGCGCCGGCGTGCGTACGGGCGCATGGGCCAGCTTCGGCGTCACGGCCACCATCGTGCTGTCGTCGTCCAGCGGCACGTTCCAGGCGGGCGAACTGCTGCGCGTGGCCGGCGCGCCGATGGCAAACGCAGTGGCGGCGAACGCGCCGATCACCCTGCTGCCCGGCGGGCGCTTCGAGTTTGTCACGTACAACTTCACCGGTTCGCTGGCAACGCGCCGCATGTACTTCTGCGACGGCGTCAATCCGGCATTCGAGTTCGACGGCACGACGCTGGCGCCGATCCGCACCGGCATGGCGGCCGACACGCCGCAGTTCATCCGTGCGCACAAGCAGAAGCTGTTCCTGTCCTTCAAGGGCTCCGTGCAGCATTCTGGCGATGGTGCGCCGTATGCCTGGACCATCCTGGCCGGCGCCGACGAGATCGGCATCGGCGACGTCGTGACCGGCATGGAAGTGCAGGCCGGCGACACGCTCGCGATCTTTGCGCGCAACAGCAGCTACCAGCTGAACGGCTCGACGAACGACGATTTCCAGTTGCTGCCCATCTCCGACAAGATCGGCGCCATCGCCTACACCGTGCAGGCCATCGGCAAGACGCTGGCGCTGGCCGACCGCGGCATCGTCAGCACCGACCGCACGCAGGCGTATGGCAACTTCGTGCAATCGACGATCAGCCAATACGTGCAGCCCATCGTCGACAAGCTGCGCGCGAACGCCATCGGCTCGGTCGTGTACCGCAACCGCAACCAGTACCGCATCTTCGCCGCCGACGGCAGCGGCGTGATCGTCACGTTCAACGACGGCAACCTGGTCGGTATCACGCGCCTGCAATACCCGACCACGCCGGCATGCTTCGCAAGCTGCGAGGACGCGACCGGCGGCAATGTCGTCCTGTTCGGCGACGTGAATGGTTACGTGTACCAGGCCGACGTCGGCTCCAGCTTCGACGGCCAGGCCATCGAGGCGTATCTGCACCTGCCTTTCGACAATTTCGGCAGCCCGCGCCAGCGCAAGCGCTTCCGCAAGGCCGTCATGGAAATGAGCGCGACCGCCTATTCGTCCATCCGCTTCCAGCCTGAATTCTCGTACGGCGATCCAGACATCGGCACACACCGACTGCAGACGGCAAGCATCGGCGGCAATGGCGGTTACTGGGACACGGACAACTGGGACGCGTTCTTCTATGACGCGCAGGTCGTGACAGCGCCTGAATTCAGCATCGAGGGCAAGGGGCTGAACATGAGCGCCCAGTTTTACAGCAACTCGAACATCGACATGGGCCACGTGCTGCAGGGCCTGCTCGTCCACTTTTCCAACCTGAGACTTTCCCGATGACAAACAGCTTTTTCTCGCCGCCACCGCAGATGGCCCCAGGCACGAAGGCGCGCGCTACCGACATCAACGCCATCAGCCAGGCCATCAACTCGGCATTCGACCGCCTGCCGGGCGAGTCCGCGCTGAAGGGCGGCTTCGTCAACTATGCGCCGAACCTTGGGACGACTGACAATGCCTATGTGGTATTGATGGACCCGAAGATCACGGCGATCGGCTATGTCGATGGCCTCGAAGTCAAGCTGCTGCCTACGCGCGCCAATACCGGCGCCTGCACGCTGAACGTCAACGGACTGGGGAATATCCCGATCAAACGATCGGATGGCTCAGACCCGCAGGCAAGCGACCTGCCGGCCAATGCGGTCATCCCTCTGACCTATCAGGCGGGCGCCAATGTGTTCCGCCTGCCGTCTGTCGTGTCGTCGCAGGTCATTCAGGCTATCGGGTCGGGGGCGTCTGCACAGGCAAGCGCGTCAGCTGCGGCGGCATCGGCGGCATCGGCGCAGTCCTATCTTCAGCAAGTCACCAGTTTCCTGACGGGGGCGGCTTCTACCGTCATCAGCTTTTTTCAGGCAGGTACGGGCGCAGTCTTGCGCACGGTACGCGACAAGCTGCGCGAGAGCGTCAGCATGCAGGACTTCGGCGCCGTAGGCGACGGTGTCACTGATGACACGGCTGCGGTACTCGCAGCTATCACGTATGCAAGCACGAGCGGCAAGCGCCTGAATTTGAATGGCGCTACCTATCTCGTGACCGCCAATATCCCAAGCCTGCACGACGTCAAGTACGCGGGGCCGGGCTACATCAAGCGCGGCACGGATATGTTTGCGCCCGTTCCTGGCGCGTCGGACACTAACACCCTGTACATCTCGCCCACCGGACTATCGACCAACGATGGCCTGACTGCAGCGATGCCGATGTCGGATGTGCGCGTATTTGCTGTGCTGCCCAACTACGGCCCGATACTTGAGGGTCAGTGGAATATCCGCCTGGCAGCTGGAACGTACGCCGGCGGCAATACGATGACGGGCCTGCGCAGCCGAAACTATCTGGCGTTCTATGGCCCGGACGTCGGCGGCCATCCAAACGTTCCTACCGCTATCGTCGACGGCACCAGCAGCGCAGCAGATCACGGCTGGTACTTCCAGACGAACATGACGCTGAAAGTTCAGGACATCAAGTTCCAGAACTGGACGACGAAAGCCTATTCGCATGGCATCACAGTCCTTGAGGCGTCGAAGCTGTACACGGTCAACGTTCACACGCAGAACTGCTCTTACGGTGGTGTCGACGTCGAGGACCGTTCGCAACTCATCCTGTCTGGCGGTGTCCATAACAACGCGATGTACGGCATTCGCGCGACGTACCACTGCACCGTCTCCATCGGCTATAACGGCGCCACCGCTGGCCGGCCGCAGATTACTGGCACCACTGCAGGCGGTTCTGGCATCCTGCTTAGTGACTACTCGCAAGGACACATCGACTATACCGACTTGTACGGCTGTGGCGGCTCGGGCGGAGCAGTCGGCCTGGTGAACATGTCGCGCGTCGACTTGAACTATTGCGTGTTTGGTGCGGGTACGCCCAACTACTACAACGTCAGCTGCTCGATCGGCTCGACCTACATCGACAACGTCAGCAACACGTTCAATGCCGCCACGATCAAGAGCATTGTCCTGCTCGGATTTTCGCTCGACTGGAGCAACAACGGCAACGTCTTCTACGACCAGGCGACCGGGCGCATACGCATCGGGTCGTCAACATCCTACGCCGCCCCAGCTGGAAGACTTCACGTCAAGGATGGCGATGCCAGCCCATCGTATGCATCATCCACCGTCGTGGCTATCGAATCCACGACGAGCCCATATCTGTCGTTTGGGTCGCCAGGAACGACCGAGGCCGGCATGCTCTGGTCCAAGCCTAGCGTAACAACTCAGGCTAAATTTTTCTACAACTTCACCGACGACACTTTCCGGATGCTGGTCGCAGCGGGCAGCACGGTGTTCAAGTGGGGCGCCACGTTCTTCGTCCCCCCGACCGACAACGCTACTACCAATGGCAGCGCAAGCTTCCGATGGTCGGTTATATATGCCGGCACCGGGACTATCAACACGTCGGACGAGCGCGAGAAGCAGCAGATCGAGAGCATCAATCCGGCAGCAATTCGAGCAATTCGCCGTGTGAACCTGGTGCAGTTCAAGTTCAATGATGCGGTAGAGGCAAAGGGCAATGGCGCGCGCTGGCACTTCGGCGTGATCGCGCAGCAGGTGAAGGCCGCGTTTGAAGCGGAAGGCCTGGATGCATTCGATTACGGGGTGCTGTGCTACGACGAATGGACCGACGAATTCGAGCCGGTTTTCGGTGAGCGTGTCGTCCATGCGGACGACGGCACCGAGATGATCCAGCAGTACGACACCGGCGAAAAGCGCCTTGTAAAAGCTGCTGGGAATCGCTACGGCGTGCGTTACGACGAATTGCTTGTGCTTAGGCTGGCCGCCATTGAGGCAGGGGGCGGCGCATGAAACGCATTCTTGAATGCGGCGTGCTCCTGCGCCTCTACACCATGACCATCTCCGCCCTGTACTCGTACACGGCGCTTTACCGCCGCGATACGCTGGCCTATGCGGTGGCGCATGCCGATCGCTTCGCGCAAATGACGATGTACGGTCTAGCCGTCTTCGTCGTGCTGGGGATGATCGACCTGTTCATCAATGACGTGCTGCCGGACCAGTTCGTGCTCTCGCGGGCCCTGCACGACCGGCACCTGGTCAGCATGTCGATCGCCGGGTGCTTCGCAGTTCAGATGTCCACATGCGTGCGGTACGAAATGCCGTACGCGATCCTTCCGTTCTATGCCGTCTATGTGCTGATCGTTCCTGTATCGGCCTTTGTCGACGTGCGGAAACGCTACAAAAACAACAAGGCTTGCCAATGAAAAAAGAACTGACGCAAACGCTCGGCGCCGTGCACGCCACGCTGCTCGTACTGTGGCCCGCCTCCGCCATGGCGGCCAACATCGCATTCGGCGCGCAGCTGGCGCAGATCCCGATGCTGTCCGTCCTGATGACGGTCATCCTGTCCACGCTCATGGGCGCTACCTCGCTCCTGCACGCGATGAAACAGGAATACGAAAAGGCCGCGGTGATCCCGCGCCTGTGGCTGTTCATCTGCTCCCGCATGCTGTCCTCGAACGCGGCCGGCCTGTTGATGTTCTTCGCCGGCGAGGCGTGGGGCATGGACAACGCCTACAAGGCCGCTGCCATCATGCTGTCCGCTTTCGGCGGCACATGGTCGATCGAGCGCGCGCTGCAGTTCTTCGCCAATAAATACGCCCCGGAGCCAACCCGATGATCATAACTGCTGAACAACTCCAGCGCATCATGCCCGCGCTGGGCATGCGCGCGACCCTGTGCGCCGGCCCGCTGAACGTGGCCATGATGCGCTTCAAGATCGACACGGCGCGCCGCGCCGCCGAATTCATCGCCCAGGTGGCGCATGAAAGCGGCCAGCTCATGCGCCTGCGTGAAGACCTCGACTACAGCTTCGGGCGCCTGCGCACCGTGTGGCCGAAGCGCTTCCCGACCGACGCTGTGGCGATCGGCTACGCGCACCAGCCTGAGAAGCTGGCCAACTTCGTCTATGCCGGCCTGTACGGCAACGGCGACACGGCCAGCGGCGACGGCTGGAGATTCCGCGGCGCCGGCTACCTGCAGCACACGTTCCGCGCGAACCATGCCGCGATCGGGCGCCAGTTCGGGATCCCGGTCGACCAGGTCGGCGACTGGCTGAACACGCACGAGGGCGCGGCGCTCGGCGCGGGCCTCTACTTTTTCGAGCATGGCTGTAACGCCCTGGCCGATGCCGGCAACACGGACGGCATCAGCGACGTGATCAACCTCGGGCACCGCACCACGGCCGTCGGCGATGCCAACGGCTACCGCGAGCGCCTGGCGTTTCGCAACCGGGCCTATGCCGTGCTGGGGGTGGCGTGATGGACATCATCAAGGACATCGAGGGCGTCGCGCAGGCTGGCATGGACATCCGCACCAGGCTGATCATCGTCCTGGCTGTCGTGCTGGCGCTGGGCGCTCTGGCCGCCTATGGCGCCAACCACTTCGAGGCCAAGGGCCGGGCCCTGGAGCGCGCCGACTGGCTGGCCAAGCAGGTCAGGGAGCAACAGGCCGACGCCGCCCTGGTCGCCCGGCACGACGCCGACATGCGCGCCATCGAGGACAAACACCAACAGATCGAAAGGACTACCAGTGAAAAACACGAACAGGAACTGGCGCAACTGCGCCGCGAGCGCGATGCCGACCGTCGCCGCGCTGATGCTGCTGGCGGGCTGCGCATCCCAGCCCCAGCCTGCCCGGCCGGTAGCACTGTCGCCGGAACCGAAGCCGCAAGCGCCGGCGGACGTGATGCGGCCGGGCCCGGCACCGTCCGCCTTCCGCAACAGGTTGAAAACGACCTTTGGGTTATCGCTGACGACGCCGACGAAGTGAGCGCCCAGCTGCGCGCCTGCCAGGGCTGGATTCTGGCAAACGGGTTTTATGGGCCGCAAAATTCCGCCTGGCATGAATTGCTTGGTAGAATTGATGCTATCGGGAATCAAGACAGCAGGGGCGAAGCGCAATGAGTACCACGTCGGCGGAAGATCAGATTTCCAACTGGGCGGCGAGCACGTACGGCACGCCCGTCCCGACGGCGTCGGCATCGTCGGCGTCGAGCCCCACGGGCATGCTTGGCTCGTCCTCGGCGGCTCCTACCGGCGTTTCGCCATGGACGACGGCAGCAGCGCCGACCACGTCCAGCAGCGTGGCGCCCGCGACCAGTACCGCAGCATCGACGCCTGCCGGCCTGTCGAGCGTATCGGCCACGAACGCCGTCGCCATCGCGCCGTCAAGCATCGCGACGCGCACGGTCGATCCGGGCACCGAGACGGTCGCCGGCCAGGTGAACAAGCTGACGGCCGAGAATAGCCCGGTTCTCCAGCAGGCGCAGGCGCAGGCCATGCGCACGGCTGCCGGGCGCGGCATGCTCAATTCGGCCATGGCGGCATCGGCCGGCGAAAGCGCCGTCATCGGCCAGGCCACCAACATCGCGAACGCGGACGCGGCGACCTACAAGAGCGCGGCCGATTACAACGCCGCGGCCAAGAATCAGGCGACGATGTGGAACGCTGACCAGGCATCGCAGTTGCAACGCCTGGACCTGCAGTTGCAGGACTCGGCCGCGAGCCGGGCGCAATCGCTGTCGGTGGCGCAGATGCAAAACGCGACGACGCGCTACCAGGCCGAGATGTCGGCCAACACGAGCCGGTACAACACCGACTCGTCCTACCGCCAGCAGATGGACAGCCAAAAGACATCCCTGGCCAACAACATCATCCAGAACATGGACCTGTCGCCTGACCGCAAGGCGGCCATGCTGGAAGCGCTCGGCATGGGTACCAGCGCATCCAGCGCGGGCGGCGGCAGCGGCCTGGCCGGCGCCGTGTATGTCATCGGCTCGACCAGCGCCGACCTGAATCCAGCATCGTCGCAATCCAGCTCCGCGGCCGCGCAGACCGACTATGGCAGCAACGGCGCCGGCACTATGCTGACGGCCCCGTACTCCAATTATTACAACAACGAGGTTCTTTGATGGACCCGCGACTGGTCGACTATTTGGCCAGCATCGGCGCGCCAGCGGATTCGCTCGAAGGATGGACAGTATGCGTGGCGCAGCGCGCGGGCGTCGACGTCGCCTTCGTCATCACGCGCGGCCCGGAAATTCACATGCTGTCGATCGCCGAGCGGCGCGCGATGAGCCGGCGCAACATTGCCCAGTTCGTCGCTCCGCTGCTGGACAAGTTCGGCTATTGCACCACGCGCGTGCCGCTGTCCGAGACGGATCACCGCCTGCGCGAAGCGCTCGGGTTCTCGCGCACCTGGTCCGATGACCATTTCAGCTATTGGGTGCTGATGCGCCTGCCCTATCAGAAAGGAACACCACAATGCCAGTCGCAGTAGTTGCCCTCGCCGCCGGATCGTTCGCCGCTGGCGCCACCGCCTTTGCCGCCGCCACTACGCTCGCGGCTACCGTCGCCGCTGGTGCCACGATGGTCGGCGCCGCACTCACGATCGTGGGCACCGTCACTGGCAACGCGAAGTTGACCAAGATCGGCGCCATCGTCGGCATCGCCGGCGGCATCGGCTCGGCTCTGGCCTCGAGCGCCACCGACGCGGCCGGCGCCGCGGCGGGCAGCACGGCCGAGGCCGGCACGAGCGCGGCCACCGACGCCGCCGGCGGCGCAGCAGGCGCGGCCACCGATGCGGCCAGCGCGCTGCAAACCGCGCCCGTCTACACCCCCGGAACGGGCGACACGCTCGGGTCATCCCTGAGCGCGAACCCGTCGCTGGACTCTGCTGTCGGCAGCACGGGCAGCACGGCCGGAACGGGCGGCGGCATGCTTGACGTCGCCACTTCGGCCACGCCCGCCAGCATGGGCGGCGCCAGCGCCAGCAATACGCTGCAGCAGGCCATCGCCGACCCCACCAGCACATTCAACGCGGCCGGCAGCGGCGCGGGCCAGAACGTCGGCAATGCCTTCAATGCGAACAGCACGGCAGCCGGCCAGGCGGCCAGCGCGAACGCATTCAAGGCGCCGACGGCCGGCGGCATGCTCGATTCGGTCGAGGCGTATCCGGGCGCGATCGATGCGGCCGGCGCGGGCGCAAGCTCCGCCAGCGGCATCGGCGCAACGCTCGACCAGGTGCAGGCATGGGCGAAAGCCAATCCTGAGCTTGCAAAGGCCGCATTGAATGGCGTGGGCGCCGTCGCCGGCAATCTGGTGCCGAGCGCAAAGGACAAGGCAATGATGGACGCCTACAAGGCGCAAACCGCCGCCACGAACCGCCGCGCCCTCTGGGGCTCGGGCCGTATCTCGTAATCGGGGAAGACCATGCAGAACAATCTCGCCGGCCCGGCACAGGGCAGCCAGGACAAGATCGACATCGATCCGATCATCGCCAAGGTGCAGCAGAGCATCCCGGCGCAACTGAAGGATATTTACGACAAGGCCGTGCTGTCGGGCATGCGCATCATGTTCGACCGCCAAAGCCATCACATGATGCTGGACGCGCTCGACGCGCCCGGCCCGCTGGCCACGCGCATCAGCAACGGCATCATCCAGCTGATGTATTTGCTGTGGACGCAATCGAACAAGACGCTGCCTCCGCAGATCATCGTCCCCGTCACGCTGACGCTGACCTTGAAGGCGTTCCAGTTCCTGCAAGAGTCGGGCGAGCCTGATGCAGACAAGCAGGCGCTGGGCGACGCCACGCAGCAGGCCGTCGAGGGCATCATGGCGCGATTCGGCGTGAAGGGCATGCAGGACGGCGGCGCGCAGGCTGGCGCCGATCCGGCGGCGCCCAGCGCACCGGCCGCCGCGCCGACTGGCGGCGGCATGCTCGATTCCGCAGGAGGTCAGTAACATGGCGGACTGGGCATACGCACTGTCGCAAGGTGTCGGCGCCGCGGCCAATACCGGCGCTGCCATCATCGGCGACCAGATCAAGAACAGTCAGACTATCCAGATGCAGCAGCAGCTGGAGCAGCAGGCCGCCGACATCAAGGTCGACACGGCCACGCGCCTGGCCGCGGCTGACCAGATGATGAAGAACGCGGCGCTGCAGCGCTACGCCGGCATCGTCAAGCAGAAGGCCGGCGAGCCCGCGCCGCAGGAAGCAGCGCCCGTGCAGCAGACCGGGCTCACGCCCGAGTCCGCGAAGGGCATGCTGGACGACGACGGTGGCAAGACCCTGCCCGCCAACTTTACCGGGTTCACGGGCGGCATGGACAAGATCAACGGCATCCTGGCCGTTGCCCAGGCCACGCTCAAGAATCCATCGGCGACCGACCAGCAGAAGGCCGACGCGCAGGCGCTGATTGCCCAGCTCGGCAAGCAGGTCGACGCGCAGAAGGAAGTCAATGCCGATGCCGTCGATGGCAAGACGCGCCCGCGCACGACGGAAGAAGCCGTCGACGCCGCCAACAATTACGCCCTGATGAACGACCCGGAAGCGTACGTCGCCGGCACGACCGCATACAACAACGCCAACAAGGATGACCTGGCGCAGAAGCGCCTGGACCAGCAGGGCAAGCTGGCACGCGAGGCGGGCGACCGGCAGGAGCGGCTGGCGCAACAGCGCGAGGACGCACGCTATCGCGACATCCTGGCCAAGCTGGGACCGGACGGCGCCGGCGCCGCGAAGGACCCGTCCGACGTTGCGACGATCAAGTACCTGACTGGCAACGGCATGTCATTCGAGAACGCGCGCGACCTGGTGCTGGGCAACGGTGAAGGTGCACGCAAGGACCCGGTCGCGCTCGCCTCGTCGATGGCGTCGAACATGATCGCCAGCGGCGCCGTGCGCGTTACGAAGGACGATCCGCCCGGCACGACTGTGTCCGGCAAGGCGATGAAGATGGCCATGGACGCACTGACGCAGGCGCAAAACCTGCGCGGTGGCGCGCCAGCAGGCGCCGGCATGACGCCGCCCGCAGCCTCGCCTGGCGGGACGTCGGCAAGCCGTCCGCCCCTTTCCAGCTTCCGAAAGTAATCCATGAGCTTTGACATCATCGGCGCGCGCAAGGCCGGCTATTCGGATGAGGAAATCGCCGAGTTCCTGGCGAAAGATGGCGGCACGAAGTTCGACGTGGCCGGCGCCATCCAGGCCGGGTATTCCCCTGCGGAAGTCGTCGACGAGCTGGCCAAGCATCCGGCATTCACGGCCGGCAAGCGGGAACTGGAAGATGCCGCCGCCTCGCCGGCAGCCAACCATTTTACGTCCGGCATGTCGCGCGACGACTACCAGCGCCAGTTCCTGGCCACGAATCCGCAGGCGTCCGGTGACGCACTCAGCGCCGTGATGGCGCAGTACGACGCGACGAACAAGGGCGCGATCGTTCCGGGCAATATCGACCTTGGCGCGCGCCCGATGGTGCGCAACAAGGACGGATCGATCAGCACGGTGCGATCCATTTCTGTCGGCACCGACAACGGCGAAGCGCTGATCCCGACCGTCAGCGATGACGGGCGCATCATGAGCAATGCCGAGGCGCAGAAGCAGTTCAAGGACACCGGCCGCCACCTTGGCATCTTCAAGACCGAGGAGGAGGCGACTGCCTATGCCAAGCTGTTGCATGACCAGCAGGCCGCGCAGTACGAGGACACGCCCGAAGCGATGTTCAATCGGCGCCTCAACGAGCGCCTGCAAGGCAAGCGTAACGGCGTCGTGCCGCAATTGCCGGGTCGCCAGCAGCCTGACCAGTTGCAGGACGTGAGTACGCCGGCCAGGCCGTCGATGTTCGACACGGTGGCCGGCAACGCGGTCGGCGGCGCCTTCGGCACGTCGATGGGTGCGCTGTCCGCTGGCGCGCGTCTGTTCGGCGCCGACGACTATGCCGACGAGATCGATGTCGGCCGCGCGCAGCTGCAGGCCCGCCAGAAGGAGTTGGGCGGCGACACGTTCGCCGGCAAGGTATCCAGCCTGGTCGGCGGCATCGTGCCGGCGCTGGGCGCGCCCGAGGGCGTGCTGGAACAGGCTATTGCGAATACCGGCCTGTTCGCGCTGCCCGCCTTCCAGGACACGCTGAAGGCGAAGCTGGCGCAAGGCGAATCGCGCGCCGCCGCACTCACGCATGCGGCCGAGGCGTTCGGCCTGAACCTCGTGGCGCCGACCGTCATGCAGAAGGGCGCCGGCGCGCTGCTGGGCCGCGCGGCGGAAGGTGCTGCCGGCGTACGCGGCGCGGCGCTGGGACTGGGCCAAGCGGCGGCCGAGGGCGTTGGATTCTCCGCGGCGAACAGCGTGCTGGACAAGGGCACGGATGCCGCCTTCGGCTACAAGAACGACCGGCCATGGCTGGATGCGGAAGACATGGCCGTGCAGGCGGCCGGCTTCGGCGCCATGCGCGGCGCCCACATGGTTGCCGGCGCCGGCGCTGCCGTGCTGGACCACGCCGCGCAGGAGCGCCGTCAGCAGCAACTGGTCGAGCAGATCAGCAAAGCCGCCAACGTCGATGATGCGATCGCCGCGGCATCGGCTGCCGTGAGTGCGCCGACCGGCGGCGCTGACGTTGCCAGCATCCTGCAAGGCATCCGCCCGCTCGAGCAATCGTCCGGCATGCTGGATTCGCCGGCCACCGGCGAGCTCGCCCAGGTGGGTGCCAAGTATGCGCGCGTCACGAACCCCGACGGCACGACCGGCTTTGCGCTGGCCAATGATGGTATCCCTAGCGTGCCCACCGACGGCGCGCCGACGCAACTGGGCGCCGAGTACCGGCGCGTCACGGGCCCTGATGGCGAAACTCGGTTCGCGATGGCGCCCGATATGCGGCAGGTCGAAAGCGCCTGGCGCCGCGCGAATGATCCGACCATCCCGACGCTGACGGACCCTGTCGACCATCTGCGCACGGACATTCCGACGCTGACCGACGAGTTCTCGCGCCCGACCGACAAGAGCGGCAACTGGTACACGTTCCCGCACGAGACGAACACGCTGGGCATCCCGCGCGCCGAGATGCCGCAGATCAAGGCCGAACATCGTGGTGCGCTTGTCAACTTCCTGAATGCGCGCGGCATCGCGCACGAGCACGTTGAGGTCCCGGCCGCCAGCCTGAAGCCGACGCAGGCCGAATTCAGCATGGACAAGGTGCAGAAGGCGCACGAGCATGACGGCGGCGAGCGCTCCATTCTCGTGTCGAGCGATGGCCATGTGCTGGACGGGCATCACCAGTGGCTGGCAGCTGTCGAGAAGGGCGAACCCGTGAAAGCGATCCGCCTGAACGCGCCGATCCGCGATCTGCTGGGCACCGTGAAGGAGTTCCCGAGCGCGACGACCGCCGAGGGCGCCCCCGAGCCGGCCGCCCCCGCAGAACCCGCCGCCCCCGCTGCGCCAACTGGATTTAAGACCGGGGAAAAATGGGTCAGCAAGGACGGCAAAGGCAGCTATACGATTGACTCTGTGTCTCCTGATGGCAAGCTGGGACGCGCACGATTCCCGGGCGACAGCAAGACCTATGCCGTTCATTTTGATGCTGAAACTGAAAACGGATGGAAGCCGGAAGGGACGTCAGCACCCCCGGAGAATCACCTGGACGCCGCGCGTGAAAAGCACCAGCGCCAGGACGAGGCTGTGCGCCAGGCCGCCGAGAACATCGCGCGCCGGCAAGCCGAGAAGGAAGCCGCCGCACAGGCGCCGACGAAGGACCCAGCCGCCACGGCCAAGTCGAGCCAGGGCCAGCGCATGCGCGAGCGCGTCAAGGCTGCCGACCCGTTCCTGCACTTCCTGGCGGATCATGGCGTGTCGCCCGCCGACCGCGCCGACGTCGGCCTGGAAGAAGGTCGCAATGGAAATCGCATGGTGCCCGGCTTCGGTCCCGTGCTGCGCAAGTCCGGCAAGCGCCTGGACGAGCTGGCGCTGCTGGCGCGCGATCGTGGCTTCCTGACCGACCATGACATCGAGAGTTCGACGGATACCGGCGGCACGCGCAAGCTGGCCGAGATGATCCAGCGCGCGCTCGCGCGCAAGGAAGTCATCGCGCACCCGCAGGACGTCGAGCATGCGCAGCCGGGCGCCGAGCAGCGCCTGCAGGCCGAGGCCGCGCGACTGGGGATCGATGCCGACGGCAAGAGCCAGGACCAGTTATATGATGAGGTAGCAGTAGCGCACCGCGCCGAGGAGGAGCGCCGCGCGCGCACGGGCGCGGACAGCATCATCGAGCAGGAGCAGGTCGCGCGCCACGCCGACGAGTTCACGCCCGAGGAAGTAAAAGCCGTCGGCGACATCGACGCCGACATCCCGCTGGACGGCCGCGCGCCCGATGGCCACCTGACCGATGAGGACATAGATGCAATTTTCGGAATCCGACAAGCAGAAGGCGCGCGAGCAGATCGCGGCGAAACTGAAGGCGCTGCCGCCAGCCATGCGCGCCAAGGTGCTGAAGGAACTGCAGGAGCGGGCGAAGGAGCAGGCAGCAGCCTGACGTTCCGCGGCATCGAGTACCGCAAGGAGGGTGACGCCTGGAAGCTGTCACGCGATGGCCAGCGCTGGGCAGAGGTCAAGTCGCGCCAGGCGCGCGAGGCCCTGGAGCGCGGCGAAGACCCGAACCCTGGCGATGAACGCGTCGCGCACGGCGCGAAGCGTGAACCCGTCGTGATGGACGAGGAATCCTACCTGGCCAGGAATGGCGCAAGCCGCCAGGACTTCGGCGATGCGACGCTGCATATGTCCTCGTCGAACGTCAGCGCAGCGCACAAGAAGCGATCGATCGAAGCGCAATCCGCCAAGGATTCCGCGCTGGCGCAGCGCCGCACGCAGTTGCGCGAGGAGTACGCCGCCAAGGTGGCCGCCGGCGAGATCCGCCCGCCATCATCCCGCGAGCAAACGATTGCCCGCGCCAACGGACACCCGGACCTGGAAAGCACGCAGGCCGCGCGCCGCATCGCGGATCGCCGCGGCTGGGACTGGGAAGAGGAAGGCAAGCAGGTCAACGGCGATGCTGCCCTCAATTCCGACAAGGCCAAGCTGGAGGCGAAGCGCAAACCCAAGCCGGCCCCGCTGGCCGAGGGCGTGCCGCATACCTTCCTCAAGAAGCTGAAGGTCGACCACGAAGTGTTCGTCGAGGATGAGGGCCGCTGGGAAACCGTCAAGGTCCCCGCCGACAAGGCTCTGCGCTCGCTGCGCGACGACATCTCGAACCTCGAAGCCATGCTCAAGTGCATGAAAGGCTGACCCCATGCTGAAAGTCAAAAATTCCGATCAGCTGGGCGACCTGACCGGCGAGCGCCGCGCGCGCCCCGCCGCGCCGCCCGCGCCCGTGTCGTCGATGCCCGTCGTGCCGCAGGTCGACGTCAGCAAGCTGGCCCAGGCCGTGCTCGAGATCGCCGCCCAACAGCGCGACAGCAACGCGGCCATCCTGCGGGCCATCCAGCAGCGCCCGCGCACGATGGAAGCCGACATCCTGCGCGACGAGGCCGGCCGCGCGACCCGCATCGTCATCACCGTCACCAGTGACGAGTAGGCCGCAATTGCATCAAAACAATTTCCATCAGTCAAGCTAACTGATAGGATCGAATCATCACACGAAGGGAAGATCAACGCATGGATTATGCAGCGGCACGCGGCCAGGTCAAGACTGGCGACCTGATCGCCGTACGGGATGTGCACAACATCCTGGGCACGATGACGCGGTTTTTTACTCGCAGCCCGTACACGCACACGGGCGTGGCGATATGGCTGGGCGAACGCCTGTTCATGGCCGACCTGAATTCCGGGCGCAATGCCCTGCACGCCATGTCGCAACTGAAAAATTTCGATGTGTTCGAGGCGCCGCCGGGCGTGGCGCCCGAACGGATCGAAGGCGCCATCTTCGACTGGCTCGCAAGCCCGATCAGCTACGGGTTCCTGGCCTTCCTTGTGATCGGCCTGAAGTGCTTCCTTGGCATCAAGTCGTTCATCCACTGGCGCCAGATCATCGTTTGTTCCGGCGGCTCGGTCGAGATTTACGAGATGGCCGGCTGGCCAGAGCACAGCCGCATGATCTCCCCCGGCGAACTGACCACGATGGTCGGCCCGCTTCGCCTGCAAGTCAGAAAATAACATGACAACTTACTACGTCTACGACAAAACAACCGGCGCCCAGGTGTATGCCTACGGCGCCATCCAGGTATCCAACACCGAAGCCTATCCGCTGGACCGGTACGACCACGTGGCGCAGAGCCAGCTCGATCCGACGCTGCCGCAGGCGGGCGACCTCGCCACGAAATGGCTGATGGACATCGGGCCGTTCTTCGACCGCTTCGATACCTACAAGCTGCCGATCCTGGCCAGCGCTGATTCGACCGTGACGGCCATTGTCAAGGATGTGCAGTCGCGCAAATGGGTGGACCTGCGCCGCTCCGATGTGGGCAAGGCGATCGACGCCCTGATCGGCAAGGGCTTGTGCACGGACCAACTGAAGGCCGGCATCCTCGGCACGCCAGTGTCCCACATGGAGCAAGTCGCCCTGATGGTGACGTACGGAGCAGCGATTAATGGCGGCAACTAAATACCTCGATCATGGCCTGTATGCGGCATGGAGCGCCACGCCCGGCGCAGGCGTCTGCCAGGAAGGCGACGGCAGCGCCATCGGCGCGGCGACAGTCGCCACCGTCGCCATCGACCTGACCGCCTACACGGCGGCGGCCGGCAACACGGTGACGATCGGCGGCGCCCTGCTGACCTGCGTGGCGTCCGGCGCGGGCGCGAACCAGTTCAACGCCGGCAGCGGCGCGACCCTGGCCGCCAACCTGGCCAGCGCGATCAACCAGACCACGAACACGAATACGATCACGACCACGGGCGCATCGAATCCGCTGCTGGGCTGGGTGGCATCGAAGCTGCAGGACCTGCTGTACGCAACGTCCAGCGGCGCAACCCTGAACATCCAGACGCGCGCGGGCTCGGCCGCTTTCAACAGCACATCGTTTTTCGCCGTCGTCTCCAGCGGCCTGACGGGCGGTACCCTGAACAACCAGTTCACGGGCGGCGCGGGCGGCGCCTGGGGCTACCTGGTCAATCATCTGGCGACCTTCGGGCGTTCCGCCTTCGGCATCGGTCAATATGGCTGCTGGGGCGCCAACAAGCCGATGGCCGGCCTCATGGACCTGGGCGACCGCGTCAAGGTGCGTTCGGCCAAGACCTTGCAGTTCGCAGGCAATACCAACACGACCATCACGCTGGCGGCCATGGGCTCGGCCACGCAGCCGGTCATGTTCGAGATCGACGATGGCACGGTATGGCCCGCCGATGGCACGACGCCCGTATTCAAGATGGCGTGCACCTGGACGGGTAACAACTCCAACATCATGTTTGCCGGGCTGACCACAACGTATGCCCATATCCGGGGCAAGCGTTATGCGTCAGGCCAGCGCAACCTGGTGATGGAAGGCAGCGCCACGGGCACGTCGCTGGCGGGTTTCCAGGTATTCATCGGCAACACGCCGATGACGTGGGAAGCCCTGCTGATGGATTGTCCAGGCAATTCGCTGACGTCCACTTGCATCAGCGTGCTGGCCGTGAAGACGGGCACGAATGCCCAGGTGCGCACGCGCCTGGTCGGCTGCCGCCAGGTCTATGCCCGCGACAACAACAGCGGCAGCGCCGCCTTCGTCTATGCCAACGTCAACGGCTCGGCCTACTACAGCCTCGAGGCGCACGATTTCGTGGTGAACGATTGCACTACCGCGATGACGCAGGTGCTGCTGCCATCGGCCGGCGGCAGCAACATCGTGGCCAAGTTCAGCGACTGCAAATTCATCGGCTTTACTTCCACGTCGACGCTGCTGGCGTCGGGCAATATCGTGGCCGGCGGCGACCTGTCCTTCAGGAACTGCGATTTCGGCCTGATCAAGAACCGCGGCCCGAACCTGGCCACGGCCGGCAGCAACCTGATCAACGTCGATTGCTTTACCGCCGAAACCAAGTACGGCGCGCGCGACTTCTTCGTCGACCGGCGCAACGGCTTTTGCGAGTGGAATTCGGCCAAGGGCTACCCAACAGCATCGGCGCGCCTGTATGACGGCACGACGCCCTGGTCGATCTACGCCATCCCGGCCAACAGCAGCGCCATGCTGTCCAAGTCATCGCCGTTCGAACTGCCCGCCATCAACAAGATCAACACGCTGGCCACGGCCGACCGCACCGTCACGCTGAACATGGCGATCGAATCGACCCTGTCCTGGACGCTGGGCGACATCAGCTTCATGGTCACTTACCTGGACAGCACGGGCGCGCAGCGCTATGTCGACTCGCTCGATCCGTCGAACACGGCCAGTCTGACGGCCGATACGACTTCCACCTGGTCGAGCGAGTCGGGCGGTTTTGTGACCTATAGCGGCCAGAACTTCACCAAGAAACAGATCAGCCTCACCTGCCCGGACATGGCCAGCGGCTGCGAAGTGTCGATCTATGTGCGCATGCACACGGCCGTGGCGAACACGACGCTGGGCACGCTCATCGATCCAGAATTGAAGGTCATTTGATGGCCAGCGCCATGTTCCTCAACGCGCGCGGCGTCAGCGGCGGGACGATTGAAGTCTCGTCCAGCAATGCCAGGATGTCAGTCCACTTCGGCCATGCGATCGAGCGCCAGGCGTTGCCCACCGACCCGATCGGCAGCATGACGCTGACCCTCACCAACGTGGTAGTGGGCTCGACCTATGACGTCGAAAACGGTGTCGGCGACGTGGCCGCATCGGGCACGGCCAGTTCGTCCACCGTCAGCATGTCGATCCCGGTCTACCAGTCCGGCAACCCGCGCAACGCGCTCAAGATCAAGGTGCGCAAGGGCAGCGCATCGCCGTATTACCAGCCCTACGAGACGCAGGCCAGCGCATCACTCAGCCCGCAATCCTTGTTTATTAACCAACTCTCCGACGAATAAGCATGACGATTAATGCGGCAGACTTCCAGATCGATGCATCTGGCAACATCCGGCGGGCAGCTTCGCCGGCCACGACGAACGTATATCCGGTCCTCGACCTGCACACCTGGCTGCAGGACCTGGCCGACAACCTGGCGCAAAGCAGCGATGACCTCGTGTCCATCCTGTCGAGCAACCCATCCAAGCTGGATGGGCCACGCGATGCCGCCATCGCCTCGCGCCTGAACCTGATCAACGGTTTCAACATCGATGACACCGTCGTCCAGTTCATCAACAAGGGTTCGATCAAGCAGTCCAGCGGCAACACGATGTATGCCGGCATCAAGTCGATCGGCTCGATCATCGCCGGCAGTTCGATTTACGTGGTGCAGAACAGTGCCAAGCTGTCCAAGTATTGGGCCAACGGCCACATCCAGATCATGGTCAAGGCCAAGGATGCGGGCGCCTTCATCGGTGGCGGCACGGCCACCGTGTTTTCGCGCCAGTGGGGTAATTCCTTCTCCGCGTTCGACGTCGACCTGACCGCCGGCGGCGAGAACCCGGCCGCATTATCGGTGGCTTCCGATAGCGCCATCGCGCTGACGCTGGCCAATGCGCTCGCGCTGGGCACCGGTGGCACGCCCAAGGTCGTCATCACGGTGGGCGCGACCACGCTGGACCTGGGCAACGGCAACGGCTCGAAGAATTACGACGCTACCATTGCGCTGCAGAACGGGTGCACGCTGCAGGAGGCTTACCAGTATTGCCAGGCGATTTGTTCCGAATCATCGGGCGTCACGATCAACGGCATCGAGGGCTGGCGCTTCCGCGCGCTGAATGCCTACACGCCAAACGATGCGGCGCCGATGGGCACGTTCTCGGCGGGCAAGTGGATCCTGGCCCGCGGCTGGAAGCTGACCGGCGTGCTGCCGGCCGAATCGCAGAACTACCAGCTGACGGCCGCCGACGGCTCGACGCAGACGCCGCCGAACATCATCGGCATCACGATCTCGAACCTGGTGGCCGGCGACTCGCTCGTGGTCGGGCGCGATACGGGGACCGGCATCAACCAGGCCGAATACACGCTGAACGGCGCGCACAGCTCGAGCGCCACGACGATTTCGATCAACCAGACGATTTCCCCCGATACGCCCTCGTCTGGCACGATCATCGTGGCCGGCAATGCATTCGCCTACACGAGCCGGGCCGGCAGCGTGTTCACGCTGGGCACTGCTACCGGTGTCGCCCTGGCGGCCAATGCGCCGGCCTTCGCGCCGTTCCTGTTCAAGACGGCGGCAGCAACGTCCGAGTCGGTGACGTTCCTCTACAATGCCGCGTTCACGGCGCGCGTCATCGTGCGCAATAACAGCGCTGTGATCCAGCCGTTCGAATCGACGTTTGCCGTGGGCGCCAGCGGTGGATCGCTGACCGTCATCCGTACCAGCGACCAGTAAGCCATGACCCTGACCCCCGACTGGAACAACAAGATCATCGATTCGTCCGACAGCATTACGGACATCGTGGCCTTCCATCAGGCGCTGCGCGTGCTGGAGGCGTCGCCGGTCGGCATGCTCTACCCGGCGATCCACACTTACCGGGCGCTGGACATCGGCAACGGCGGCCACTTCTATGCGGTCGATTTCCTCAACAGCTGGCGCCTGCGCTTCCCGATGGCCGGCAACTACACGATCACCGGCAACATCACGGCCGAGATCGTGCCGGTGGCCGGCGTGTTCATCCAGCAGACCAAGGCGCTGGCGTTCGCGACCACGAGCGCGGGCGCCGGCGGCGGCAGTTCCAGCACGGGGCTGACGGTGACGCAGGACGCGCTGCTGACGGCGCTGGCGCAGATCCACGGCCTGCTGCCGGGCGTGCCACTCGTCGTCGGCCCGAGCCAGCGCGCCGCCGGCACGCTGGTGCAGTCCGTGACGGAAAATAACGGCGTGGTGACGGTGGCCCTGCAATGATCGACGCGCGCCTGGTGGCCATGCAAGGCATCGGCGGCCCGGCGCGGTCCATCGCCATGATGGGCCTGTCGCCAGCCGCATCGGCGCCGCCCGTCGTCATAAAGCCATCGGGCTCGGTCGGCCCGGCCGTGTATTCGCCGGGGCGCCTGCTGTCCAGCTATTATGATGATGTAAATAAAAAATATGAAATCCCCGTCGACGTCGACCTGGACGAAGAAGACGACGTCATCATAACCATACTGATTAAACTCGCCCGCCATGTCCTTTGAACATTGTCTATCGCTCCTGCATATGCAGGATAAAATTCCCGTCGACGACATCCGCGAAGCCGCCGACCAATACCGTGCCGAGGGCATGGACCCGTCCGCTGCGATGGCGCGCGCCGTCGAGGAGCACCTGGAGCAAGCCCGCCGCGAGCAGGCCAAGCTGATCGCCCATGTGCGCCAGCAGTACGTCGCGGCCGGCGGCACCCTGCCGGAACTGGACGATGGCAAGCAGTTGTTGAACCAGTACAGCGCCGACGACGTGCGCCAGCGCCAGGATGAGCAGCAGAATGCGGCCAAGCAGCGCGAAACGGAGCGCGCCCAGGCCGAGCGTGACGAGCGCGCGCGCAAGGAGCGCAAGGACGTGGCCGCCCGCATGGACGACAGCGCCGAGCATTTCCAGTTGGGCCAGTCGGCCGACGATGCCCTATCCGGCCAGCGCGACATTTTCATGAGCCGCGCGGCCGACGATCTCGGCATCCAGTCGAAGCTGCTGGACTACATGGATGAGATCAAGGACAGCCGCGGCATGGTAAAAGCGGCCGACCTGGCCACGTGGGTGCGCGAGCAGGACGCGCCCGGCGCCGAGCCGCTGGCGCACTGGCTGGATGTCATGGGTAATGCCGATGTGGCGCAGTCGTCCGTCGTGAAGTACCTGGAGCACACTGGCAACCAGTTGTTCTCCATCGCGCCCGGCTTTTATTCCGCGCTCGCGCGTACCGTGCCGGGCATGGAAAAGATCGCCGGCAAAGATGGAACGGTCAAGGCCGACCAGGCGCTGGCGTGGTTGGCTGCGCGCCAGAAAGAAGGCAAGTTCAAGGCCGATGAACTGCAATGGTCGGGCGTCGAAGACTGGCTCAAGGCCCAGCACGGCCGCGTATCGGTGGCCGAGATCGCGCAGTTCATCAAGCATAACGGCGTGCAAGTCGAAGAAGTATTCAAGGGTAATGCAGGCGCTGGAAAGCCGGTGGCAGACATGAGCGATGCCGAGCTGCGCACGTATGCCGAGCAGCGCGAAGGCCCTGACTACCTGGACGGCTTCGATTTCAGCGATGCGCAGGCTCGCCAGAGTCTGGTCAACGAACTATCCTTTGGCCAGGGTATCGGTGCCGGCGGCAAATATGCCGAGTACGTCCTGCCGGGTGGCCGTGACTATCGCGAACTGCTGCTGACTTTGCCGACCGATGAGAAGGCCCAGCGCCGCCGTCTCGATGCGATCAATGACCGCTACAGCGCCATCATGGATGCGCACGACGGTACGACTGACATGCTGCCGGCTACGAGCCGCGCCGAGATCGAGCGTCTGACGCAGGAGCATGGCCGTATTTCAAGCGCTCCAATCGGGAAGCCCTACCAGTCCAGCCATTGGGATGAGCCCAACGTCGTCGCGCATGTGCGCTTCAATGATCGCACCGATGCCGACGGCAAGCGCGTCCTGTTCATCGAAGAACTGCAATCGGACTGGGGCCAGGATGGGCTGAAGCATGGAATTGCCGGCGCATTCCCGAACGATGTCCTGGCTGCTGCCGTCAAGGGCGGCATGAGCGAGTCGCAAGCACGCTCTGACATCAGGGACTTGATGGAGCAGCCCACCAGCACGGACAGCGTGGACCGAAGCCCGCAATGGCGCCGCCTGATCGATGCGACAGCAGGATCGGGCATTGACCTGAACGAAGCATTCCATGACCGGGCGGACTACGGGGTCCCCAATGCGCCGTTCGTGGGCGACACGAAGGCATGGCTGTCGCTTGGCATCAAGCGCATGATCCGTTACGCCGCGGAAAACGGTTACGACCGCGTGGCGTTCGTGAACGGCGAGCAGTCAGCGGATCGTTATGACCTGTCCAAGAAGGTTTCGAAGATCGAATATGCATCGGAAGCATCCGCAGGATCTGGCGCGCGCGCCCTTACCGTCTACGGCAAGGGGAATGAAGAACTGATCAACCGGAATGCCACGCCTGCCGAGCTACCCGACATCATCGGCAAAGAAATGGCCGAGCGGCTGCTGGCGACTGAGCCCAAGAGCCTGGGCGGCAAGGCGCAGTATCATGTCGTGTCGGGCGATGGCCTCAAGGTCGGCGGCGAGGGCATGAAATCCTTCTACGATAAGATCGTCCCGCAAACCGTCAATGACGTGCTGAAGAAGTTGGGCGGCGGCCGGGCCGGCATGATCGACATGGGAGCGCCCGAACCTGAAAACGATGGCGGCCAGTTGGTATATGGCGATGCGCAGCAAAATGCATTGCATACCCAGCAAGTCGGATTCGACATCACGCCAGGACTACGCGAAAAGGCGCTCGAGGGTATGCCGCTGTTCTCGCGCTTCAATCCGCAGCGCCGCCAGCTGCTGGCTGCCGCTGCTGCCGCCGCGCTGGCGCCGCGTGACGCCGGCACGGGTGCGCATCTGGGCCGCGCCGAACCGATCGATCCCGCCGTCCTGTCCGAACCAGTCGCGCCGCGCGTCGAGAAGATCCTGCGCGATGGCCGCGCCAGCGGCGAGGCGGCTGATAATGGCCTGCCGACCCTGCGCCGCGCGCTTCAGGAAATCAGCCTGAGCGGTCCGAAGGAGCTGCGCGAGCTGGCGATGCAGACCGAGCGATTGCTGCCGATGGAGGGCGACATGCGCCTGACCATCGACGACACGGCTAATTCGCCGGCGAACGGCATGGTCGACCTGACCGACGTTCCGCACATGCGCCTGTACACGGCCGACGGGCGCACGGGCCTGACGTATGAAACCGTGCTGCACGAATCCATGCACGTCGCCGTCGCGGCGCGCTATCACTCGCTGGCGCGCGCCGTGGAAGACGGCGGCGAGGCGTTAGGCCTGTCGGCGCCCGCCGCCGCGCATGCCATCGCCCAGTTCCACGATGTCTGGAACGAGTTCCGTGACGCCAGCGCCAGCGACAAGCTGACGAACGCCGACGCGCGCATGATGCTGGCCGAGGCCCGCCGCAGCCCTGACGAATTCTTCGTGCGCACGCTGACCGATCCCGTGCTGCAGCAGTACATGGCCAGCAAGCGCTACCAGGGCCGCACGCTCTGGGCGCGCTTCAAGGACTGGGTGCAGACCAGCTTGTTCGGCCGCGAAAAGAGCGGCGTGTCGCCGTCGTGGCTCGATGCCGCGCTGGCCGCGTCGCACGACCTGACGGGCGCGATGCGCGGCGATGCGGCCGATATGCGCAATGCGCGCGGCGAAGTGTTCGATTCGCATTCGCGGGCGCAGGTGGAAAGCCCAGAGTTCAAGCGATGGTTCGGCGATAGTAAAGTGGTCGATGAAAATGGGCAGCCGCTGGTGGTCTACCACGGCACCGGCAGCAGAGCAGACTTTGATGTGTTTAAGACCGATAGTGAACTGGGGGCGCACTTCGGAAATTCCGATCATGCAAATTACTTCGCCGACTCTGTTGGCACGCGCGTTATTCCGGCTTATATCAAGATCGAAAACCCAGTTCGACTGAATGATGCCGGTAGTTTCCTTTCTGCTGACATCGTGCCGCAGTTGAAAGAACAAGGGCTATTGCCGAAAGACTTTGCGCCAGAGTCTAAGGGCATGAATTTCTCCGGTAAGCGTGAGGCCCAGAAGATTGAAGAAATCAAGACAGCGCTGGAAAAAGCTGGGTTTGATGGCGTTGTTTATGGCAACACTCAAGAGGGCGACGGCGTTTCATACATCGTCTTCCGTCCCGAGCAGATCAAGAGCGCCACCGGCAACCGCGGCACGTTCGACCCGAACGACCCGAACATCATGCACAGCCGCCACGCCGAAACCGACCTGAACGGCGAGCCGGACGCCGAAGAAGTCGAAGCCCGCAAGGGCCGCCTGGCGCGCCTGCTGCACACGCCGAAATCGATGCTGCAATCGGCCGTATTCCACCTGCGCATGACGGCAATCCCGATGGATGCGGGCGACGTCAAGGCGATCTCGATGGGCAAGGATTTCGCCAACCAGAACCGCCGCGCAGCCGCGCAGTGGAAAGCGTTCGACAAGGTCCTGCGCGACAACTACACCGACGGGCAACTGGAAAAGATGTGGGTGGCAGCCGACCAGGAAAACGACCTGCGCCGCGATGGCCGCACGTCGGGCACGCTGGGCCTGGCGTCGCTGTCGGCGGGCGAGCGCAAGACGGTCGAGCTGCTGCATGCCTATGGCCAGGAATTGTGGAACAAGGCGCGCGCCGCCGGGCTCGTCGATGGCGATGGCGTGGCCTTCTGGACCCCGCGCGTGGCTGCCCGCATCGCCGAGGATGGCTCCGCCGAATCGATCCGCCAGGCCAGCGGCGAGTTCTCGAAGGACGCCAAGAACCTGCGCACGAGCGCGTCGAGCATGAAGCATCGCAAATATGAAACAACTGCAGAATCGGAGGCGGCCGGCAAGGCAAAGCACGGCGACGACTTTGCATACGTGAAGAACATCCGCGTGATGCCGATGGCGATGGCGCAGCTAGAAAAGGCGATCGCCGGCCGCACGCTGGTCAACCAGATCCGCGCGCACGGCAAGCTGGCCGGCGACGAACTGGTCAGCACCGAGGCAGGCCCGGCGTTCGTGACGATCGACCATCCGGCGCTGAAGCAGTGGCGCCCGCGCATGGACTGGCAGCCGGCCGACACGGGCATGATGGCCAGCCGTGGCTACGACGTGCGCGCCGACGGCGTCTACCGCGACGGCGAGCGCCTGGCCAGCTACCGCATCAAGGACGGCGAGGTGCAGAAGCTGCAGCCGCTGGTCGATAGCGATGGCAAACCGGTCATGGAGTCGAGCCCGCTGTACATCCGCAAGGATTTCGCTGGCCCGCTCAAGGCCGTGTTCACGGGCGAGCAAAACACGATCTATCGTGGCCTTATGAACCTCAAGGGCGCAGTTACCAGCGTCATCATGCTCTCGCCGCTGACGCACAACCTGGTCATCTGGGGCAAGGCGATGCCGACCATGATTTCGACCATGGGCTGGAAGAACAACCTGAAAAATTCGTTCTTCGGCATCCATGGCTATGTCATCGGCAACCGCGCGCGCCAAGACCATGCGCTGATGAACGAGCTGATCGAGGCCGGCCTGGTGCCCGTGTCCGGGCGCGGCATGACCGAGGACGCCGCCGCGATCCATAACGGCATCGAGCCGGGCCGTAGCATGACGGCCAAGGCGCTGGGCGCCGTGTTCGACGTGGCCAGCCCGAAGGCCGGCGACGCGGCGCGGCGCGCCGTGGACAAGGCCGGCGAGGTATGGCACGAGAAACTGCTGTGGAATCGCGTGGCCGACCTGCAGGCTGGCATGGCCGTCATGATGCGCACGTCGCTGATGGACAAGGGCATCGACCAGTATGCCGCGAACCGGATCGCTACGCACTTCGCGAACCGCTATGCCGGCATGATCCCGGGCGAATCGATGAGCCAGGGCGCGCACATGCTGCTGAACCTGTCGCTGTTCTCGAAATCGTTCACGATGACCAACCTGGGCGCGTACAAGGACGTTGTTGCCGGGCTGCCGAAGGATGCGCGCGCGCAGATCCAGACGCGGGCGTTCGAGCTCCAGCGCGCGCTGGGCAAGAGCGAAAGCGAGGCGAACGATGCGGCGCAGGCGGCGCTGTCGCAGGCGCAGGTCATCGCGCGCAAGAAGGCGCTGTCGGTGCTGGTGCTGGACGTGGCCGCCATGACGACGGTGGCATCGATCGCGCAATCGCTGTGGCAAGGGCAGACCGGCCAACAGATCACGGACGACTTCAAGGAGCGCCTGGCGAAGCTGGGCATGCACCTGAAGGATGATCCGCTGTCGGTACTGATGCACCCGCTCGATTCGCTGGGCAGCCTGTCGCAGACGGCCGACAACCCGCACGGCAAGGAAGACCGCGTCCGTGTGGGCGAGGACGAACAGGGCAACAGCTATTACATGCGCCTACCGGTCGGCAAGGTCGGCGAGGAGATCAAACAGTATGGCAACCTGACCACTGGCATGCACCTGGCGCACAACAAGATGTCGACCTTCCTGCGCCCGATCGCCGACCTGACGGCCAACGAGGATTTCACCGGAAAGCGCATCATCAACCCGGACGACAACATCGTGAAGCAGGCCGCGGCGTTCGCTGCGTACTGGGTGAAATCGCAACTGCCGGTCGAGGAAATGAAATCGGCGGCGCACCTGGTCGGCGGCACGGCGGACCACATGGACAAGCTCAAGCTGATGGGCATGGCCACGGGCCTGTCCGTCGGGCGCCTGGCGGGCGGCGACGAGGTGGCGGAAATGCGCTACCAGAACCGCGAGCAGCAGGCCAGGCTGCGCGACGTGCTGCCGGACGCGCGCGAGGCGGTGCGCCGCGGTGACACCGACAAGGCGCAGCAGATGCTGGAAGACGCCGGGCAGACGCCGAGGGAGGCCATGCGCATCCTGAACCAGATCGACAGCCCGGACCATGTGAGCGCGTCGCAGCGCCGCAAGTTCAACCAGCACGCCAGCGAGGAGGAGCGCGCCCGCATCGAGCGCATGCGCGCACGCGCCGGCCAATAAAAGGAAAGGCCCGACACTTCTTGCGAAAGTGTCAGGCCTTTGTCTTCCCGGCTGTTTTACGCAACCTCGTCGCCGGGACACGAGGCATCACGCATGCGCAGTTTACGATGACGCCGTCTTTCTGTCGAGCATTTCGCGAATGACGCGCTGGGCCGGCTCGCGCCAGGCGACGCCACGATCCGCGCCATAGGCAAAAAGATACTCGATAAAATTGTCGGCCTGCTCGCGCGTAAACTTCCGAGTCTGCGTGCCCAGCGCGATGATTTCGTGATCCAGGCCATCGATCAGCTCGACGTCTTCCGGGAATGGATCGGGCAGGCCGCGCGCCTCGGCGTCGATACGCATCAGGTTTGCGAACGCCTCGACCAGAAGGCGCTTCCAACTCTGCGCCGAATACAGTTCGCCGTTGAACCGGCACTGGAGCGCGATGTCGCCGATCATCGCGTGGTACTTCTTTTCGGCCATGCGTGACTTTCCGGCCTCCTCGATGATCAACTTCGTGCCATCCGGGTACGTGCCGATGACGTCCATCATCAACTGCATCAGGCCCTTGCGCTGGTTTTTACCAATGTAGAATTCGCGGCGCTTCAGCATGTCTTTTCGCTCCGGTATGGCGGCAGATCGCCGTCCAGCTTCAGGTCCAGCGGATCGACGACGTCGACCAGAACAGGCAGCGGCGGCGCCATGCTGGCCAGCTCGTGCATGATCCGGTTCGCTTCCGCCAGTTGGCCCAGCGCGTGATAGGCCAGCATCGAATAGGTATCTTCGGCGGACAGCCCTTGGCGCCGGCCGAGCTCGAGCACCTGGCGCACGATCGGGTTCGTCATGTAAGCGCGCTCGATCGCGGCGCGCATCTCCTGCGGGGTGCCGGCCTTTTGCAGTGGCGGTGAAAATTCAGTCTTCATCCAGGTCATGGTCATCTCCAATCAGGTTCATTTGTCGCGGGTCGGTTTCGGTCGGCACGTAGATCACCACGTCGCCGAACTGGTCGACCGCATCGCAATCGCGCATACCGCGCTTGATCGCCTCCTCGCTCGCCGCCCGGCAGACGGAGGCCCGCTGGCGCGCGAACAGGCAGCCGCGGCAGTTCAGGCCGCGTTCCTCCGGGTCATCGACCAGTCGGCGCGCCTCCTGCCTGAACTGGGTTTTTCTCGGGTCCATCATGCGGCATCGGCTTCGGTGTTGGCGGGTAGGCTACCCAGCGCCGAGAACCACGACTGGCGACGGCCCGCGCGCGCCTCCTCGATGGTCTTTTCGGTAATGGCCCGCCCGCGGCTGATCATGGCATGGTCTTCCTTCTGGCCCGTATTGATCGGGGTGACTGCGGACGCCTCGCGCTTGCGCTGCAGGGCCCGCTCGCGCGTGATGCCCGTCGGCTTGCGCACATTGATGCCGCTGCCGCGCGCCCAGATCGCGATCGGGAACGGTGCTTCTGTCCAGCCGACGATGAAGGCAAGGTCGTCGAAGTCCAGTTTATCCAGGTGCATGCGCGCGCAGTGCTGGGTGACGCCAATCAGTTCGGCGATGTGTTCGTATGTCCACAGCCTGCCGGTGACAGATTGCGGCAGGTCGATGTCGCCCGGGAAGGGCAGCGCGGCAAGCACATCGTCGCGTCGGCTTCGTTTGATCATTGCATTCCTTCCATTACATAGGCCAGCAGCCACAACAGCAGCAGCAGGCCGATCACGACATAGGCCACGATGCGCGTGGCGTCAGGGCGGCCATCAATCCGCATTGCCGCCCTCTGTTTCCTGGTGGGCGGCCTTCAGGCGCATGGGGTTCTTCTTCCATGACAGGTCCGGGCGGATCAGGAGCGCCGCGGCCCAGCCGGCGGACGGCGGCAGCGTCGTCACCTCCTGCTTGATGCGGCGCCGGCTGTGCGCGTTGCGCGCCGTGCGGTTCTTTTGCTCGTGGCGCATCTGGCTTGTCACCTTCGCGTCCTCGCCCGGCCCCTTGTGGAAGATCGGCATGAACCGCGTTCCCACGCGGCCCGGCGGCTGGTAGTCGCCGATGTGGGCGCGCTCCTCGCGGCGCAGCAGCGTCAGCGCGCGGCGCACCGTCTCCGACGAATAGCCGGTGGCCTCGATCAGCTTTTCCTGCGTCCCTGGCAGGTGCGATTCGACGATGGCCGGGATGGTCGTTGCCTGGCGCACGTTCGGGTTCAGGATGGCCCAGTGCCGATAATGGCAACCACAGAGGCCGCGGGCGATTGGCTTGCGGCTGCAGTCTTCGACGGTGCACACGGCGGGCGGTTTGGCCGCCCGCGCTGGCGCCGCGTTCTTCTTGGTAGCGGCGCCGGCCATTACTTCAGGCTCTCCACGATGTTGCGGTTCCTCTCATCGATGATGCGGTTCAGCAGCGCCTGATCCAGGCCCAGCAACCAGGTGGCGATCGTCGCGCGCGGCTCGCGGTAGGCATCGGTCAGCTTATCGACGATGTCGATGGTGCTTGGCGCCAGTGGTTCGGGCGTCGGCTCGGTCGGCACGGCGTCTGGCGTCGCCTGCGCCTCGATGGTTTCGGCTGGTGCGAAAGCGTAGGCGCGGCCAAAGTTCTCGTCAGGGACTTCCACCAGGCGCATCGGGGTCCGCTCATTACGCTGGCGCTCGATCGCTACCAGCTCCTCGTGCTTGGCCAGCGCCTCCTCGTGCGCCAGCGGCAGTTCGAGCGCCAGCTGCGCGTTGTACTTCGACGTCAGCGACGCGATCGCCATGTCCTTGGCCATCTGCGCCATGGGCGCCATGCCGTTGAAGCGGTCCGCGTCGACGATGATCGCCTGTGCATACTCCAGGTTGTCCAGCAGCGCGCGCGCGTCCCCTTCGCGCATGCCGATCTGCTGGATGGACTGGATGTCCTGCATGATGCGGTTCTGGCGCGCGATCTCGGCCTGCTGCGCCTCCATCTTGCGCTGCTGCTCGGCGGCGGCGGCTTCCGCTTCGGCCTGGCGCTGGCGCTCCTCGGCGTCGCGGCGCTCCTGTTCGGCGCGCAGGCGTGCCAGCTCCTCGCGCTCGGCGGCCACGCGGCGGGCTTCCGCCTCGCGTGCCAGCGCGGCCTGGTGCAGCGTGCGCAGGTCGTCGACGGCCGTGTTCAACGCGTTGACGGCATCTTCCAGGTGCTCGTCGTACAGGGCCGGTTCCAGGCGCTTCGTGGCCAGCTCCTCGACCTTGGCCGCCAGCGTGGCCGAATCGGCCTGCATCAGTTGCGAGGCCAGCGAACGGATGTGCGCGATACGGCCCTCGATCGCTTCGATGCGGGCGCGCTCCTCGGCCAGCTTGCGCTGCTTCTCGGCCTCGATGCGCGCTTCTTCGTCCTTGATGGCCTGGTCGTGCTTGGCTTCTTCGGCCTTTGCCGCCTCGGCCAACTTGTTGAAGTGCGCCAGAATCAGCTTGCCCGATTCATCGATAGGGCGCTTCGCTGCAACCTTGGCCTTGTCTGCTGTCGTGCGGATCGTCACGAACGTGGCGCGCAGTTCCTTCGCCTTGGTCATGCCGTCCTTCGTCGTGACGTCGTACTTGGTGCGGCTGGCGGCGCGCTTGGCGCTGGCAAGCTGATCCTCGAACGGCTTGAACAGTTCGGTCGCGAACTGTACCGGGTTCAGGATTACCAGCGCATTGTCCGGCTTCGCAACTTCGGTGATCTGGCCGTCGATGATGTTGTCGTTCGTGGTGTCGGTCGTGTTCATGGGTTCAGTCCTCTCAATGGTTTTTGTTGTTGCTGCGGATGTCCTGGTAGGCGATATTCACTTCCGCCAGGAATTTCTTGACTTCGGTTTCCAGATACTTGATTTCGTTTGCGCGGCGCTCGATGCGCTGCACGTACAGGTCGAGCGGATCTGGCAGCGCAGGGTCGTACGAAATGAAATCGATCCAGTCCAGATCCAGCACCCACAGATTGCCCTGCGTCTGCGCGGCGTGAATGTCCGGCATGCCGTTGGCCAGCGTGCGCACGTGGATGCCGCTGTTGAACGGGCTCTTGATTTCGATCGCGCCGCGCTCGCTCAATACCAGGCCGTCGCTGCTGGCGCCGCACCATTTGATCCGGTCGTGGATCGCGAACCCCACCTGCTTGACCATGCGGCCGGTACGCACCATGTAGGCCCGGCGCGCGAGGTCTTCCGCATCCGTTCCCCAGCTTTTTGCCATGCCGCCGGTATCGCGCATCGGGCCGCCAATCAGGCGTTCGGCGACCAGTTCCCACAGATACGCCTCGCGCGCACCCTTGCCGGACAGGATGTCGCCGAACCGGCTGGCGGTGGCGTGGCCACATCTGTATGTATGCCACTCCTCCGATCCCTGCACGCAATCCAGGAAGCGCGCCATTACTTCGCCCCTTGCGCGTCGGCCGCATCGCAGCGCTGTTGCAGGTTATCCAGCTCCGGGCCCAGCGCCGTGCGCTTCTCGCCGTTGATACCCTTCCAGAACGTTTCAAACGCGCCGCGGCCATGATCGGCAGCGAAGCGCGCGTCGGCCAGCAGCTGCGGATCGGCGGCTTTAGGGGCCTGCTGGCGCTGCGCGGCGACGTCGGCCGGGCGCGGGTTGCGGTTGCTTTTCATGTCGCGCGCGGCCTGGCGCATCTCGGCGCGCTCGACCGGGCTGGCGCCGGCGCCGTCGTCGTCCTCATTGTCCTGCACGGCGATGCCGGTGATGGCCAGGAGCGTATAGCGCTCCAGGTACTTGACCGTCGAGCCGATCGCCTGCACGGAATTCTTGCCGCCGGACTGGTCGGCGCCGGCGGACAGCGCCGTGCTTTCGCTGTGGCCCATGGCATGCGTCAGCGTGCAGGTGACGGTGATCAGGCCATTGGCCTGCGTCGTGGTCCATGCGTGGCTGATGTCGACCTTGGCCAGCGCCTCGACGATGCCGCCGCACACGGCCGCCAGGTCGGCAAAGCCGTAGCTGTACAGGTCGCGCCCATCCTTCTGCATCTTGGCGGTTTTGTTCTTGATGATGGTCGGCGGGTCTTGCTTGAACTGCGCCATGGCCGTGACGTACGCCTGGCGCGCCTCGATGGCACGGGTGCGCTCCATCAGGCTGATCAGCTTGTCCAGTTGCTCGACGCTGGCGCCGTTCTGGACCGCCAGGCCCAGCATCTCGGCCGGCGTGGTGGGGATGACGGCCATCTGCTGTTTCGGCTGGCGCCTGGCCGGCAGGCGCGCCGGCTGCGGTTCGGGCGACACGGGATTGCCGCGCTCGTCGACTTGAATGTCTTTCATGGCTTCCTTTCTCACCGGAGACTATGCCCGGCCTGGTTGAAGTGAGCCGCCATCATAGCGCCGCATTTTGCACAATGCAACAACTTTTTGTTCGCGTTGCGTGTTTCATTGTGCACGCCGCGTGCTATGATGCGGGCTCGATGACAACGGAGGAATCCATGAAAAAAACAGCAACCAAGGCCGAGCCGACCGACTACCTGAAGGCAGTTCGTGACCAGCTTGGCAAGGTGCCGCGTTCTGACTTCATGCGCATTGCGGCCGACGCCGGCCTGCACCTGCGCACGATCTACGCGGTGATGGAAGAAGGGCGCGATCCGCGCTATAGCACGGTGTTCGAGCTGTACCGCACGCTCAACAAGATGCCGGTCGCCGACCGCCGCAAGAGCCCGTGAGTCACGCCCGGTCCGAAACCTGCGCCACCTGCACGGCATTCCCGCTGGAGCGCGCGGCAGAGGGCGATGGCACCGCGACATGCAAATGGTTCGGCCGTTTGTATGCGTGGAATGAAAAATTCTGCGTTCTGTACGAGCGCGACCGCCCCAACCTGCGCACGCGCGGGCGGTGGATCGAAATCATCCTGGAGAAAGAAAAACATGCAAGAGATCAAGAAGCGCCCCCAGCCGGGTGAAGTCTGGAAGACCGTCAACGGCCACCGCGTGCGCGTGCTCGCCGGCCGCAGCCATGACCTGATCGAAACGGCCTATGTCGATGGCCGCGTCAACGGCTACCTGGGGGCGAACTTCTATGCCGACACGCGCCTGGCCGTGCGCGACAACGACCGGCTTGCGGAGCGAGCAACGGCATGAAGATGAACGAGCCCATCATGTTCGGTTCGGTGTGCAGCGGCATTGAAGCGGCGAGCAAGCCATGCTCGAAGTGCAAGGAGAGCAAACCATTGGAACAGTTCCATCGGTCGGCCAAGGCGCGAGATGGCAGGGCGTCCTGGTGCAAATCGTGTGGGAATTCCATAACTCGCATCGGACGCAAGCGCACATATAGCGCCGAGAACAAGCGCAGATGGCAACTGAAAACCCGTTACAAGTTGACGCCCGAAGCTGTCGACAAGTTGCGCGCCAAACAGGGCGGCACTTGCGCGCTGTGCCCCGAGCCGCTGGAAAAATTCCACGTCGACCATGACCACAACACCGGCGCAGTGCGCGGCCTGCTATGCCACCGCTGCAATATCCGGCTGGGTGGATGGGATGACATCGATTGGCGCGCCCGCGCACTGCAGTACCTGAACATAAAACATGGGGAAGAAATTGAATGAGCTGGCTCTTTTCGCGGGCGCTGGTGGAGGAATACTCGGCGGGCACCTCCTTGGATGGCGAACCGTGTGCGCAGTTGAACGTGATGCCTACGCCGCAACCGTTTTGGCGCAACGACAAAATGACGGAATCTTACGACCTTTCCCGATTTGGTCTGACGTCACGACTTTTGACGGAAGACCATGGCGCGGTCGTGTTGACGTCGTATCTGGCGGCTTTCCCTGCCAGGACATCAGCGCCGCCGGCGGGGGGGCGGGAATTAGTGGCGAGCGAAGCGGACTATGGGCGCATCAAGAACGGATCATTCGCGAGGTACGACCACGCTTCGTCTACGTGGAGAACAGTCCAATGCTCACTACTCGAGGACTTGGCCGAGTCCTGGGCGACCTGGCCGCGCTGGGGTTCAATGCTGAATGGGGCGTCGTCGGAGCGCACCATACCGATGCTCCGCACGAGAGGGAAAGGATCTGGATTCTGGCCTACGCTGACGGCATCGATCGGGAAGAAATGCGGCGGCCGACACAAGGGGAAGACCGACACGCTGGCAAGCCGGTTAGCAGAAGTCGAAGGGTTATCGACAACCTCGACTGGCCGCGTGAACCCAACGTGGAGCGAGTGGCTGATGGGATTTCCTTCCGGCTGGAGCGCAATCGAGCCCTTGGAAATGCACAAGTTCCAAGAGTGGCAGCAGCAGCATGGCGGCTTCTAACCCCATGAAGCGCGGCGAACTGAAGCGCACCACGCCCATGAAACAAGGGACGAAAGGGCTAGCGCGCACGGAGTTCAAGCGCAAGGCGCCGCTGGCGCGCGGCGACGGCCAGCTGGCCCGCCAGGCGGCGCCGCTGCGCGCGCGCAGCAAGACCAACAGCAACCCGCGCCCGGCGACGGGCGAGGCCCAGCTATGCCGCGGCCAGCCGTGCTATCTGCGCATCCCTGGCATCTGCACCGGCCAGGCGCACGATCCCTGCCACAGCAACCAGGCCATCCACGGGAAAGGCAAGGGCATCAAGGCGCACGACGTCTACACGGTGCCCGGCTGCCGCTCCTGCCACAACGAGCTGGACCAGGGCGCGCAGTTCGACCGCGCCGAGAAGTTCGCCATCTGGGACCGGGCCTTTGCCGCCTGGCGCCCGGTGCGCGATGAAATTATCGCCAAACGAAAATAAGTTTGCCATTGGCGAATGTTGGTGCTATCCTTCGGCCTGCATTAACTTACCTATTGGAGAAAACATAATGGCGAAAAGCACAAACAAAAGAAAGGCGGGGGATCATTACTGCCACGTCCCGCCTACCTACTTCGTCAAGTGGCTGGAATCCGGCATCGGCCGCGCCGCGTATTTCGGCAAGGTGGACCCCTTGCTGACGGCACCCCTGATTTCCAAGATCAAAAGGGGGCGCATGCCGATCACGTTCGAATATGCCTGCCGCCTCGAGCGTGCGCAGAAGCCGAGCGACATGCCGATCCGCGCGATCGACCTGATGACGTTCGAGCAGGACCGCGCGCTGTACCTGTACATCACCGGCCAGGAGGCCGCGCCAGCGCCGCCGGCCGCCAAAAACAAGATGCCAGGCCGCAAGCAAAAGCATGTGGAACTTGCACCGGGAGCGTAACCCATGACCAGGGTGGACGAATAAATGCGTGACTACGGAAAAGTCTACACCGCATTCTGGACAAGCGAGGATGCGCGCGGCATGTCGGAGGATGGGCGCACGCTGGCGCTGTATCTGATGACCTGCCCGCATGGCAACATGCTTGGATGCTTCCGGCTGACCGATGCCTATGCTGCTGATGATCTTCAATGGAAGCCCGAAAGGGTCCGCAAAGGGTTTGAGGAACTATTCGCAAAGGGTTTCGCATACCGTTGCGAAAGGACGTTTTGGGTGCTGATTCGGCACTACTTGAAGTGGAACCAGTTCGAGAACCCGAATGTGGGGTTGGCTGCTGGCAAAATGTTCAGTTCATTGAACTGTCCGGACATGGTGAAAGCCGCACTGGCAGCGGCTTTGCGGGATTTTTCGCCAAAATTTCCGGCAAAAATACTTGACGCTTTTGAAAGCAGTCCGGAACCCTTCGAGAACCCTTTCGCACTCAGTACGAAAACCAGAACCAAGCCAGAACCTAAACCAGAGCCAGAACCAGAACCAAAAACACTTGTCGAGCTAAAGCCCGACACGCCTTTCAAGGTCGACCCGATCCAGGAAGTTTTCGACTACTGGTGCAAGCGCATGAGTTCGCCAGGCAGCAAGCTGGACAAGTCGCGCCGCAAGCTGATCGAAAACGCCTTGAAGAACTATTCGCCGCGCGAAATCTGCGAGGCGATCAAGGGCTGTTCGCTGACGCCGCACAACATGGGCGCCAACGAAAATAATCAAAAGTACAACGGCTTGAACGTCATCTTGCGCAACGCCGACCAGATCGACCGCTTCATCAACACGGCCCGCGCCAAGCCGGGCGCGCAAGTCGTGGGCGTGCCGCAAACGGAAGAACAGTACCTGGCCGACGTGCAGGCCGCGCTCGACAAGCTGAACGGCCACGGCGGCGCCCGGGCCGACGACGACCCCAACACCATCGACATGGAGCAATGAGATGCGCAGCAATGACCTCCCTGAATTTGCCAAGTTGCTGGGCGACTTCCTGATGGGCTACGGCAAGCCCCGGCCCGACACGGACACGACGGCGTTCTGGTTCAAGGCGCTGGCGCCGTTCTCGCCGGCCACCATCGGCCAGGCGTTTGCTGCCTACGCGACCGAGCGCCCCGACTTCGCGCCAGTCCCCAACAGCATCGCCGCCCGCTGCCGCCTGCTGGACGGCCGCCCCGACGAGAACGAAGCCTGGGCCATCGCCCTGTCCAGCCGCGACGAGCGCGACAGCGTGATGTGGACCGGCGAGATCCAGGAGGCGTTCAACCTGTGCCGCCCGGTATTCGATTCCGGCGACGAGATCGGCGCGCGCATGGCGTTCAAGGATGCCTATGCCCGGCTGGTGCAGGCGGCGCGCATCAACAACCGGCCGGCGGCCTGGTCGATCTCCGAGGGCTGGGATGTCGAGCGGCGCCAGCTGGTCGTGGCGCGCGCCGTGCATGCCGGCTTGATTGCAGGCCCGCCAGCGCATTTGGCGCTCGGGTTTGAGGGAGCGCAGCAGGAAGGGCGCCCGGACGGCCTGGTGCGCCTGCTGGACGCCTGCAAATCGATTCTTAACCCGTACGGAAATGCCGACGAGGTGGCGCCGCAGGTGGATGAGCGCGACGAGCGCCTGCGCGAAGAGGCGGCCCAGAAGGTGCGCGATTACGAAGCCCGCGCCAATCCGAACGGGCGCAAGTCGATCTATTTCAATCCTGACAAGGCATAACCATGCGCCACCTCGAAGACCAGGCCGCCGCGCTGCACCCGATCGTCACCGCCGCCGGGCGCGACCTGCGGGCATGGGCCAAGCGCATCGTATGGCGCCACCAGAACAAGGACCGCGACCTGACCATGATTCAAATCCAGTTCGCCTATCAGGCGCTGGGCATGGAGCCGCCCAAGCCGGGCGCGTAATTACCGCTTTACCCACCCCCAACCGAAGGAGAACCGCAGCATGCAAGACCAGAACCAACCCATCAAGTTCGTCACGCCCGACGGCGGCGTCATCGTCCGCGAGCAGGCCCCCGCCGGCCAGCTGCCGCCGGCATTCCTGGCCGAGCTGGCCAAGGCCGACGCCGTGCTGGTCATCAGCAACGCGGGCGGCCCGATCGTCATGCGCCCCATCGTCGCCAGCGGCGAGTTCCAGCCCGAGACTGTCGCGTCCCACGCCCTGGTCGACGCGATCCTGGCCGACTTCGACAACCTGATGCGCCGCGTCAAGGGCGAGCCGACCGACGGGCAGCGCTTCGACGCCCTGCGCGAATTCGCCTTGATGCCGCAAACGGACGTCGAGCGCTTCGAACGCATCAACGGGATGATGCAGCAGTACGAGGAAGGCAACCCACAGGAAGGAGAGTTCCCGACCAAGGCGGAATTCGAGCGCTACGCGGACTTTCTCGTGTACGCGCTGATCGAGACGGCGCCACTGCCGAACTGACCAGGGCATCCGATGAATGATCGCGACTACTTTGCCGCGCACGCGCCGCTGCCAATCCCTGACTGGTTCAAGGGCGAGTACAGCGGGGACATGCCGGCCATTCCCGACGTCCCGGCGCACTGGAGTGCATTGCAATCGGCCCAGTTCTCCGACCTCAAGGAGGGCATCAGCATGATCGCCAACGCATCACGGGAAGTCGCGGAATTCTACTCAATCTGGCTCGACGCAAAGGGCAAGCATGCCGCGTGGCGGGACCGCCAGCGCGAGAAGAAATATTTTTCCTGGCGCTGGCATTACGCGGACCAGATGATGGCCAGCCGCAAGGCCAACGAGACCATTTCGCGCGCGAGCGCACCACCCGCAGCACCAACCTGAAAGGCAGACATGAAATTTCGCAAAAAGCCGGTAGTGATCGAGGCAACGCAGTGGTTCAAGGACGGCGACCATCCCGCCGTTCGCGCTTGGGACAAGGGTGGTCACGTCTACCCCAACGGCACGCCGCTGATCGACACGCTCGAAGGAGAACTGCGCGTGTCCCCGGGCGACTGGATCATCACCGGCGTGAAAGGCGAGCACTACCCGTGCAAGCCGGACATCTTCGCGGCGACGTACGACCCGGCAGACCAGCGGCCGGCACTGGGCGCCGCGCATCCCGGCTACAGCTCGATGCAGCCGCACCAGCAGCGTGTCGTCGACGAGAAGGCCGAACTGGACGAGCGCCTGGCGAAGCTCGTCGACTTCACCCGTACGTCGATCTTCGCCGGCCTTGATGCCGAGGAGCGCAATCGCCTCGACCAGCAGGCCGCGACGATGGCGATGTACTCGGACATCCTCGGCGACCGCATCGCCGCGTTTGCGTCGGCCACCGCAGCCTGACCGCACCACCCCGCCCGCCCGCCGGGCGGCAACAACAACGACACGGGATAACCTGAAATGAAACTGTACGACCCCACCCAGCAAGTAAGGGCCGCAAAGATCACGGCGCTGCGCATGATGACCGACCACGACGACGGCTACTACGAGATCACGCTGGACGATGGCTTCCAGGTCTACGAGCCGGCCAGCCTGTTCAAGACCGCGCGCGTCGGCGACTACTACGTGCGCACGCAGCCGTCGCGCTTCAACCCGCTGCCGCATGGCTATCCGATGGCCGCCATCGTGTTCGATGGCATGCACAAGCCGGCCCTGCCGCCGCTGGCGGAAAACCGCGTACCGGCCGAGCGCATCGAGGCACTGCTGGCCAGCGTGACGATTACCTGCCAGCGCTTCCCGGGCACGACCAGCACGGTGGCGCTGGCGGCATTGCCCAACGGCTTTGTCGTCGGCCAGGGCTTTTCCGCGTGCGTGGACCCGGCCAGCTTCGACGCGGCGAAAAGCGTCCAATATGCCAGCGAGGATGCGATGCGAAAAGCCGAGGCCCTGCTGTGGGAATTTGAGGGGTATGCACTGATGCGCATGCGCGAGCAGCGCAACAAGGGCGCCGAATAACAACGACAGCGGGCGCCGCGCGCGCCCGCGCACAGGACTGAACATGCAAAAACTGAACAATCACCCGCTGACAAACGGCGGCCACGCCGAGCGCGACAAATTGCTGATGATCGCGCTGTGGAAGGTCAACGGCGGCCAGCCCATCAAGATCACGCCCGAGGATGTCCAGGCGTTCAGCGCCGCATTCGACGGCATGCCGACCATGATGCTGCACGGCCAGGTCGACGGCATCACCATCAGCATCATGAACGCGGGCGCGGCCGTCGCGAAGGCCGCGGCGCGCAAGGCGTCCGGGAAATGACGCGCTGGGGCGACAAGGTCCTGGCGCAGCACCTGGAGGCGCAGGCCCGGCGCGCAGCCCCGTCCGCCCCGGCGGCGCCCGCGCCCAGCAAGTACCGCAACACGAAAGTCGAGCAGGACGGCATCGTGCACGACAGCGGGAAGGAGGCGCGCCGTTGGGACACGCTGCAGATAATGCAGGCGGCCGGCAAGATCACCGACCTGCGCCGCCAGGTCAGTTTCGTGCTGGCGCCGGCGGTGCACCTGGCGGGCGAGGCGAAGAAAAAGCCGGCGCTGCGCTACTTTGCGGACTTCACCTACCTGCAGGATGGCCAGCTGGTGGTCGAAGACACGAAAAGCCGGCCAACGCGCAAGCTGGCCGCCTATCGCATTAAGAAGCATCTCATGGCGACGGTGCACGGCATTCACATCAAGGAAGTATGAAAATGGAAATGGTAGCGATGAAAGGGCATGCTGTCGGCATGTCCACGATGGAGAATTTCACGTTGGCGATTCGCCCGGCCCTGCCTGGCTCGACCTGGTGGCGCATGCTCGAGACGCGCCTGCATGGCCGCAAGCCTGTGTTCGTGCCGCTGGCCCGGCCCGAGCCCGCCAGCGCCTGGGGCGACATCTGCATGCAACTGTGGAACGCATTGCAGCGGCCCGGCTTGCCGATGACGCCGGACGATCTCGGCACGATCCTGTCGTATGCATTCCTGGCCTACGAGAACATGGCGCGCGGCAGCGCCAGCCACGAATCGTGGTGCTGCATCGTGCTGAACATGTACATGGGCAAGGCGCTGGCGCTGCGCGGTTACGGCCAGGAGTATGAGGGCCTGTTCGACCAGGCGCTGGACGGCATGTTGCGCATGCAGGACCGCGGCGTGCGCACCGATAATTGGCGCCTCGACGGCCCGACCCTGCGCGCCATCGGCGAGGCGCTGGGCGTGCACGAGGCCCAGCTGGAACTGGTGCCGCGCAAGCTGATCATGGAGGTGCACGACGAGGTGCAGGGGGAATTGGCGCGGCTCGAGCGCGAATATGAAACGGTGGCGCAAAAATAGAATGCCTAAAGGCATCTTTTTCGCTATCCTTGCAGCAATAAAAAAGGGCCGCGCGAAGCGGCCCGTCAAGACTGAATTTTCCCGCCCCGAACGGCGCGAGCCCCAATAATAACGCACGAGAGAACCAGACGATGGAATTATTCAAAACCCCCGACCATGCTGCGATGTTCGCGCTGCGCTATTCGAGTCAGCAATATGCCCAGTCGCCGATGTCAAAACAGATGCAGCGGGTGGGGGCGACGCACATCGGCCAGGGCAAGGGCCTGGTCGCGCTGGATGGCGCAGCCCAGGCCGGCATGATCCGCGCGCGCCTGGCGCGGCTGGACGATCTACAACGGGCCTGCGTGGTCGCCACGTTCGTGACGCGCACCGATGAATGCCCATGCTGCTTTGGCACGCGCCTGACCGACGAATATAAAACCGCGCTGCTGGCGCTGTCGGAATGGGCGCGCACCCTGATCCGCGATGAGGTCGATTCGCAGCGCCTGCGCTTTGGCATCGTGCGCTCGTTCTTCGACCGCAAGGAAAGCATGACCAAGCTGGCCAAGAGCATCGGCATGCCGGCCCGCACCGTGCTGGACCAGAAGAACAAGATCTGGCCGCACCTGGCCACCCTGAACAAAAACGCCCAGGCCATGATGGGCGACCTGCTGGCCGACCTATGCGGCCCCGATGATGCATAAAGGTGTTGCACGATAGAGCATCTGCTCATATACTCCTGTTGTTTCCAACCAATAACACGGAGAGGGCAGCATGATGCAACCGTTTTTCCATTTTCTCGACACGCGCCCATGGGCGCCATGGATCGGCCTGGCCGCCTGCGTGCTGGCCAGCGCGGCCGTGCAGGGCTCCAATTTACCCTTCATCTGGTAAGGGGGGCGCCATGCCATTCACGCCTGTCCGCAGCGCCCGGCCGCCCTTCAACTGGATGCGCCGCTCGGTTCCCCGCATCGCCATCACGCCGCCCGCGTCCGTCTGCCGGGCCATGAAGGCGGCATTGCGCGCCGTTGATAGTGACATCGAGCGTCACGGGGCCGTAAGCTATGAAGCCATCGAGCAGGTACGCGCCGCGCTGGCGCTTGCGCGCTCGATTTGATCAACCCGGCGGCCGCGGTCGCCACCACACGAGAGAACCCAATGGACACGAAGAACACCGAAGCGCGCCAGTTCGCGCGCCGAAAGGACGATCAGCATCCCCTGGCCCCGCTGAACTGGGACGAGACGCCGACGCTAGACGAAATGAAGGCGACCGACGAGGCGCTGGAAGCGATGCGCCAGCGCGTCCAGCAGGGCACGCGCGCGATGCTGGAACAGTACATCAAGACGATGGGCGTGGACCCGATGCGCGTCGTGATGCTCCAGCGCTTCGACCTGGACGGCAGCATCCACATGACCGTCAAGACCCTGCCCGAGCCGGACATGCGCCCGCACCTGGCGCGGCTGCAGGGGCAACTGGTCGAGATCGGCAACCTGGGCGAAGACCCGGACATCGACTTCAGCCTGGACATGGGCGACGGCAGGCTGATGACGATGGTGGGCATGGCACGGGAGCAGGCGCGCGCGATCGCCCAGTACTACGGCGAGCAGATCGAAATCACTGTGCGCGCGGCGCCCGCCGGTATCGGCAAGAACGGATAACGAGAAAAATCATGCACAAGACTGAATCCACAACCCCGGACGGCGCGGAAGACATTCGCCGCGTCCTGCAAGACGAATTGATCGAGCGCGTGCTGGTGCTCATGCGCCGCACGAAAAGCGCCGGCCTGGCGCTCCAGATCCCGGCATCGGGAAATTACATCATGGCGGGCCAGCCCGACTACCTGGCGCGCACGCTGGCCGACCTCGTCGAACCGCATGCAGCAGGGCGGCCGACCGGCGATCAATCCGAAGTTCTCGCGCGCCAGGTTGCGCAATGGATGAAAGAGCGCGACCGCCTGCAAGACTTGATCGATACAGCAACTGGCAGCGCATCCGCAGCAGCGCAGACGAGCGGCGATCTGACGGATGAGCAGATCGAAGAGATCGCGAAGAAGCATTCGACCACATTGCGCGGATGGGAATGGTCCGGCGACATCATTGAGGTCAATGGGTCCGCGGAATACGAGTTCGCCCGCGAAGTTGCCCGCGCTGCGATTGCAGCCCACCTTGCAAGTCAGTCACAGGCAGCACAGCCGAGCGACTTGGAAGCATTCGAAGCGGTCTGCCCTGAGGTCTACACCGATGCCGAACGCGAATTGCTGTGGAAAGGCTGGCAGCTCGCGGGCCAGTCACAGGCAACCAGGGCGCAAGCAGTGCCGGAAGGCTTCGCACTGGTGCCAATTGAGCCGACGCAAGAGATGTTCGCTGCTGCACGCACATCGACACCTGGAAGCAACACGGAAAAGCTGCTGATGGCCAACTACTGGCGGAACATGCTTGCCGCCGCTCCTACCGCACAGGAAGTCACCCAGCAGGCAGCGCCGGACCTGCACATGATTCAACTGCGCCTTAAGCAGATTCTGAATCCAGCACTGGGCCAGCTTTCTGCTCAATGGATGGCTGCTGATGCGCTTTATTACCTGACCAAAGACGATAGTTTTGCAGATATTGCGGACAGTCTAATGACTCAGCAGGCAGCGAAGGCCGAGACAGCCGAGCAGGCGAAGCCTGAATTGACGGTATGGGAAAGCGCGATGCCCGAGTCGAACGGCAAGTCGAACTTCACCGCCGTCCTGCACCGCAAAGACAGCAAAGGGTTCGATCTGTTCACCGATGGCTTCCAGTTCGCACGCTCCGAGTATCCCGACCGGGTGCGCTACGAGGCCGACTTCATGCGTTGGCTGATTGGCGAGCGCGCCGAGCGGCCGGAACTGTGGGACGACTGCTACGACATGGACAAGCACAGCGGTTATGTCGCCCCTACTACCAGCACCGTGAGCGCGTCAGATGAAAAAGCCGTTTCAGATGTGTTGATCGATGCAGCACTTGAGGCAGCGGCGCAACTCTGCGACCGCTTCGCTGACCGTGACATGCACCCAGCAGAGTGCGCAGGTGCAATCAGGATGATGAAGCGCACCCGCACCGCAGCTCAAGCTGCTGCCGATGCAGAGAAAGGACAGCACAATGGATAACCAGAATATGCCGCGCGTAACCGAGCAGGTGGATGAGCGGGACGCGGCGCGCTATCGCTGGCTCATGGACAATCAGTGGTGCGTCGAATGGAATGACTCGTTCTACGACCGATCCTCGCACGGCCCCAACTGGACCGCTACAAATGCAATCGACGCAGCAATTGCCGCCAGCGCGGCACAGGAGAAGAAGCCATGAAACTGATAGCAGCCTGTGCCGTGCTGTTACTGGGTGTTGCCATTCCTATCGTCTACCACGACCACATCACTTCCAGCACTGTTGCCAAGGTACGTGCCTGTGCATCTCGTGGTGGCAGGGTGCAGACTGACTTCCATCCCCACCAATGCATCGGTGCGAAAGGAGCAAACAGTGAGAAGAATGACTGAACGCCGCAAGGGACCAACATGGTTCTGGATGCTGGTCGGCTGGGTATTCACGGGTGACCGTCGCTCTGGCATGGATCGACGCGAGACTGACATCGAGTGCCTGCAATACGGTTGCAAGGGACCGTGCAACCAAGGCGACCGTACCTGCAAAGGCAAACCAATCAAGAGGGAGTAACCATGGACAAGTTGAAGTACAATCCGAACCGTCCCTTCATCTACACCTACTACGGCCCTTCACAGGGCCGTGGTCGCAAGAAGCCTGTCGTCATGCGCTACCGAGGCAGCAACATCGGAGAGATCGCTGCCAACATGGTGCGCTGGATGACCCGCAAAGCCAAGGGTGCTGCCGTGGTCGGTGAAGTGCATGACGAAGAGTATGGTGAGTTGCTGCTGGTGGCCACCTACTTCCCCGGTGAGAAGTTCCAGATCGTCTTCGAGCAAGACACCACCAAGAGGGTGTATGTCACCCGCTTAGACGACGCCGATCTGAAACTACTCGATCCCATCAAACCATAACAACAGGCTCATCGACAGGTGAGCCTTTCACATTCCTCATTGGACACAGGCGACGCTCCGCTCGCCGTCTTGGAACCGTCAACCTGAAAGCTCCCATGGATACCACAAAACTGAACCGTGAAATGGGGAAGACCAAGGTACTGCTGATGTCGAAGCCGAACGCAGTCTTCTTCTCCACCCTCGTCCTCGGACTGAAAACCGTCTGGGATGACAGTCAGCCCACCGCCTATGTGAATGGCCGTGTGGTTGGCTGGAACTCTGGCTTCTACCTGTCCCTCGACCGTGAGGAACGGGTATTCGTACTGTGCCACGAAGCCCTGCACGTCATCTGGAAGCACCTGCTACCGGCACGCTGGCAAGGCAAAGTCCTGCGCATCTGGCAGGCTGCATGCGACTTCGCCATCAACAGCACGCTGGTGGACTATGGCTTCAAGATGCCGAAGGTCGGTCTGTATGATGCCCGCTTCAGAGGCATGAGTGCAGACGACATCTACACCCTGTTGGTGAAGGAGAACTACCAGCCGCCACCGGACATGATGGAAGACCTGCGCCAGCCTGAACAGGACGCGGCTACCCATCAACTGGAAGTACAGGACATGCTCTTGCGAGCTACTACCGTAGCCAAGATGTCGAGCCGTGGTGCTGGCCTGATCCCCAGTGATATCCAGATTATGCTCGATGCGCTGCTTGATCCCAAGCTGCCATGGACCACGATCCTGCATCGCTGGCTGAATGCCCGTATCCGGACTGGTTACGACTACTCCAAGCCGAACCGCCGCTATCTGCCGGACATGTACCTGCCCAGTAGGTCGAGCAAGGGGCTAAAGGATCTGGTCGTGTTCATGGATGTGTCTTGTTCGGTCGAAGACTTCCAGTTCAATGCCATGGTGTCGGAACTGTCTGGCGTATTTAAACGCTTCAAGCCAAAGATCACCCTCGTGACCTTCAACACCGTGATCACGGGTGTGCACCACATCAAGTCGATTGCTGAACTGAAGCAAGTCGAGTTCCGTGGACGAGGTGGTACCGATCCGGAGTGCATCTTCAACTGGATCGAGGAACACAAGCCTGATGCTTCCATCATCTTCACCGATGGTGAGTTCGACTGGCAGCGGGACACCCTGTCACGAGAGGTCGTCTGGATCATCAACGACAATCCCCATTTCGAGCCTCGCTTCGGCAAGGCCATCCACTACGAGACCCGATAATGACTGATACCGACGACATTGAATTGACCGTCGAGCAGAGTGTAGCACTGGATTTCTTTTGCCAGTTCCTGATGGACCCGGACATGCCTGTAATGAGGCTGTCCGGTTACGCAGGCACCGGCAAGTCCACCTTGGTGCGTATCCTGCTCAAGCGTCTGGATGGCTACATGAAGATGTGGGAGTTGCTGACCAGCGACCGTCCCGATCTGGAAGTCGCCTTGACCGCCACCACCAACAAGGCAGCGGAAGCCTTACATGACATCACCGGCAAGACGGTCACCACCATCCACAGCTTCCTTGGCTTACGTCCCGTAAGGGATGCCGGTGGTCAGATGAAACTGGTACCTGCCAAGCGGGCATCGGTCAAGTTCGACTACCTGCTGTTCGTCGACGAAGCCAGCATGATCGATCCGGAATTGTTGGGACTGATCTTCCAGCAAACCAAGGATTGCAAGATCGTGTTCATGGGTGACAAGGCGCAGCTACTGCCGGTCAAGCACAACAAGGCTCCTGTCTTCGAGGCACCCTTCCCGGAAGCAGCCCTGACCCAAGTGGTACGTCAGGCCGCAGGCAGTCTGATCAATGCACTGGCCACCCAGTTTAGGGAGACCGTTGCTACTGGTATCTGGACACCCTTCGAGCCGGATGGCCAAGCCGTCATCCATCTGGACCGGGAGGCATTCGATCAGGCAGTCATGACCGAGTTCAACCGTCCGGACTGGCACTATGCCGACTCGAAGGTGCTGTCGTTCACCAACCACCGTGCGATCACTTACAACAACGCCTTGCGTGACTTCATCAAGGGCAGTCCGGAACTGCAAGAGGGTGACTACGCCATCTGCAACAGCTATGTCCGGGTGGGTGAGCACAGCATCAAGAC